TCCCGGTGAATCCATAGGGGCAACACAGCCACCGATTCCCGGTGGATCTACCGTGGCAACACAGCCACCGATTCCCGGTGAATCCATAGGGGCAACACAGCCACCGATTCCCGGTGGATCTACCGTGACAACAATAACAGTCACAGCAGAGCCACCGATTCCCGGTGGATCTACGGTAGTGCAAATGTCAGGACAAGTAGTCATCACCCTTGGTGAAATTCTTGCAAATGTGGTTGACATGAAGCAATTCCTGATGAATCGTTTCGATCCGGCAGAAGCCCGAGAACAAAAAGAAAACAGCAAAAAGATGCTTGCAAATGTGATCGACATCAAGAAAGTGATGATAGATCGGTACGATCCCGCAGAAGAAGAACTGAGAAACGAAGAAGCACGCAGAGAAGCCGAAAATTCCAAGAACGGACTCTTCGCTAAACTCAAGGCATTGATGGGTGGAGGAAGCGGGAAAGGAAAACCCGAGTCTAAAAGCCTAATGGAAGCATTGGGTTTTAGCAAACTATTAGGTGATGCAGAAAGCGGTGCGGTCGCTGGAGCAGCAGGGGCAGGAGCAGGTGGCATCATCGGGTCATTGAGCAAAGGATTTAAATGGTTGTGGGCAGCGGTGCTTATTCCGTTCATCGAATTGAGATGGTTGCCTATGGTGGCAAGAATACTAGGAATTCTAGTCGGAGAACTGATGATTGCCGTGACAACATCTTTTACTTCAGCAATAACAGCGGGAAGCCTTTTGGGATTGGGTGCTGCGGATTTGATTTTGCGAGGAGTAGATGCTGTATTCGGAACCGATTACACCGACTATTTGGAAGGTGATCGCGGTTTCGGAACGCTAATTGGATTTGACGAAGCAAAACAAAATTATATTGAACGCCAAGGAAAAGAAGCAGACCAAAGAATAAAAGCACAACAGAATTCGTCTACTTACAAGAATGCGGCAGCAAAAGATCCAAGAATGCTTCCCTTGCTTGTTGCAACTCCCGGAAACGGTTTTACTGGTAAAGACGCAATTCGTGCCCTGAATGAATACGAAGCGAAAAATGGAGTAGGGGCTGACACAATCGCTATCCGCAAAAAAATCATTGAACTAGATCCGGGCGCAACCAAAGGAATTGTTGCTCCAAATGCTCCAACTGCTACCATAGTTCCATCGGTAAACAATCAGTCCGCCAATATGGTCAACAATCTAAATCAAGCAAAAGATGATTTGAAGTGGAGCGAAATGGTTGGATGGGAAAATACTGCAAAGACTCCCGGAAACGGGATGATTATTGCTCCAAACACAACCAATAACAACACCACTGTCAACAACAACAGCGGCAACAGCGGGGTTCGCAACAACGATCCTACACTGAAAGCCGCTGAACGGGCAACAATGCCCTAAAGAAAAAGGCACACCGAAGTGTGCCTCTCTCTTGCTGTGATGGGGGTTGGCTTACTCGTCGCCAGCCAACTTCTCAAAGTACGACAGAGCGTCCTCTGTTTCGTCATCGGACTCCACAGCCCGCTTGACCTCACGCTTGGGAGCGGGAGCGTCAGCCACCGCTGACTTCCGCACAGGGCGGGCGGGAGCAGAGTCATCATCATCAAAAGAAGCGGTTTCAGCACCACCCTTCACAGCAGACTCGTTTACGGAAGCGCGAATGTCTCCACCGAGAACTTCGTGCAACCGCGTCTTCAACTCATCATATGACTTGAAGTTCTTGGGGTCGGTGAACTCCTTGAGGGCATACTGCTTCTTCCACAGTTCCTCTAGAGCCTTGTCATCGCCACCAAGAAGAGCAGCCGATTCTGCAAACTCACTACGGTCGTAGTTTACATAGCCGTCCACCTGACGAATCTTTAACTTGAACTCAGCCCCACCCCAAAAGTCAAAGGGGTTCATGGGCTTCTCGTCCTGATATTGAGGATTCATTGCTTCCTGAATCTTCTCAAAAATCTTCTTGCCGTATCGGAACAGGAACACCTTGCCCTCGTTTGCCGGGTTCTTGGGGTCGCTGACAACAAGAATGTTGCTGACATACGAGAGTCTGCGCTTACGATCACGCGCAATCTTCTTGTCGTCATCCGATCCGCTAGCCCACAACTGGGAATTTAGTTCTGAAACCGGATCCTTTAGACCAATGGTGGTGAGCGAGTTTTCGATGTACCAACCACCCGGACCACGGAAACCGTGATTCCAAACCCGTGCCCACGGCAGATCCTCTCCATCAACAGACGGAAGAAAGCGAATCACCGCGTAGCCGTTCGAAGTCTTGTCTAGAGTGGGCTTCCAAAATCGGTCGTCCTTGTAGGACTCTGAACGCTTGTTCAGTTTCTCCATTTCAGCCGAAAGCGACTGATACGAAGTGGGCGAATTGGAACGATTCTTCATGTCCTTGAAACTCATGCGTATCTCCTTGTACTTGATGTACCGTGTGTGTTGATGTGTGTGACGAAAAGATCAGACACAGTTATGTAGGCTAGTATAGCCAACCCCTGTGTTATGTCAAGATTCAAACGGGAAGTTTTGCCTTTTTTGGCAGCAGATTCAGGTCTTGTCCTTCAGCCCGAATCTTTTCAATAATTGGCTTGTTCAAAAATTTGGCTGCAACTTGGGGTTCGATTCCGTACCGTTCGCAAACCGCAATCACAGAATCAATATATGAAACGCTGTAGCGTTTTGCGTGGTCTTCTACTTCTTTAGGAAATCGTGCGTTGTTTACTTCCATGTGTAGCCTCTCGCTCATGTGTTGTATGTAGGTGCGTGGCATTCACGCATCGAACAGGTAGGATACACGGCAAAAACTGCGTGTCAAGGCTGAAAAATTGAGATTTGCCTTTGGCGGGGTTTAGGCAGGTTTTAGGGCATTCCGGGCCTAAACCGTGCCATGACCCCACTTGGGCCACCGGACGCGCCGTAGGGCATTCTAGGCGGCTCCGCAGGGTCGAAAACCCCCCACAGGACGCTGCAAACGGGGGTAGTTATCGGACTACGGTTATCGGACTTTATTTGAGGGAGAGCAGGTAGCGCGTCTGTTTCAGCACCGACAGCATCTCGTCCCGAATGTTGAGCAGATCGGTATCGGTGTCTTCCAAATACTGTTCGATTTCTTTGGTCAGGTACGCGATGCCGTCATCAATCACTTCAGCAGGACTGATGTCTCCGTAGTCTTGAATTTCAAGAGGGGCACGGGTGGACTCTTCTGCCGCAACAGCAGTGTGTCGTCCGTGGATTCCGAAATAGGTTTCCACAAACTGGTCTACAAGCGGATCAAGGGCTTCATAGCACTTGCCCAATGCCTTGTGTTCGGCATAGGACGAGGTTTGCCAGTGCAGGACGCGGATTTGATTTTGTAGACCAAGCAGTTCAGGAATAACCATATGAGCCTCCGTAGAGTATATTTATACTCCCACTGCCTCCCGCTTGCGGGGGGCTTGCTTTGAATGGTTTATCCGTGCCCGATTCAATCCGTCAGCAAAGCCGTACTTCTTTCCGGCTTCGTAACCCTTGGCGTATCCGTGTGCGTGAATTTTTAGCGCAGCCGCTGTGAGAGAGGCTACTGCCCCGATTCCGTAGAGAGTAAGTGCTAGTGTTTCCATACCCTATGTTCATCCGCGAAATGCTTGAACTATTTGTTAACAAAGCCCCCAATCAGAATCGAACTGATGTCTCTTGATTACAAGTCAAGGGTATTACCACTATACTATGGGGGCAAAATGGGAGCGGAGGCTTGAACAGGTTCTTTACAGTTTAAACCTATCAAACTTCTCGGTTAATGTCAAAGCAGTTGTTGCGTCAAACTCGGAAGATGGAATCGACCAACAGTTTCCATCATCAGACATGACAAAAAGAATATCCCAATCTTCCATACTTCTTTTCTTTTCTGTAGTGAAAGATTGGTTTCCTCCCATGACGCGCAAATTGCAAATTGGGCAAGATGTTTTTCTTGATGATTGTGTCGTTGTTTTAACTTGAACTTTTCTTATAGATGATCCATCATCTACTAATAGATCATAGTCACATTCCATGATGGGTTTAGAAACTACCATTCCCATTTTGGTGTATTCATAGATTGCTCTAGATTCACCAATCATTCCTTGATGTTTTGGGTTTTTTGTATTCGAAAAAATAGACATACTATGTTCCTCCGTATCTCTATTTAGACAGAGTAGTAGTCTGATATAGAATATTTCACCCGCTTGGATTCGAACCAAGACAAGGAGGACCAAAATCTCCGGTGCTACCGTTACACCACGGGCGAACTGACTCGGAAGGATTCGAACCTTCAACCGATCCGTTAACAGCGGATTGCACTACCGTTGTGCTACGAGTCAAAAAGCGGACAAGGAAGGATTCGAACCTTCGGAAGACATTTATGCCTTCAGCGATTTAGCAAACCGCCGCATTCGACCACTCTGCCACCTGTCCAAAAAGCGTAGCGAAGGACTTGCACCTCTATTGCTCTGTATCAGATCACCCCTTGCAAGTAGGTGACCCTAGCAGCCTGACGCTGACTACGCAAAAAAAGCGGCGGCTTTTGAATGGAGCCGCCCAACCATTTCAGATGAGTGCAATGTGCCACGGTACTCTGAAGTCACCGCCGCAAGAAGCCCAATCTTCTCTTGCGTTCCGCGCATATCTCGTACCTTAACAGGATACGAGTACCGTTGGTTTTATTCTGCGTCTAGTGGGGATCAGCCGACCTTGTACATAGGTGCAGAAAGGGATGGGCAATTAACAATATAAGTGAGTTTAATTAATCATCGAAGCATCCTTTAGTGAGCCTACGGGGATTCGAACCCCGGTCAAGGGCTTGAAAGGCCCCTATCCTTGACCACTAGACGATAGGCCCAGTGCAATTAACGGAACGGGTATCCGTACTGACCGTAGTTGGGAACAACTGGAGCAACAGGGATACCACCGTATCCCATGCCACCGTACATTCCGTAGCCACCGTATCCGTAACCGTAGTCGCGGATGTGAACGGACTGTTCAGCCGTTCCGGTGAAGTTGGGATTGTAGTTGTAGCCCTTGCTCTTGTTCTCGTACACTTCCGTGGAACCATTGGCGTGATGCACGGTGCGCGTGATATTGGTTTCAGTGGCACAACCGAAAGTGGAAAGCGAGACAGCAGTGACAACGAGTGCAGCGAAACGCATTGGTGTTTCTCCGGGTTTCAATTAGCGAACAATGAACTGACCACCACACACGGGGTACACAGGCACCGCGCATCCACCGTAGTACGGCATCACAACAGCGGGATAGTACGGTGCGCCGTAGCAGCGGGTGAACGGGGAGTACACAGGCACACACGGCTCACAACCGCCGTAAACGCCGTAACCGTATCCGCCACCGTAGCCGTAGCCACCACCGTAACCGTATCCGCTTGCAGCATTCATTCCAATACTGCCGCCGATAGAAGTGTTGCTGATGCTAGCCGACTTGCCGTTAGGGCCAGTGACCGTGGTCTTGCTGTACGCACCACCAAAGTTCACGCCGATAGAACTGCCGCCGTATTGGGCAGCAGCGGGTGCGGTGAGGAGTGCTGTGGCAGTAAGAACGGTAGAGAGTGAGAGAGTCTTCAGAGTCATGGATCAAGTCCTTTCACAGATAATGATAGCAGAATCTAGGGGAGTGTCAAGAGGTCAACGAGATTTTCGATTATTTGATTTCGACCCACCGTTCCGTTTACCGCTTCTAATTTTAGAAACAGCATTCTTCAGAAGGAAAGACTTTAGTTTTTCCCTATGAGTTTGTGGATTTTTTGACATTTGCTCCTTGACTATTTAGGAGAGTTCGTCTGAAGAATCCTCAAAAATTGTTATCCACTTGGGGTCTTCGCCACGGCGTAGGTACGCTGCCTTGGCAAAATTCCACTCTTCCCGTTCTTGGATCTTGTACCCCTTGCGATGCTTCTTGGCATAACGCTGCGCGGCTTCCTGATCTTCGAAATACTCGTAGTTGCCTTCGCTGTCCATGCCGCCAAACAGACCACTAGAGGTCTTCCATACATCACCGGGCTTGTGCTTGTGTGCCGCAGCAGCAGATTCGCCGGACTTTTCTTCTCCACCAGTGGATTCCGGCTCGTCCTTTACATTGAATACAAACTTCTTGCCCTTGTGTGCGCCCTTACGCAACTGCGAAAAGAACTGTACGACCTTGTGCTTGGCAAGTTCAAGATTGTTTTGTCCTTCGCCCTTCTTGAAACGCATGAGAACCTTGCCTATTCCGGCAGATTCATTGGTTCCGATATAGTAGAAATCCTCGTTGTTCTTGTACATCACGGAATGCTGACCGTAATGCCGTCCCAACTGCACAATTTCAGACTTCTTGATGTTGGGAATGAGTACACTCAACTCTTCAACGACACCACTTTCTTCTTGGTAGCCACCCTTGAGTTCAATATAGCCGTAACCCATGTCACGAATGCGCTTTTTTAGTTCTTCGTGGAGTTTCTTGTTCTGCTCACGCGAATTTTCGCCACGAAATGCAGACACAATGCCAAAGTCCTTCTCATCGTCTTCCACATACTGGAACACGCGGGACAGTTTGGACTCAATGAGGGGTACTTCCTGCACATCTTTCCGTGCAACCCATTCATTTAGACCCTTTTGGTCAAGATATTGAGAAAATTTCTTCATCGGTAGTGATCTCCTGTCGGGGTTTCACTATATTTAGCGGAAAAAGAGTGTTGCCGTGCAGCATGACACCCTGATCGGTGGTGTACCAAATCTCCGAAAAGGCCCCATAGCACCACGGCATACACCGTTCACACGGTCGCGCCATCCGCATCTTGCCCAAACTGTTAAATCGCACATTGAACAGCACCAAATCGCGTTCAGGAGCGTCCAATTTCAAAAATGCATCCAATTCGGAGTGCATTTCTTCGAACATGTATCCCTTTTCCTTTGCCTTCGGATGGGTCTTGAACCGATTCTGCCCAACGGCAACGATTCTGCCCTTACGGAGAATGAAGGAAATGTGCTTTTTCTGCCGCTTGATGTTCAAGCACAGCGGATAAGCCGTTTCCAACAATCTTTGAATGCGCTTCGCGTTCATAGTGAAAAAAGTAGCGGGGGGAATCGAACCCCCCTGTAACCATTGCTACCTCGGGGTGCTGCTTTAGAAAGCAGCCTTGTTGCAGCAATCCTTCGTAGACTTGTCGCAGTCATCGACAATATCACGAACCGCATCAACTTCAGCAGAAATATGACGATACACCGCTTCGATCTCCCGACTGCGGTCGCTTGCCTCATCGGTAACGACATCCGTCAGATGCTCAAGCGATGCCTTCTGCCCTGCAAGCATATAGAAAACTACGGTGGTGGACAGGAACCCGTAGAAAGCAAGGAACGACTCGGTGGCAGACAGGCTTTCCCCGCCCTTTGCACCAAACCACAGTCCACCAAAACCGATCACGCTCAAAAGAGCGTATGCACTGAAAACAGAAGCCTTGTTGCGCGTATTCAAATAGATCATGCAATTCTCCTTGTATGGAAGTTACAGAAACACCCAAGGGGCGGGAGCGCGATGCTCCCACCCCCTAGACCACGATCAACTACGCGGATTAGGCGTTGTTGACGCTGACAGACGCATCAGCCATGCCGCTGCCAAGACGCTTGCTCCAACGCGAGAGCAGGATGGCAACGCCCTGCTCGGTGCAGCCGAAGGTGTACGAACGGGTGTCATCACCCTCGTCACGGGCATTCTTCAGCATGATGTTGGTGCCGCTGATGCGGCGGGCAAACGCATCAAACTTGCCGTCCGTGCTGTTCTCGTAAAGGGCGACAGTCACGGTAACGGTGTAGTTCTTACGATTCTTCATAGCAAAGTCTCCAAATGTGAGCCTCATAGGTTTACGCTTCGGATGGCGGCTCAACCATCATTCCGCGTTTCGATGTCCTAATTGTAGCAGGTCTACGGTGTATGTCAACCCCTACGGTCGATTTTCTATTATTTGTTTTGGATCACCATCTCAAATATCGGAAAGCCACAGCCGCGCCCAAAGCAACTGCACCCACCACAGCGGCAAACCCAATTCCAAAAATTAGCGGATGGGTGAACGCAAAATCACGAATTGCTGCAATTCGGTCGGTCTTCTTCCAAAAGACCTTGGCATCGTCCAACTTGAAAGTAATCCATTCCCAAGCAGAATCAAAAACATTCGTATTTACTTTAGTATATTCGACCTCAATGGGAGCGGGAGGCACGGTTGACGCAACCTCCAAAACCACCTGCGGATCGCTCGGGATCTCAACAGCATTCACTTCCGGGTAAACCGTGGTGATAGCAGGTTCGGTGGTGACCACAACCTCGGGCTTCTGTGCGCGAGGCTTACGGGTCTTGGGAGCAGCAGTGGTCTTGTTGCGTTTGCTGACAGGCTTCTTTGTGTTCTTCTTTGCCATTTTAGATTCCTTTATTAGTGCCCCCGGTGGGAGTCGAACCCACAACCAATTGATTAAAAGTCAACTGCGCTGCCAATTGCGCTACGAAGGCAAGTATTTATTCAGTCAAACAGAGTGGGCAGATTCCCGTCTAGAATTTGCGCGGCGCGGAGATCGGCAATTGCCTTCTCCATCATGTCAATGAGTTCGTTCATTTCATCAGCAGTATACGAATCAACTGCTTCGCGTGTGTCCACACCAAAGATGGCTACACACGGTGATCCGCCACGGTGGGGGTTGTTTACGATCTGTGTCTTGATGTTGGTTTTAGTGCTTTCCATTACGAGCCTTTTTACTGGGGGTCTTGCGGTACATCCACGGATGACGCTTCTTCCACATGGCATTCAGGTCTTTGTCGTCCCTGAATGATTCCATCATGTCGAACAGGAACATAGTAACACTTTGGTTGCCGCAAATCAATACCTCATCGTGCAACATGTCAAACATCTGTTTTGTTTTTTCTGCACTGACGGGATATTTCACTCCGTGGTGTTCGTAGATCCAAAGGGGCTTGGGGTTTGTCTTTTTGCGTACAGGCTTTTTCATATTATCCCCGGAACAAATACTTGAGGCGTTGCCAAAAAGTCATTCCGGTCGGGAATCCCAATACGCCCTTACGCATACTGTCTCCCCAACCACACGCATCGGTTTCGCGCATATATTTCAGCATATGTGCGGGAGGAAATCGGTCACTGACCTCGCGCCACGCATGGCACTCCTTTCCAAGAATGAAAAGTTGATCCAATAGTTTCTGTTGGTGTGCAGTGTGCTGTTCGCGGCAATCCTTGTCGCAGGGACACGGTTCGTTTGTATTCACATCAATCTCCTTTCACAATGCGGGTTGGGAGAATCGAACTCCCGTCAAATACTAAATAAGTGTGAGTAGCGGGATTCGAACCCGCAAAGCCACTTTGGAAGAGTGGAATGTTACCGTTACATCATACCCACAAGCACGGAGCAATCATACCATGCCGCGCAAACATTGCAACAAGAAGTGTTTATTTTGCGGGAAGAAAACAGACAATCCCAAATTTTGCGACCGATCCTGTGCAGCATCATACAACAATATTGAGTTTCCAAAACGATCTGTCGAACCCCAAAATGTCTGCGCGTCTTGCGGCAAATATTGCTTCCCTTCTCCTTCAATAAAAGAGAAAGGAATATCTCGTTGTAAAAAATGCTGGCAAGAAAGCATGATCGCTGCATTTGGAAATAAGACCAAAGGTGAGTTGGTTGCTGAATCCACATCGTATGCCTCAAAGCATCGGTACGAGAAGATTCGTCAATACGGAAAAAGACTGTCTGATTTTTATGGATGGAAGTCATCGTCTTGTGAAAAATGTGGCTACTCCAAACACACCGAACTTTGTCACAAAAAATCAATACAGTCATTCACAGACAACACTAAAGTCTCCATCATCAATAATAGAGATAACATAGTTTATCTGTGTCCAAATTGCCATTGGGAATTGGACAATCTAATTTAACGCGCTCGTTCACTGATGCGCCGCGCACGGCGCAGATTCTCTGAATCGGCACTGTCAACCATGACCAGTTCCGGTGCAGTCTTGTGCGACCAATCCATGAATCCAACAAAGGTGGTTGCCTGTGAGCAACGCACACAGGTCGTGGTGTCAGGAAGTGCTTCAAGACGCGCAGACGGAATGACCGTATCACAACAGTCGCAAGTACGAGGCATTATCTTGTCTCCATGATGAAAAGGCTGCTCTTCACAACACGACACTGCTGACGGAATTCACCGTCTAGCCGTGCCTTTCGTTCCTTGTGAGTACGCTTATTGAAGCCAAACGGCTTGCACTGCTGCTGCCGTCCACGGGCTACTGCTGCGCCCTGCCGCTCGGCTTCAATGTCGATGGGGTCTAAAACTCGCTTTGCCATGCACACAGTATAGCGTGTGTGCCAAGAGTGTCAAGCCCATAGCATATTTAATTCAACAACAAAAAATTAAAAGCACCACCGGAACTTATTCCTGCGGATACAACAGGAACAATTAAATGAGGACACAATGGTTCAAATCCCGTTCTAGCCCTATACCGAAACCACGCGGTTGCGCCGCTTGAATTTGTTACATGAACCACATCAAACCACGCATTTCCATTTCCTGCCGATAATGCCCCAAGCACACCACCATTTGTTTGCGGTTTAAAATAAACCGGAGTACCTGCTGAAACAACCGGAGATGCTGTTCGATATAAATCCATTAGAATGCTCCAAACGCAGAAATATTAGCAGAATCAAAAGACACTCCCCATGTTCTTATAGGGAAGAAATAGGTGCTAGTACTGGTTGCAACCATAGTAGTAGAATATGTTGCTCCGGTTGCTCCATAAGTAAACAACTGATAAATTACATTGCTGCCTGACATATTTGATACAACAACTCCGCGATTTTTTGTATTCAGCGGCACATTGGTTGTAGCCTTTTCAAATCGTCTGTAGATATCCATTAATACAGCCCCACTATTCCTCGGTTAGACACAGTTTGGGAACTACTTGAACCAAATACATTAAACGGAAGAATCAACATTGTTCCGGGTGGTACTATGGCAAGAAAAGAAAATGTTAGTCCAGTTGTTGCGCCTTTTAAGTGCAGAGAAACACCAGTTCCACCACCACTACTGTTGCTCAAACCGTAAATCATAGCACCCTTTGTTGGGTGTGCCCAATTATCGGTTGGCGCAGCGGTTCCTGCAATATCGCTTGCAGTGGATCGAAACTGTCGTTGTGCGCGGTAAATATCCATGTGGTTAATACCCTATGAGATAATTGAGCGATCCATTAAATCCAGACGATATTCCCCAAAGTTGAAACGGAAGAACATAAGTGCCAGTGGATAAACATATCCTATTGCTTTGAGTTCCGCCAGTGGGACCATATGTAAACAGATCAACATTTACTGTTCCTACATTATTAGAGACAACAAGGCTTCGCATATTAGGAGGAAAGGTGATACCGGGAGTGTTAGCACCCGCCGATGTATACGGAGTAAATTTATGGTAGATGTCCATTAGGAATAGTAGTATACAAGGTGTGCGTTCAATCCTGCGGGATCGGTTGTTGGATCTAAAAAATCAATAGGATTTGCGCTGATACCGCTTATCTGTACGGGGAAAAAAGTCGTTGATCCGATGGGCATCGTCAAGCGATTGGTAAAGGTAGTACCATTTGAGTTTCGGTACAGCAAATCAAAAGTCACGGTTTGCTGCTGATTACTAGTGGTAGATCCCGTATTGATTGCAAACCCTTTATGGGGAGGAGGAGCAGTATTGAAATTAGTTGTGACCCCACGCAACTGCGCGTACTGATACGGCTCAGTCATCCCAATTTGAAAAAATGTATTAGTAAGAGCCATACCGATTCCTCCGGTTACAAAGTATGTATAAAAGAAGGGACGGCATTTCTGCCGTCCCGTCCTGCCCGTTCAGATGCGGGAGGGCTTTCCCCACGGCTTCAAGCCGCCATTGCCATTCTGTTGGCAATTATGGTTGCAACAGGGTTTTTAACGAGGCTCTGTAACCCGCCCCGGATACCTCTTGCTTCACTAATCCGCGCTAGTCGATTCCGGTTCGACCCCGTTTCCCGGAGGCTAGCACTCCGGGGATTGCCCCGCTGCACAGAGGACTTGATTCGCCGTCCCTGAAAACTCGCAGTGGAAATCAGGTTAGGCTAATGGAGTCGGGGGGATTCGAACCCCCGTGCTATTCGCGTTTCGATCCACCGTCAACAGTATCAGTGTATCTATTCAATTCACTGCCCCAACCACTCTCACGGATGCTGTCTTCCCACCGCTGTCTGATGTTGTCATCAAACGGGTAGTGCTTGCACACTTGCCGCGCACGGAGCCGGATGCTGCGTGGCACTCGCGGAGTCTTCCGCGGATCAAGCAGATCGTACAGGAAATTCCGAGTGGCAATCAGTGCGTGTAGTTCTTCATGCGGAAGCGTCATTGGCTTGCTCCTTTAGAGCCTTTTCCAATTCCTTGTACATGGTGATCCAAGTCTTCTTGGGAATGAACACCGGATGCTCTGCTTCTTCGTCCCACACCCACCATCCCTTTGCCTTTTCGTGGAGGTAGTCGAACATAGCCGCATCCAGTTCACCAACCTTGGGGTCGCCCTTCTTCCACTTCTGCACAAGACCCCAAATGGTAATTTCCAATCCCGTCATCCAACCTGCGGAGTAAGCGTCTTCGCTCCAATCACGCATCACCCGCAGGAGGGTGTGCTTTGCGATTTCGCTTTCGCTTGGCTTTTTGATTTTGCTTTTTGTGTTTGCCATTGCCGAAAATATCCTCCCAATTCTTGTCCCAAACTTTCCAATCCACTGGACGATACTGGTCACCTTTTCCTGCATCATGTTTACCACCCATGTACTACTCCGGGTAATCACACTTGCGGACGAGCAGAGAAACCGAATGGCACACCCGGTTGAGCGGGCTTGTCCATTGCAGTGATTGCGTCCTGCACAATCTTGTTGATCTGCTCGTTAAAGGTCAGGTTGTTGTTGTGAGCCATCTTCGCAATCTTCAGAAAGGTTGCGTCACCCACTGCCATCTCAAGCGTAATTGCCGTTGTCTTCTTTGGCGTAGCCATTTCAATCCTCCACTTCTGCACAACCGCTCAGGTTGTAATGAACTAGTTCACGGGCACACTCACTCACCCAAAGTTCCGTGGGATCCACGCCCCAAGTACGAACGGAACGGATGATAAGGTTATTTAGGTCTTCGTCCGTGTCGATGATTTCGTCCACGCTTCCGGCACGGGCAGTTTCGCGGGAGGTGATGCACAGCCCCCAAAACCCGTTGTCAAGATAGTCGATCACTGCGTGTTGGTCGCTGAAGTTGTTGTTGCTGTTTTCCATAGTGTCCTTTCAAATAGGCGGTTCAGGTGTCGATCCTGAATGAATCGGGTATAAGCCGATCTGCGAAGCCGTCCGCCCACCGCCCAAGTTGGCTTGCTCTAGTATATCCCATATAGGCACGGATACTAGAGCAAACCTCGCGTTTTTGAATTTTTGATACGGATTCTTGGAAACGCGAATTAAACCATTTAACTTAAGCAATTACTTGCGCTTGATGGGCTTACGGGGTGCCTTCTTGACTGCCTTCTTGGCAGTGCGCTTTGTGGTCTTGCTAATTTGAAATTCCACACACGGGGGCAGCACCGACTGTGTACGATTCCTGCACCACTTGTAGTAGTCCTCGCTCAACGCAATAAAAAGCGAAGTAAGCGCAAGCGTGAATCCGATACCCATCACGAAAAAGAACAAATGATCCATAGCAATACCTTTCTGTTAAACCAATTCAATCCGAGACTTTTTGTTCACGACATGACCCGATGGGGTCTTGATCAGGTAGTTACTCTTCTGCCTGTCTTCATCGTGACCCAAACGATAATTCACTTCACCTATTCCCTGTTCGCGCATCCACACCGAAAGGGTGTCCCTCAAATGGGCAACCACGGTTTCGGAAATCTTTGCCGCTGTGGCTTCATCCGTATTCAGGGGAATGTCGATGTGGAGTCGAAACACGATTACGCCTTTCGGTTGCGAGAACGGGCAAACACCGCAGACAGCAGCAGCACAGCCGCACCACCCGGTGACGGCGTGTCACAGCCTCCGCGACCGCATTCAAGTTCAGGAGTTCCCGTAAACGGCATGGCTACGCTTTGCACGGTGTCCCACTGCATGGGAATGGAGAACTGCTGATCCGTGAAAGTGAATGTGCCCACAAGGTGTCCGTCCAAGAACACGCGGTGAATCCAAAAGCCGCTGCTCTCGCCCGTGAACAAGTTGTGTGGCAGTGCCAATGCCACGGTGGGTGGCGCAACCGCTTCACCCGTGGGGGTGGGTGCGCTCAACGCACCGTGCCACGACAGCGGTGCAGTGTACCCAATGTTCTGATACACGCCGCCTTGGGCTTGTGTTGAAACTTCGTAATTGCCGCTGCCGTAAAAAACTGTAGTGGGAATAATTGCCATTATGAGTTCTCCTTTACGATTCCGTTACTTTCCATCACGAACCTTCTTTCTGATTTGGTCAAGTGAAATGGGACAGTATCCGATTCGCTCCACGCACACAGAGAAATACCGATCATCCTCCGGGCGCAGACCGTCAATACTATCAGGGTCTTCGCTCCACATACCCTCAATCACGCGCACCGTTTCAGCGTGTAGGTGTGCGTGGATGTTCAGCCACCACCGTCCGGTCTTGTGGCGGAACAGCGAACCGGGGTGGATGGGAATATGCGACAGTACTTCGTTTTCCAGTTTGTGGTACGCACGAATGTCCTTGAAGTACTTTAGATACTCACCGGGCTTCAGATTGTCGTGGTTGCCCTTGATAAGAATCTTTTTGCCCTTTAGGCGGTCAAGAATCTTCAGCCCCTTGTTGGTGATTGCCACATCGCCAAGCACATACACCTTGTCGCCCTTGCTCACCACGGAGTTCCAGTTGCGCTCAATACACGCATCGCCTTCTTCTGCGTTGATGAACGGGCGCACTTTCTCGCCGTTGGCACGGACAAACTTATAGATGCCTTCGTGTCCAAAATGGGTGCAGCCAATAAAAAAAGTGTTGGGCATTGGTGGTTTCTCCGGGGTTTAAACAAACTCCACAAGACAATACCCGTAGTTGGGCTTGTCCAGTGCCTTTGTCCAGTACGATTCGCTCAAGCCCATCAGTGTACCAAACTCCTCTGCACCAATCCACTTTGCGCTCCGCACGATTCCGTCAGGGGGAAAGCACGGCGCATCGCCCACGGCAAGCCGCAGACTCATGCCACGGGAGATGAACGGGCCGCCTTCAAAGTCTGCCATTTCAGCCACGCCGTCATCGTCCACTGCACCGCGAGTGTATGTTGTTGGGCCTTCCACCACAATGGCATTGGGCGCAACGCGAGTCACGCAACGGTGCTGCCCGTATCGGGAGGATTCAACAGTGTGTGAAATGGGAGGAGTCTTCATGCCCATATATTACCATGCCCTCCGGTGCAGTCAAGACCTTATTGCGGTTTCCGAATATTTGGTTGTGGCAGTGGGTGGTAATTTATGATTACCCGGAACACGCCGTCCACCGATGGCACGGGAAATAAACCTGTTACCATTCCAAATAAAGGGATTCCTAAATGCAATAAATGAGAGCCTACCGCGATGCGGGGAGAGTCGTCTAGTTGAATGCTCATCAGTATGCCCTTGTCCCGGTTCAGGCTCGGCACTGCCGCGTCAGCGGTCAGCAGGAGGCGACAGGGGGACAGCGTGGTGTAGATCCGTTGCCGTCCGGTGGGGGATGGGACGGTGAAAGAACGAGGGATAAAGGGGTCTTTCTTATCCATCTGTATTGGTGTTTAATGTGTGTTAGAGTATGAATACTATCATTCTTCATACCGGACACAGTACTTATACTGTCAAATATTAGACCCCAATATTAAAGTCTATATTTCAACGAGATTTCATTTTTGATTCCCACGCAGCGATTTGCTTACGCAGCGCGGTCATGGTCTGTGCCAGTTCACGCCAACCAACCTTGTCAAGCAAATACGCTTCGTAGTCTTCTACTGCTCGTTTAGATGCGTCAAGCAGTTCTTCAGTTGGTGTCTTGTCGGGTTCGTACTTGGACATGGTGCTTACCTCCAAAAGCGTTTGCGGATTCGTTCCCACCATGAAGGAATTGGCTGCACTTCTTTCTTTTTTAGCCGTTCGATCTGTAGTCGTTCTCGTTCTTCAAGTATTTCGTACCGCAGCATTTCGCGTATTTGAAACGGCAGAATCATTGGAATTGATTCGGGGTAAATTCTTTTGGCTTGCTCCAACAGCCCGTCAATTCGCCGCCCATTCTCAACCACAGACCAGTTTTCTCCACCGTCCCGTGACTCGCAGAGGACATACATCCCGCCGCCTTCATCGGTGTTCAGGAAATCAATTCCGATGACCTTTTCTTCATCAGGCATCACAACCTCCAAAGTATCTATGAAAAAAGCCGCCCCCTGCGGGACGGCTGTGGTGGGTGACTGAGTTTTTCAAACGGCTTCGCGCACCTCGCGCTTGGCATCACGCCGTGCCTTGCGGGGACAGCGATCCTTCTTGCCCCATGTCTTGGGGCGCAGACGCTGCCCTTCGCGCAGCGCATCGTGGACGAACTTTCCTGCTCTGATGTTCATGGCGTTTCCGTTTCTGTTTGCGGTGTCCAAAGTTTCCATCCATCCGTGTTTGCGATGGTGTCCCACACTCGCCGTCCCAACACAATGCCCATGCTGAGCGGATCGTCTTCTGCAAGCCTGATCTCAAGGGTTCCAACACGCAAACGCAAGTCTCGCTCTGCCCCATACGGATGAAAGCACACCACGACATCGGGATTGTTGGGAGTCTCGGGAGTCTCGTCCCACGCAAAGGTGACCACTCCAATCTGCGGATTGCGGAGGATTCTCCTGAAGTCCTGTGGATGTTTGAAGTGTTCACGGAGCGTTCGGTGTCTGTGCATTTGGGGCATCGGTGTTTCCTTTACTTCACGGGCGTGGGGTAGTTCTTTAGTGGGTGGGCAACCCATCCACCTTCACGGTAGACTACGAGTGCCTTCCATATGTCGCGCAGCACGGGAACCGAAAAGGTGTTCTGCCCTGACCGCACACCCTTGTGTTCCGTGCCGTTGATTTCTGAAAGTGAAAAGGTGTGATGCACTTCTTTGTGGGGAACCGCAAGCGGACCAGAGTAGTAGCGAATCGTGCCTTCGTAGCGAACGGGGTCAATGTGGAAAACAAGGGTGTGGTCCACGGCGGGATGGTAGAGTGCGTGTGCGGTGTTCACTGCGGCTCCTTTGGCTCTTCGGGGAACCAATACACTTGGGCTTCTCCCTGAATGGTGATGTGTTGTCCGTCCTGCGTAATGAGTTCAATGCTGCCGTTGCCTGCCTTGAGAACACGGCAGTCCATGTATTGGTGGTATTTGCCACTGGTCACATGGGCATTAGGCACGGGACTGTTGGGGTTGTGCCGTCTGCATCCGTAGGCAGCAAACAAGGACGCTGCCATTCCCACGATCAGAAACGGGATCACAAGATCGTGCAGCAGTTTACTGCGGTTGAGAGACTTGCGCTGTCGTGGGGTCATTCGGTTGGTGTCGTATTCAGCGGGCATTGTGATTCTGCTTTTCTTTAATCGACTTGAGCAATCGTTCCGTTTCTCTGTTTTTCATGCAAGCCAAGACAGAGAACAAAAGGGCAATCCCGATGAATGAGACTGTGAGTATCGTGCAAATGTCGTGGGAGTCAGGCATCGGTGTTCTCCTTGAAGCAGTCCCATCCCTCGTCCTTTGCGTTCTGCCGTGCTTCGGCTTCCTCGCCATGCTCTGCCATCGCAAAGCAGTAACGCTGCCGTGCCTCGTCACGCTCGTTGCGGAGCGTCACACATTCAGCATCGGAAAGTTCCCGACAGTGGTTTGCTTCATCAAGTTCCGCTTTGAGCCATTCAATCTCTTCCTGTTTTTCATTCAGGATCGCCAACAGGTCTTCCTTCGTTGCGTCATCCATTGGTGTTCTCCTTGTTGATGTTGTTATGGAGAGCGTCATGGATCAACTCAATGTTGATTCTGATGCCGTCAAGCCTGTCGTAGATTTCGTCTGCCGAAACCTGACCGTCCATTACATCATTTGCAAGCATATCCATTTTTTCAGTCATGCTTGACAGACGATTGAGCAATTTGACATTGTTTGGGGTAGAAGTTTTCTTGGTCTTGGTAGCCATAATTAGTCCTTTCAATTTCTCTTTCTTGTTGTTGCCCCCACACCATGTGGTTGCATTGTATACACCGTCTGTGACGGTAGTTCGTGACAGGAAATCCGTCAGGAATTTTCCTTGAAGCAGTCCCATTCAAGAAAATCGGCAACCATGCGTTCAGTCTCGTTGGTCATACCATGTTCAATTTCTTCAACAGCCCTACAGTAAAGCCGCCGCGCCTCGTCGCGCTCCTGCTGTAGTCGCTCAAGAGCAACCTTCATGCTGATGATGAGATTACGGGTGTCGTTGCGATCCCAATGGGGACTGTTGGTCATCCACTCCTCGTAATTGCTGTTGATGCCCCGCAGCAGCACATCAAGGGGCACTTCGGGACGGGGAGCAGGAGTCGCGCCAATACGGAGGGACGCGGGAATGAATTCGTTGTCAGTCATTGATGTTCTCCTTGTTCTTCTTGAGTCCCGTTTTCACGATGAAGTACAACTGGCGTTCGCACATCCGCTGAAAGTCAGCGGTGTAAACCTCGGGGTCATCGTATGGGTGGTTCTCCCGCCACATAGTGAGGAGTGCGTTGGTGAGTGCGTCTGCAACCATTTCTTTTGCGGTCTTCATCGCTGCTCCTTCGGAAACTGGGGTCTGTCCTCGTCCATCCAATCCGCAACGGCATTCAGCGCGTCTGCGAGTTCACGCAGCGAATACGGATCGTTGAACGACAGGCTCACGAAACGGATCGGGTCATCGGGGTCGTAACCATTGTCGTAAGCGTCAATGGTTGCGGTTCGCTCACCGTGCTTGCCCACACGGTTGAATCCTGCCTCCACGCCCACCTCACCGCCCCACCCGTTGGTGGTGACAACGGAATCGGGCTTGGTGTTGTGTGCCTCAATCGACCGTCGCTCCATCTTCGTCATGCGCTTGGCGGGGGTCTTCTTCTTCGTCTTGGTCTTACCCATTGGTGTTCTCCTCGGTCGGCTCACAGCCGTCACAGGTGTCGTAGTCGGTGTCGTAAACGGGTTCGCCGCAGCAGCGGCACGGGTTCATGTTGTCATCCGAAACAGGCGCGTCCTTGCCCGACACGATGCCGTAGCAACGACGGCACAGGGTCGCGCTCTCGCCCACATTGGCGGAAGCCACATCGCACGGCAGGGATCTCACCACGCAACGCGCCTTCGCGTGAACGCGGCAACCGCAACTGTCACAGTGTTCGTATTTGCACATTTCTGTCATTCTCCTCTGTTTACTTGACCCGTTTCCAACCCCACCCCATCAGGTTGTCCCATGCCCGCCGTGCCGCGTCCTTGGAGTAGATGCCGCTTGGCGGGATGTCAGGCAACTCCTGCGTGTCGTTGCTCTGAATAATGATCTTGTCGTCTGCGGTGTTTATCATGGAGACAAACACGGACGGGATGTCCTTGTTCACCAGTACCCACTCCAGTGGCGTGAACACTTCAGGCATTGTTGCCTCCGTGCGTCTGCGACAGCACCCACCCGTCAGCGACCAGCGCGTTCCAAGTGACACGCGCCTCGTCCTTCGTGTAGATGCCGTCCACATAGTTCTCGCTATCGGAGGTCAGCACGATGCAACCGTCTGTGGTGGTGTGCATCGTGATGAACATCCCGTTCTTCACGAAAGTCCACGCTTGCGGCACGAACGGCGCGGGGACGGACTTCACTGCGACCGCACCACCAAGGTCTTCCGCAAAGAAGTACACGCCCGTAGCGGTGTGCGTGGTGTCGCTCTTCAGCACACCGTGGAACGAGAACACCCACTGCCTACGCAGCATCTCGTCAAACCGCTGCTGCGTGATGCTGGTGGCATCGAAATACCACCGCTTCGCGTCACCGCAGAACTTCGCGCTCATGCCCTTGGCGTGATCCTTGTCCACGAACGGCACGGCAAGGTACACACGGAACGGGTACGCGAGGTTGATGTCCGCGACCGTCATGGCGTTGGGGTTGAACACCGGAGCCTTGCGCTCACCGCGAATCATTTCGTTCTTGTTGAGCCAATCCACGGTGTCCGCTGTCAGGCGGTTCTGCGGCATCCACCACTTGATGTTGCCCTTGGCAGCAGGGCAGAAACGCGCACCGCGACCCTTGGCTTCGGAGCGGATAGCCGTGCTGCCGCGCTTGCGGAACGGGATGTCGATCCACAGACCGTAGGGGAGAGCGGACGGGTTCAGCACGAACGGCGTGTAGGACATGGGCGAACGGGTGGAGCGGCGCATGGGTGCGGTAGTTGAGGCAGTTGCCATAGACCACCATTGTACTGGAAACAGGGGTTTCCGTCAAGAGGCTACGCAAATAAAGTCCGATAATTATTTACGAAAAACCCCTGTTTTAGCAGGGGTTTTCGCGGGTGCCAAAAATATGAATATTTCAGGCACATTTCCGAATTGTTGCGCGTCCCGATTACGCGGAGGCTTCAGGCAGCAGTTCCACTGCCTTTAGAGTGTCGGGCTTGAAGGAACGCCAACCCCCTGCCTCAACATCGTAAACCGGGAACGCATCACTCTTCTTTTCCGCATCACTCCCCTTTGGATGCAGTTCAGCAGGAATCCGATCAAGACTCCGTGTGCCGATTAGCACTCGTTCCGTTCCATCCTTCTTGGTGAACACCAAGCGAACGATTGCGCCAGTTCCAAGATACTGCTTTGCGGTTTCGAAGAGTAGATTTGTCATGTGGGTAATTGTAGCAGACTTTGTGGGTGTGTCAATAGGGCAGAACAGGTTTTGTTTATTTCAATCGGTTTCGTTATTTGAAATGTTGGAGCCGTCCCCACCTGAAACCAATGGATGCAGAGATTGGTCAAAAGCGTAAAACGGAATGGATCGTGCAGGGTATCCACTGCGCTCCAAACCTGACATCATGCGCTGCCGACCCACGGGATTCATGGAATGGCAAACCGCAAAATCAATTTGTGGAGTGTGTTCACGAATCCAATCCACAATGGCACTGCCGTCACGCCAACCCATCTTGAGATCGTATTCCATTGGATCCTCTAGATCATGGTCAAGGAACACCACATCCCATTTTCCGTTTTGCAGTTGGGCAATGGCTTCGTCGTAATCCTTGGCCCACACGAATTCCACATGAGCCGTTTCGGGGTCTTGATACAGACCCTTGAAAATGTCCCAACGATACAGAAGATCATCCACAAAAAGTACACGGCGAGTTTTTGACATTATGCCTCCAAGGCGTAGTTGGTGTTGTTTCCCCAATAATCAGACTCGTACTTCTCCCGCTCCTCTTCCATTGCTTGGCGGAAGATTTCTGCAATTTGCTGTGCCGGATCGGGGAGTGCAACCGGGCGCGGAGTCGGGGGAGTGGTGAACATGCCACGATGGGAACGCAGGAACGAATACAAGGGCATTCCCTTGACCGCGTGGAATCCATCAGGGGTGGGAAGTTTCTTTGCGAAATACAACTCGCTGAACAGGTCGCTGTCTCGGGTCAGTGTTCCAAACATACCGTCCACACCGCTGTGCTGATCGGTGGCAATCTTGTTGCGGTGAACAAATGCGTGTTTTGCCGCAGTAGCAAACGAACAGCCCTGCGGAGTACAAGCGTCCACACGAACCCAACCGTCATCAATGAATCGCGTCCAAATCTCACGCATGGATTCCACGCTGCGGCGAAGAAGACACACAGGCAGACCCACGGCACCGCGAGTAGCGGTTTTGTAGTCCGCATCGGAACGGTACTGCACACACATCCACCGCTCGTCTGCGCCATGTTCAAAGAACACGCAATCAGGCAACCGGGTGTCGGTTGCAGGTCGGTACAACATCCAAGCGTTGAGAAGTTCCATACACAAAATATACCATGCCCTGCCACGGTGTCAAGCCGGGACACAAAACTTTCTGCGGGATAAACAAAACAAATATGACGGGACTTGAACTAAAGGGATTAAGTGGAAGCCCTTAATTCCACAAGTGTTTCCAGACAACCAGCCAGTCAGGAAAACTAAAAGTATTTCCTGTATACATAATCCTTACCTGATTAGTTTAAAAGGTAGCGATCACCCCGCCCCGCTAGAGATAGCATCTCTAGCCCGACAACCCCCGCAAGGGGGTTGTTTCTTTCCAAATGAAAAGGGAGGGCATTTCTGCCCTCCCCTTCCGAAAGTGGTTTCGTCAATTACTTGACGAGGTTGTTTACTGCTGCCGTAGCCGCAGCCCAAACCCAAACGAAGCCCTTGACCGCAAACGGGAGCAAGGCAAGGAAGCCTGCGAGGTGCAGGGGGTTCTTCCAACAAAAGCATCCGGTAACGGGGCAATGATTCTTTGTACTCATGTGTTTCTTCTTTAAAATGAATTAGAACTTGATACCAACGCCAGCAGTGAAATTCCACGAATTCTCATTTGCGGAATTAACTTCCTGCCAAACAGGAATGCCGATTCCTGCACTCAGGTTTACATTGTTGGCAACCGACCATTCAGCCTTGGGGCCGAGGTAACCAACATTCTCGCCATCGGTGTACCACTGGTTGAGTTCCACACCAACCGAGAGGTTGTCCCACTTGTACGCAACAAACGAATCGGCATTCGCGCCGTAGTTGTTGAAGTTGCCGAACACGGGGCTATACGCAACCGAGCCAACCCAACGGAAGTCAAAGGTTTGGGTGTACACAATCGAACCCCAAGTCATGTTGTAGTCAAAGCCAACATGGGGATTCACATTGTCGGTGCCGTAACCTGCGGAACCCGTGGGCATCCACGCGCCGCCTTCAAGGTTGAAGTTGGTGACGGAGCCAATGAACTTGGCATCCTTAACCAAGCCGTAGTCCGCGCCAAGATCAAGTGCGCCGTATCCAGTGTAGTCCTGCGTGTACACGGGAGCAGTGATATGCCAACCAAGCAGATCGTAAATCTTGCCCTTGATGGTGGAGTCCAGTTCCACTACCGTGTCAGCATTGGTCTTGCCCCAAAATGTCAGGCTCTCGTTTACGCTGATGCTGTTGATGACAGCAGGAGCGGTCGCGGGTGCCGTGGTGGCAGGGACGGTTTGGGCAGAGGCTACGCTAGTCGCTGCTCCAAGTAGTGCCGTTGCAATAAAAGTCTTCATCAGTTCTTCTCCTTTAAGAAAAAGCCCTTCACGCGAAGGGTGCTTTATCTAGAGGAAAGCCCCGATGGTTGGGGCAATCAATCCCATACTTTATTGCTGTACCCCCGCTCACGCCGCAGGAACAGGGTTTTACGGAATATAAAATTTGGAGTTTACGCGGTAAACTCGCCGCCGTCCACCAAGAAACTCACCGCGCCCGTGGCACCGTTGAATTGGGAAACGCCTTGCACTGCACCTGTGAGTCCGTTGTATGAAGTCACCACACTGCCCTGAATAGGCAGTGGCAGTTCACCAATTTCAACAATCAATTCTTCCTTGATCGCGGTGATGTCGGTGGTGGTTACCGCAACAGCGTTTATCTGTGTGGCATGACCTGTTGGGTCAGCGAGTCCGGGACGCGGTGTTGATGAAGCCATTTCAGCAGTTCCACTTTCGCAGAGACTTGTTGATGCGCGAATCAGGATCCCGCGCTGTTTCAGCCGATGTGAGTTTAGCCTTCATGCCCTTCATGCGTGAGCAGAACGACTTGCGGCGGTTTGCGCTTTTGGAACCGGGCTTGAGTTTGCTTGGTTTGGTTGTGACCGCTGTCTGCAATTTGGAGCCGGGGTGTTCACGGCGGTACGATTCCACGCCCTTGCGGTTCAAGCCGCCCTCGGGGTTCTTTCCTGCACTGCGCTGCCATGCAGCGGTGGCTTCCTCAATGGTGTTGCCCACCATGTAGTTGCGAACAGCGGAAATGTAGTCCGCGGCTTTGGTGATCTTGGACTGCACCCACGCTTCAATCTCGTCGTCTTCGCCAAGCAGTTCAAGCAGTTCCTGTGCGTTGGCAATGGCAGACTTGAGTTCACCCCGTGCCATCTCGCCTTCGTAGTCGCCTTCCACTCCGCTGCCCGGAGCCTCTTCAATACGGGAAATGCTTTCATTCAGTGCGCGGTATTTCTGTGATTCAAATCGCATGGGGTGTCCTCCAGCACTATTTAGTTTTTTTATTCCATGCTCCTACATATGGGGGAGGAACCCTATGGCATTATCTTGGAACGCTATTCAGGCACAACGCACTGCCCGTACAAACGAATTAAACGACACCCCCGCAGCAGCACCCACCACGGACACGGATTTGGGCACCACTGCAAAAATCCAATCCGCAGTGGTGGAGTCTGTGCCCAACTGGAGAATTGAAGGCGTGTCACCCATTGAGGTGGATATTGCCACAGGCACGGTGAAAGCCGAACCCGTGCCGCCGCTGTGGCCCTCGCGTGATCGCCCCACAGGCTTTCCCATCAAGTACGGAAATCTTGATCTCGTACTGGATGCCACACTAATTGCAGAAATTATGGTCGCGGGTGGCCTTTTCGATGAAACCTGATGCAAATAAAAAAGCGGGGGAGTCCCTACCCGTGGGACTCCCCCTCTATGACGGTCGAAAGGTAGCGAAGTTCCTTTGCACGAATAGCGTAATCAGTGTTCGCTCCTGTCTACGCTGCCCGGACCACACTTATTTATACGGCTACCGTTCGTGATTTTTATATTTTAGATGTGTGGGGGGAGTCTTGCCGTATCCGCTCCCACAGCCGCCGTGCGTCACCCTTGCCCAACCGCATGGTGTTGTCCCGGTTGAACCGGATGCGAATTCCTGCCACGGCCCAGCCTGTTGAGGGGTCGTCGTACCCAAACTCCGTTACCTCACGATATTTCTTTTCAAACAGGTGTGCCTTTGCCATTTCCGCTTGCCGTGTGTCCGGCGGCAACTGGGCTAGAAAATTCGGAGCGTACCGCACCTGATGCGCCCACACAAGGGGAGTGCTGCTCCCATCCTGCGGTAACACCTGCACAAGCACATCTGCCCAATCGGTTTCAAACACGCGGAAAATCCACTGACAGGCGTGCTTGTCTATCAGCAGGTATTCCGTGTAGTGCTTGTCTCCGGTGCTGTTCATTCGTCCTTGCCCTTGCCCCATCCCGTGCCGTAGGGATACGAGTGTGTAAGAGCAGCAGCGGCTTCCGCTGCCCTGCGCTCCACACGCAACACCCGAATCTCTTCCGCAGCGTCACGGCACATTTCGTATACTGCACGATTTGCGTCATGCCACTTGTCTGCCATTTCACGCAATCGCAGTTCAACCCGCAGCGAGGAGTCTGTTGTAGTGGTGTGGTTGGGCATTGCTTTAGTTCTTGCCGTGTCCGTACAGGGTGTCCCATGCCACAGACGCAATAATGGTAGCGAGGAGGATTCCGATTCCCGCAGTAAGCACAGGAATCAGCCAGTGGAATAGAAAGTGTGTCATGCCCCTAGTATAGCACACCCCTGCCTCCGCGCAAGACCCCCACCCCCCGTTCCAATATTTAATCCCTGTTTCATGCGCTCTACAGTAATCCTATTAAACCACTTTACTGGTGGCTGCGGTAATAGATGCAGTCCTGCCCGCGTCCACCGGAGGCTTTGAACCCCTGTGCTGCTCCCCATATTTGAAAACTGTTTTGGTGTGGGGGCACGGCGGCGTAAGCGTTTAGGGATTCCTGTAAGCGTATTGGGGGATGGGGCTAGGGAGGGGCTAGAGAGGCTAGGGAGGGGCTGTGCGGCGGCAGGGTTGTGTGGGGGCTGTGGTGTGGCTAGGATGCCCCGGCAATATTTGAAATCTCTGCACGGGGTTGCTGGAGTCCCAATATTTGAAATCTATTTGAGCCATTTACCGGAGTCCCAAATTTTTGAATTCCGTTGCGCGAAATTGACCGGGCTGTGCTAGCGGCCCTACCGTACCCACCCCCGGCCCCAAAATCACTGGTCCCCGAACACCTGTACGCCACGCCTGTACGCACACCCTGTAGAGGCGCGCAAATTGCCTGTAAAAACAAAAAAACCCCTGACAGCGTGTAGCGGTCAGGGGCGTGGTAGCGATGTACGGGACGAATCCCACACGGCTACAATTTTATTTAGTCTGCATCATGTGCCGAGGCTACCCACAGCAATCTCGCGCCATCCCCCCGCTAGCAGTTCCGCCCATATGCGCCGAGCGTTGTCAGTGAACAGTGAGATATGCCAATCGCGCTCTAGCCTGTACTGCCCACCGTCCACGGACAGCGGTGAGCCGTCCTCTGTGTTGGCAGTCAACCACACGAATACGGAAGCGCGTTGGGGATCATAGAAAAAAGTCACGGTGGTGCGCCCGTGACTACCGGGCTGCATGAGGATGGCATAGCGGGAGCAGCGGTGTTGCGAAACGGTATTGCGGAATTGGGCGTTTTGCATAGTGGGCATTTTTTTAGTAGCACTGGTGGGAGTCGAACCCACACTGTTTCGATTTTGAGTCGAATGCCTCTGCCATTGGGCTACAGTGCCGGGGGTTTATTTAGCGGCGGTCGTCGTCACTGTCGTCTTCGTCTTCCCATTCGTCCTCTTCGGCGGGTCGGCGGATCTCGCGGGGGTCGGCATCGGAACGGATGGAATTCTCAAATTCGCTCCAGTCAATGGTGTCGTCACGGAGGTCGGATTCAAGCACTGCAATTCGTGGCATTTAATTTATTCCTTTGTTCTAGCGTCCCTGAGTGGATTCGAACCACTGACTTGCGACTTAGAAGGTCGCTACTCTATCCGGCTGAGTTACAGGGACAGAATGCGTTTAGTCTGCGCCGCTCCAAGTGTCGATGCCGCTCACGGGGTCAATCCATTCGTGCCCACCCAGTGAGTAGTCGCGGTCGGTGCGGGTCGGTGCGGTGTTGCCCGACACTTCCAGTGCCTGACGCAGACGGGCATTCTCGCGGAGGAGTACGCCGTTTTCGTGCATAAGGCAGTTTACACGGGCACGGAGAATTTTGATGGTGGTCATTCCAAGCATTGTGTGGAGTCCTTGTGGTGGAGTGTGATTAGGCAGTGGTGACAGGAGCCGCCGGAGCAGGAGCCGCAGGAGCCGCGCCCACGCGACCCTTCTTGTTGCGGGATCCTGCCTTGCGACCACGGTTGTTGGTGTTCACCGTGAGCGTGGTGATGTCCGCGTTGATCTCCGGGATCAGGTAGTTGCCGCGACCCGAACGCCGAGCCTTGGGCGCAGCAATCCACGCAGGGACTGCCACATACGACGAATCGCTCTGAAGCAGCGCGAGGAGTTCCTTGCGGCTCACGGTGCAGTCATCAAACACGGTGATCTTCGTGCGGTTGCTCTGAAGCCAAGTGATGAACGCGATCTGACCGGGGGTGTACGAGGCGAGGAGGACGGTGTTGGTGTTGGCAGTAGTCATTGAAAGTGTTTCCTTTGTGTGTGAGTGTGTGAGTGGATCAGGCAGTGTACGGCAGACCGTCTGCCCACGCTGCAATCTTCAGAAGCGTTTCGAAATCCGTGTTGCCGCGAACATCTTCATTGTGTTCCTTGAACGGCACGAAATCCCCCTTGGGGTCGATGATGGCTACTTCCACGGTGGACGCTTCGGGGGTGGTCATGTACTGCTCCGTGGGCAGCAGTCCGGTCTTGCCGTGACGATCCTTGTTAATGGTTTGCGAGTACGCGCCAGTGCCGTAGATGGCACTAACCTTGTAGCCGTTGGACAGGAACAGCAGAATGGAACGCTTAAAGAAGTTTTCGTGTTCGTCAGACTTGACAGTAATGCCCTTAATCATTGGGGTTTCTCCTGTAGGGTTGCGTGTGGATCAGAACGGGCAAGCGTTGGGATCGTTGCTCTTCGGAGCATCAACCGGAGCAGCGGCAGCGGTCACCGTGGCATCCACCTTCGTGTAGAACTCCATGAACGCGGACTTCGTGTCCTCATCGAAACGCGCCACGCAGCGGTCGATGCTCTGCATCTTGTCACCGAACACGGAGTACGCGAACACGATGTCACGCAGACGGCGCGTGGTGATGATCTCGTTCACGATCTGCTGCTTGAAGGACTTGCGGATGAGATCAGCCCAGTTCACAAGGTTTTCGATGAACTGGTCATCGTTCACGCTCACGCTCTCCGCGTACTTCTTGAGAATCTTCTTCTCAACAGCCACGCTAGCGTAGTCCTGCTCGTAGCAGAAGTGGAAGCGGTCAAGGAACGCCTCATTCAACTGGTTCGTACCCGCGAATCGACCGTCCGCACTGCCCTTGCCCTTCGTGTTGGCAGTAGCCACGATGGTGAAGCCCGGAGCAGGACGCACATACTTGCCGATCTTGGGAATGAACTTGCCCTTGCCTTCAAGCACGGACTGCAAGCACATGATGGCATGGCTACCGAGATCCACCTCGTCAAGCAGCAGCACCGCGCCGCGCTCCATTGCAACAAGGACGGGACCGGGCACGAACTTGGTTTCGCCGCCCATGAGGCGGAAGCCGCCAAGCAGTTCGTCTTCGTCCGTCTGCACGGTGAAGTTGACGCGCACACACTCGCGCTTCAACTTGGCACACACCTGCTCCACCATCGTGGTCTTGCCGTTGCCCGACATACCAGTGATGAACACGGGGCAGAATGCCTTGGACTTGATAATGGTTTCGATTTCGCTGTGGAAACCCCATGCCACATAGTTGGCATCGCGGTCAGGCGTGAAGGTGTCGCGCTCACCGTCCGTGAGCGACAGGATCATGGACGCGGCAGTGCCCACGGCAATGCCACCGGACACGGTGGAAGCCGTCAGCGTGGTGGGCGCGGCAGCAACAACGGCAGCAGCGAGTGCTGCCGGAACCGCGCTAGTGGTCTTCGCGGTCTTCTCTGCCTTCGCGGCAGTGGAACCGGGCTTGCGACCACGCTTCACTTCGGTCACGGTGATGTCCCCGTCAGCGGCAAACAGTTCCGGCAGCACATACACGCCGCGACCGCACTTGCGATCCGCGCTCATGCACCACGCGGGAACAGCCGAATAGCCCGCCTTGTGCGCGGCACGGAACAGGGGCGAGAATCCAACACTCTGACCGTTGGAAGTGGTCTTCGCGGTGATGCCGAAGGCCGCGAGGTGCGGACGGACGGCAGCGATAAAGGCGAACTGGGAGGACGAAAGCGAGAAAGCGGTCTTCATGGTGTTTATTCTACTGTATTTTTGCCTGTATTTCAAGGCTTTGCGTGAAAAAGTGTCCGATAATTACTGACTTAACCCCTTGCCCCGGCAGGATTTACGCCTTTTGCGTAATTTTTGGGGTTTTCCTGCCGGGGCAGCGAGTATTTTCTTATGCCACCGCGATGAATTCACCGATGATGGTGGCAAGCGACCGGAGCGAGTTGGTCATGGCCTGCTTGTCCACCACTGCATTAACGAGAGTGCGGCTAGTCTTGGCTCCTTCAATCTTGTCGTCCATTGCTTCCAACTGCTTTTCGATCCAGTTGTTACCCGCGCCACCGAAACGGCAGGACGCTGCCATCACCGCGGTGTCCCAACCTTCCGCACTGCCACGGGCAAACCCGTCACGCCCCCAGTTGGAGTCTTCGAACGGCACGAAACCGCCCATGCCGCTCGGCGCAGTCTTGCGCGTACTGGCAGACAGACCAATCCAGTGAACCTTGGAACCAGTGCGGCGGCGCAGAGCGTCGATTGCAATGCACACCGAACGGTTAGCAGCGGCTTCCCAGTTCACGGTGCCACGGCGCATGGTCTGCGTCTTGCCGTCAGCGTCACGGTACTGCGTGTTCCACAGGTCATAGGACGCGCCAGTGGCAGGGTCTTCAATCACCCAGTGCGTGTCCCGCGTCCAAGTGGAGCGCACCGCGTCACCGCCACGGTTCACACGGTACTCGTCCGTGGCATCGCCGTCCGTCAGCACGATGGTGTGCGCGATCTGAATGCGATTGCGCTTCGTGAACTCCGCAACCACCGCAGAAGCGTGGTGCAGAGCAGCAGCAGTGGGGGTGCTGCCCATGCCGTAGCGCGAATCGTAGCCGATGCTGCTCCAGTGGTTGAACAGCAGGGACTTCATGCGCTCGTACTGCGCGGCAGTCATGCGGTTGGACAGGAAGTTCAGCAGACGCATGTAGGTGGGAGAAGCGGTGTTGTGTTCATTGCTGTTGAAACGCTTGTACTCCTTGTCGCGCAGACGGTACGCTTCGTCGCTGTACTGATCCATGCCTTCCGGCAGCGTGGTGTACGGGCGGTCGCAGAAAGCGTACACTTCGAACGGCACACCTGCCATGCGGCAGAAGTCCGTGAGGATCATCAACTGCCCAATGGTCTGCTGCATGATGCTGCCCATCGAACCGCTCCAGTCAAGCAGAATCACGATGCCGTGGTTCTTGCCTTCGGCAATGCGGGTGCCACGGCGGAAAATGTCTTCATTCCACTTGTACTGGGTCATGCGGAGCGGATCAATGGCACCCGTCTTGGCAACAGTGGTGCGCTTCCAAATATCCGCAGACTTGCGGCGGTCGAACGCGGTAGCCATTGCGCTGCTAGCCCGCTTGTAGTCAGCCTCGCGCACAGGCGCGGGGTTCCACTTGCCACGGGTAGCCATCTCGTTGAGATCCTTCAGCACATCAGCAAAGGGCACAACCACATCAAGCGTGGGCGCGGTCATCTTCAGGCGCACCACATTGGGGGCACGGCTAGCGGTTTCGTTCAGACTCTTGAGCGCGTTCTCAAGGGAGGAGTTCGTGATCGGGCCGGGCATGTCGCTCTTGGTGGACTTCTCGCCACCCGAACCGCCGTGATCGTCTTCACCCGTCTGCGTTTCGGTGGGGTTGTCGTTGGCGCGACCCTGCGAATTGTCTTCGCCACCCTCGGTGCCCGAACCGCTCTCGGACTTGTCTTCGCCTTCGCTGCCCTGCGAGTCTTCGCCGTCAGCACCGGGCGCGTCTTCGCCGTCTTCCGTTTCGTCGCCCTGCGGAGCAGACTGCCCTTCGGGTGCGCGTTCCTGCGGCTCCTGCTTCTGCTTCCACTTGGCAGCGTCAACCGCAAGCATACGGTCAGCACCGTCCACGGTGTCTGCCCAAGTCTGTGCGCCCATCACGAAATCGCGGATGAGGGCCTCGTCCGCAGTGAACGGCACAATCGCGTCCACATGCAGACCCAACTTGGAGTGGAGGTTCACGCGGTCGCCAAGGGCCAGCGAGGGCATCTGCGCTTCGGTGACACCAAAGAAATTCTTGGCGTGGAGTTCGCCGTAGCCCTTGAAGAAGTCCGAACGCAGACCGGGGAACTTGTCCTTGATCATGCGCTCAATACGCGCGTCTTCTGCAATATTCAGGTACTGACGCGCCACGCCACCGTCCACGCCGTGCTTGGCGGCAAGGGCATCGGCATCCGTCTTCCACCCGTCCTGCGGCGTGTGGAGGGCATGGCTCACCTCGTGGCCGACGAGCATATCGTACAGCGCGTTGCTCATGTCCTTCCAACGGGGCAGAATAAGGGTACGGGTCTTGAGGTCAAACGCAGCCGTGGGCACATCTTGATGCTCAACCGAAATATTCTCGGTGGCAAGCAGACGCGCAAGCACGGACTTCACGGCCGTCACAGGTGCGATGGGGGCAGTCGGGGAAAGAGTCTTCATATACCCAAATAATACCCTATATTTACAGGCTTTGCAAGCCCTTTCCCGCATTTAAATATTTAATGTCCAATAATACTGCACATAAGTCCTTTAAAATAAAGGGGTTACGCTTTTCTTACAAAATCTACATGGTATCCTACCAATATACCATAGGAGGATCCCCGCATGGCATACCTGACGAATCCCCGCGTACAGCACTTCCTTAAAACCGTCCGCTCCCAGTGCCACAAAACCAATGTGCGCTTTGTACTGGCACACAGCCATAAAGTAAATGCAGGAGGCGAACGCTGCCAAGGCTATTTCATTGAACCGTGGCACTCCAAGGGTCACCCCGGTGAACTGCGTGTAGCCATTGGTGGTCGCAAGGCTTCGGATTGGCTGTACACCCTAGCCCATGAGTACGCCCACTTTCTCCAGTGGATGCGTGACGATCCCATTTGGCGTGAACGGGACTACTACACCCTAGAGGTGCAGACGGAAGCCGAAGCACTGGACATCTGCCGCGAATTTAAACTTCCTATTCCACGCAGACTGCTACAGGAGCAGCGGCGGGTGTATCTGCGGAAACTCAAGTCTGATACGGTGTAATCCTCCCTACATACAGCGGAGGATTTTTATTATGCCAGTATACGAGTACCGTTGTGAAGCGTGTCAACACCCCTTTGAGCGCATTCTCCCTGTGAGCGAGCGCGAGGCTCCCCTGAAAGAAAAATGTGGCGGGTGTGGCAAGCGCAAAGTGCGCCGCGCTTTTACCACGCCTCCGGTCATGGGCGTGGATGCCACGAAGGGACCGGGCAGTGACTTCAAAAAATTGATGAACAAAATTAAGCGCGGTCAGCCCAAGTCCACCCACGAAAAACTAGACCAAGCAGCGTCCCTGCGTGGTAGAAAATACGGCGCACAATAAAACGGTGTAGCACGGCAAACTATATTAATTCAACCATTTCCCAAAGTGGGTGGAAGTGGGGCAAAGTGTGCCAATATTCTCAAATATTAATCACACCCCCCGCCCACACGCTCATAACGCGGTTTTCTCCCACCCACGCCCATGACACAGCATTTTCGCCCACACACCTCCACACACACCTCCTCCCACCTACTACACCGTGGTGGTGATTGGTACAGGTTCTCTTTCTATTCCCTGTCCTCTACTCTACACTACTGCATTATTGTAAACACGGTGGACTCGGACGAAAGCGGTACAGGGGGTCATATTCGTATTGGTGGGGACGAACGCCGCACCCACAGCATTCCCGAAGAGTACTACGCTCTACAGAACGAGTGGGGGGATCCGTATCCAGTAGGGGCGGAACTTGCGTGTAGGCTGTACGCAGTACTGGAAGCCCGAGGCTATGCGGAGTGGATGCGCCCACTGCGGAACGCGGAACGCTAAATATTCCCACAGGAGAACACCCAACAATGAAACCATTCACAGATCCATCCTTCCGTAATCCCGAAACCCGCAGCAGCATTGGGGAAGTCATTGCGGAGATCACAAGCCGTGGTGAGCAGCCCAAACACAAGGGCTACGCCAAAGTAGAAAAGGCTTCTGCTCCCATTCCCACAAAAAAGTCTACCCTGCCCAGTGGCAAGCGGTACGAAAAGGTGGAGAAGGTGGAGGAATCCCACTCCCGTGCCGCATTGGAAAAGTTGTCCATTACCCAGTTGCGTGAACTGCAAAAAAAGTACGCAGCCGCAGTGCTAAAGGGTGACCGCAAGGCATCGGAAGAACTGGCGACTGTTCGTGGTCTGCTCCGTGCCAAGGGCGCGGGAAGCACGGTGGACGAAGGGGTATTGGACGAGCGCATCGTGGGGGGTGAAGACCTGCTGCAAGCCGCCAAGAACGGGTTAAGCGGCAAGGGCAAAACCTTTGCGGAAGCGTGTGACCAGTGCATGAGCGGAGCGGTGGTCGCAAGCCGAGAATCCCGTGAATGCCTATATAATTGGACAAGAGGAGAACCGCACATGAAACCATTCACAGATCCATTTCCCTTTCGTACCCCCGAGAACCGCACTGACATTGGCGATGTAATTGCTCAAATTGTAAACGGCAAATCGCCAGTGGCTGAAGGCACGGTGCATGAGATGGCACAGACCGCGGAGCGTTCCAAACAGATGAACAAGAAGGTGGACGCGGCGTACATCAAGAAAGACCGTGCCTTGGAGAAGGCGTTTGCAGCAGGGCACGGCGAAGGCTCCAAGCGGATACGAAAAATAGACAGTGATTACCTAAAGTTAGACAATCAGAATGCGCGTGAAAAGAGCAGCAAGAAACTGTACGGCAAGGGCGGCAAGGAGATTGACCCCAAACGGTACAAGGGCAAGACCGTTGGAGCGGCAGGCAATCTGCGAAAACCCAAGGGCAACACGGAAACCAAGTTGCGGGACGCTTACCACGCAGAGCGACTACGCGGTTGGGGCGTGTATTGAAACGATTAATGCATCCGTCCACCTTGGCAAACGATCAGCCCCCGCACTGGGGGCTTTTCTTTTGGTGCTAAATACCGGGAGGGAGGCTTTATGCTTGCAAACACAGACCTTGCACATGTAAACGAAATTTATGTGGGATATTTGCTTGCGGGAGAGAAGTGGTGGGATCCCGAAGCCAAAGCCCAGTTCAACCGCAAGTCCAAAGTGATTGGTGCGGTGCGGACGGCTATTCAGGTGGAACGCGCCGAACGCATGGTGGAGGAATTCCTCCAGTGGGCAAAAAAGCACAAGTATTCAGGCACGGTGAAAAAGGTGTGGTGGACTGCGCGACCGGGGGTACTGGCACGGGCAGTGGGACGGGAAGTGGATTCGCGCAAGAACCCCACGGACATTCTGATCCAGTTTACTTCGGGCCCAACAGACGGATTCCTTGGGCTGTCTGCCAAATCCACATCGGGGTCGGGTGACATTGGCTTCAAGAATCCGGGCGTGGGCACGGTGGAAGCCGCACTCAAGATTGACTTGGGCACGGTACTGACCGAAGCAGTAAACACCGCTGTCCGCAAGTTCCACTTGCCCGAGAACTCCAAAGCACGCAAGGATGCCATCCGCAAGTCCCCCAAGGTTCAGGCACAGACACAGGAAATGGGATCGGTTGTGCTGCACAAGGTGCGCGACACCATGTACCAAAAACTGAACAGCATGAGCCAAGCCGCACTGCGGGACTACATCTTGAGCAACTGGTTGGACGCTTCCAATGACCTGTATCCGCCGTATGTCAAGGTGACAGGCATGGGCGACAAGCCCGGAAAGATTACTGCCAAGGTGGACGATCCCCTGCAAAACGAAAAATTGAGTGCCATCATGTCCAAGCCCATCACTCTTGAGAAGGTGGGCAATGAAAGCATTGGCGTGAGCGCGGGTGGCAAGAAGATCCTGAAAATGCGTGCCAAGTTTGAATCCGAAAAACTGGCATCCACCATCAAGTTCTCCGGTGACCCGTGGAGTTGAATGGGGCTAAATACTTTGATACAGGGGGTCTGCGGACATGAAAGACATTTTTGCATTTCTAAAAGAGGCACGGCTTGCCATTGGTGAGCGACTTGAGATTTTAGACAATCCCAATGCGTACACGCCACCGGAAGTTGCCAGTGCCCGTAGCCGTGCAGACATCATGTTTGACCGCAGGCAGCAAAAGAAGTACGGCGCAATGATGGCACGGGTGGCAGCAAAGGCATTTGCAAACTCACAACGGAAAAAGAGCGCACAAAAATCCGCACCACAGCGCGATCCGTTTCCGTGGGGCGGCACGGGATATACCCAACGAGCGGGGTGGTGGCATCCCACCAAGCAGTGGTTCACCTTCCTCCATGCCAAAGACGGTTACCATGTCACGCAAATCGTGAAGTCTCCTGCCAAGTTCGGCATTTCAAATACCGAACTGGAACAGGGTCTGCAAGCAGAAGCGGATCGCCGCAATACACACAACTTGCCGCGCTACGGAAATGACGGTGCGGAGCATCCGTGGACGGCAGAAGAAATCAAGAAGGCAATCCTGAAGGAAGACATTGACTTGTCGCACAGTGTGCAGATGCTTGCGTATCAGCGCGGGTGGCTCAAAGTGTACTCGGGAACTCCACAGAACTCACCGTCACTGGAAGGCACCAACGCAGAGTCCATTCGTGCAGCCTTGCGCGAGATCAGCGAAAGCGGTGGCAACTTTGAGGTGGTCGTGGTGGAGCGCGTTGGACTGAAACCATTATCATCGCATTTCAATCGGTACAATCCAAAAGAATGGAGAACCATATCGTGAAGCGATTCGTTTCATATCTTTCCGAAGCCACGGCTAAAATCAACACCACAAAATTCGAAGGTGACTTGGTGAAAGCGTTCAATGACGCTTCATCCGAAGGTGCGGATCGCGGTGCTGCGCTGAAGTACCAAAGCAAAGCCGCAGAAGCCGTTGCGCGTGGCTGTGTAAACAGTATGTTGGTACACATGGACGGCAAGCCGCGATTGGCTTTCCGCATGGCAGGAAAGGCTCCACGCGAAGCACTCACACTTGCGTACACAAGCGGCGGCACAGGAAAGAGCGTGAAGAGCGGCGAACCCAAGACCGATGTGGTGTTCATCACCACGGGTGACAAGTACCGCTGCTCCGTGAAGTACGGCGTGAACGCACAAATCGCGTCTGCACAGACCAACGAAATATACGCAGTGCTTAACGCAGTGTTTAATGGTGGTCGCGGCGCACCCATTGCACGGGCAATTTCGCAGATCATTCTTGAAACAGGCAATGAAGCAGTGTACAAGGCTACGCGCAAGCGGTACGAGAAAATGTACGGCGAAGACGGATTCGATGCACTGCTGTCTCGCGTGACCGGATTCAAGAGCGGAGCAGTCACGCCCACCAAAGCCGAAATAGCGCAAATGAACAAGTTTCTGAGCGTATTGGGCATCAAGGAACGGCTCACGCTTGAGATGAGCGAGTTTATGAACAAGCCCGAGAACCGTGTTGCACTGCTGCGTGAATTCGCAACAGGCGAACGCCGCTTCAACAAGCCCGACTTTATTGCCTCGCATTTCCTTGAGTGGTTCGACAACGGCACGGTGAAGTTTGCCAATGCAGATGAATTCATCCGCAACACTTTGCCGCACTTCAAGTTTTCGCTGCGTGATCGTGGTCGCAAGAGCAGCGCAAGCGGCGGTGGCTCACGCGGCATTGCTGCGCGAATCGACTTCTCGGGCGGAAAGCCACTTGACGAAGCCCGATACACTGAAATCCGCAATCACTTGAATGAAGGCTTAAGCGATTGGTACGCGGCAGCAAAAACCGCAATTGGGCGCGGATGGGACATCTTGGTGTCCGCTGTCCGCAAAATCGTTGATTTCTTTGCAGGACTCTTGAGCGCAGGATTCTCTGCATTCATGGAGTTCTTGGGAATTGAACCAGTTCAAATGTCTTACACTTGGATCTAAAATGAAGTCATTCCGCGCACATCTTCACGAAGCAGTGATCGCATCAACAAAAGCCGTGGCAGGCGCACGAAAGCCACGGGGCTACAAAACCACCGCAGCGAAAACGCTGAAGCGGTTGCGTGACGAAACCACCTATGACGGCAAGGTGTACGCAGCATATGATTCCACTGGTCACGACAATCCCAATGCCCGTTGGCTTGAGAAGTGGGGACTGCCGCCCACAAGCGATGCAAAGACTCTGCGCCAGTACTTGCCCCTGCTGTGGTGGTGGGACAGTGGAAAAATCATTGTCTGGGAAATTCCTCCACACGAAACCGCGAATGTGATACACAACGATATTCCTGAATACAATGTTGCGGCTGAACGATCCGCCAACAAGAACGGTATGCCTGATTACCAAGGTCGCGTTGACCGTTTCCGCAAAACCGTTTCACTCATCTCTGCGTCTACAGGCGATAATCTGCTGCGTGATCGTGCGCTTCAGCGGGGCAAGAACCGCGTGGCAAACAACCTTGCGCGTATGTTCCCCGGCTACACAGTGGTAGACATGGATGTGGAGGGCGCGATATGAAAGGGTTTAGCAATTATCTCACTGAAGCCAAGGAATGGGTGCTGTGGGGACTGCCTCGCGGCAAGCGTGATCGCATCCACGAAAAGATTCTGTACACCCAAGCCAAGAGCGAAGCGGATGTGGAGCGCGTAAAGGCACTCGCTGCCAAGGACGGATGGCATTCATTCCGTGTGCAAGTGCTTGACCTGTCCAAACCGTTCAATGCCAGTGCCGCATTCGGCAAGGCAGTGCGCGAAGGCACAGAACACGGCGACACAGCCAAGCCCAAGCCCGAGTACTTTCGGATGCCGTTCAGCATCAGCGGCAAGATTGTGCAGTTGGTTCCTGTGTTTGATGTTCCCGTGAAGACAAAGAAATACAGAATGACGCGCTTCCGCATTGGAGAGCGTGAAGGGAAGAGTAATAGTCCGCGTGTGGATACTCCCGGTCAGAAAGCGTATGACGCAAAGATGAGCGTGTGGCGGTGGCGTGTTCGCATTCAGACTGATGAAGGCTGGATGCTCATGGGCTACATTGGCACAGCGGATCGCAAGGAAGGCTTGCCGCCCATTCGCTTGGGCGACACCGTTGAAGTCACGGGTTTGAAGTTGTCGCAGATGACAGGCGGAAATCAGATGACCTACGCTGATTCGTGGGTAAAGGGCGGCTACACCACATACTCCGACAAGGCTGTGGACTACCGCTCCGAAACCTTCTCCCGTCAACTGCACGGAAAGGTGAAGCGTAAAGCCGTATGAACACATTCCGTTCATATCTGACCGAACTGTTTGACAAAAAGTTCCAATTGGAACGGATGTCCCGCGACACCTACACTTTCATTGTGCAGGAGAAGCGCGGTCGCTTGTATCCTGTTCCGAGATTCGGAAAGCAACTGGACGATTGGGTGGAAGCCAACTATGTAAACGGGATTGAGCCAACGGTGTACACCTATTCTGTGGACTTCACGGAAATCAGCAGCGGTTGGGTTGAAGGATACGAAGAGTTTTCGCTGTTCTATAATTTGTTGGACACTAAAAACATTTGGGAATTGGGCTTTGAACGCCAACTCACGGAACTACGCCGTATGCCGCCCCGTCCGCGTCCTGTTGGTTCTAAAATCCACGATTACAGCCAATACTACTGGCACTCGTTTGATATAGGATCAGACGAAGACCTGAACTGGCTTGGTGCAGGAGAAGCAGCAGCAATCCTTGGCACGGTAGTGGACGCTACAAAGAAATTCGTTGATGAAGTGAAACCCCGAGGCGTTTTGATTGGCACAAAGAAAGACGCAAATCCTGCGCGTGGTCGCATCTACAAGGCACTGGCTCGTAAAGCCGCCACCGCAGCAGGTGGAAAGGTTTACGACTTGGCGTTTGGGCGTGGAGAAATGGCAGCACCCGCGATTGTGTGGTTTGACAAATCCCACGATCCATTCAAGGATATGCAATGATAGACTTCCGCTCCTACCTTACTGAAGTATTTGACCGTCCGTTGCCTGTGCGCGAAATGAAGCGGATTGGTTACGGTCCCACCACTATTGAAGTCACCTATCAGGCACAGACCGAAAACGGTCAGTACCTGAACATTGACATCAGCAAGATCAAGGTGAGTGGATGGGAAATCAACTTTACGCTTGACGGCTCACACGACCTCACACACGCAGGCAAGCCGTATCGCATACTGGCTACGGTGGTGGAGGCAGTGCGCCTGTTCCTGAAAGACCACATGGAAGCACGGGGTGAACTGCCGAAGGAACTGGACATGGTGTCAAAGACAAGCGAAGGCAAGCGCGATGCTGTCTACAGTGCCATGATGAAGCGATTCGGCAAGGAGTTCGGCTACAAGATTGTGGGAACTAATGTAACAAACCGTTTTTCCAGTGTGGAAAATCAGCGCACCGTGACCACGGCTAAACTGATGAAATGAAATATTAGTTTGGTGCGTGGCACTTTGCAAATGAATAAATAAAGAGACAAGCCATCCCCCCATCGAAAGGATATACCAATGGCATTTACCGCAGGATCAGCCGAACTGGCAAGAGCAAACAAACTTGGAAACATTCTTGGTCACTTGTATGCCTCACACGGCGTAAACTCGACCGGACGCACTGGCGCAGTGGCATTTGAGCGTCAGGCAAAGAAACTGGGCTTCGGAATCACCGGAGTAACCACTGGTAAGGGGTTCCCTCCTTTCGGAACCGCGCCTGTTTCACTTGCGCTCACATCGTCTTTGCAGAATCCCCGTGGTGAAACTGCTGCCAGCGGAATCAATATTGGAGCATTTGAAGGACAGACCCTTGGCATCTATATGCCCAAGTTTGTCCGCAGCGGAGCGGATTTCGATGTGTTCACTTACAGTGGATACACTCTTGGCACCGCGCTTTCTGCGGGAGATTTCCAAGTCAACCTGAACGGTGGCGCAGCCGGAATCACGCTGACATATTTGGACAGAATTGTGTTCAATCCCGGAGAATACCTCACAGTGGGTGTTACTGGTGGTGGCGCAGCCCGACTCACAAACACAGGAGTTCCACTTGGTTACGCTTCGCCATTCGCAAAGGCTGCGGGAACCGGGTTCAGCATTGAAGTTGTGGGAGTGACTCGCGGAACCCGTGGCATCGCAGGCGCAACTTTCGAGAACTACACGGTTTCGGGCTACACCGCAACCATTTACTTTAACTCCACTAGTGGCGGCGGACACACTTGGTCGGTTAACTAAAAATCCAATCAGGGGATCATATGGCTTTACCAAATGATAAGCGTTCATTGCAGGATCGGCTGTCTCGCGTTGCAACCCGAATGGCACAGAAGTTCGGAAATGGCTTGTTCACAGGTGTGACACTTGGGGCGGGTGCAAGCGCGGGTATTCCTGTCAGTGTGCTAGTGAATCGGATCGCGGGCAAAAAGGTTGCTTTGGACAGCCTTGGTAGGGAAAATGCCAGTGCTTTGAGTTTTACTGTTATTAATACTGCCCTTGGAACCACGGCTGCAACGCAAGACCAGTTGATTGCACAAACATATATTCCATCGGCATTGCCGACCGGATTGTATGGTTCTCCTGCTGCTCTTGCTATGTTGGCAAAACTAAAGGCAGGAACCGATAGCGTAGACTTTATTGTTACTGGTGATTCTAATACCAGTTCTCCCGCTGGCGCAGGTTGGGTATTAGGTCTTGCCCGTGGTTTGATTCGTGGTTGTTGCTCGGGAATGTACGCAACACCGCTGTATGCCAGTGGCATTTCTCTGCCGCTTGGTGGTGCTGCTTTTACTTCGGCTTGGTGGAGAAACGATAATGTTATGCCAAGAGTGAATGTAGACGGTTCTGGAAATACATTTGCAGATTTGCGGGATGCTCCTGCTGATGTTCGATCTTTCATGGATTTTACGGGAATGGATGTTGGATTTGCATACGACCGAGGATCAGGAGCAAATATTTATTTGTCTGCGTGTGCATGGTTGCCGAAACCCGGTGCAACTTATATGTACAACGAATACGCAAACATACACGAATTTAATCCAAGCGATGCTGATGTACGAGGAAGTGGAATAGACAGCAGAAATGCTTTAACCTATCGCGTAGTCCACTCTCTTCTTCCCGGAACAGGTGCATCAACCTCTTGTTTGGTGTTGTGGATGGGTGGATTGTCAACCGGAATTGGATATAGTGCAGCATCAGGCATTTCTCCTTATGTTTGGGGACAGCCCGGTGGAAACCCCTATCAAGTAGGAGCCACTGTTTATCCACCATGCACTGGTACAACGGATCGTGGAAGGACATTCAGTGCTTGGGCAGGATTAAATGGCGTAACAGCAAAAACCGTAAGTAAACTAACATGGCCCGCTGATGCAAATCGTGTTGGTGTGTCTCTTTCATATCAGTGGAATCAAAATCAAAGTGCGTTTGGACAAGTTACTGTTCCGAATTATCATACTCTGGGGCCAGTTTGTGTGTTTGTTGAATCCGTTCACTGCAACAAAAAAGGTTGGGCAATTCAGCCCATGATATGCTTGAGTGGTTATACAACTGAAGGAATTGCAAAAGAAGCGGTCAAGTTTGGAAGAACAGACCCTGTTGGTTACAACAATAGCGGAATGAAGACTATTCTTCAAGAAATACGAGAACGCCAGATTGAGGCAGGCGGAAGCGGTAATGTTATTGTGTGGTTGAATAGCGGAATCAACGATGTTGGTGGTACTCCGGGAACCACGGAAACCCAAGCGGCTACTAATTTTCCAATACAAGTAAAAATTCTCGTTGACTCGTATAAAACAAATTGGGACACTCTAGGATACCCGGAAAATGATTTGGCATTTATTATATCGGTAACTCACCCCACAAATCCTGATGACGGAAACATGGATTCATTGAGGGTTGTTGGTAAAAATTATTCAGAAACTCTACCGGATTATTCTGCTTTGTCCTCGTATTCAAATGTGCTATTTGTAGATATTACAAAATTGGGTACCGGATCTTTCGGAACCACCTACGGCGGATTGAGTTTAGGAAATGCGTTCAATGGAAACCGCAATTTCTATCAAACAGCCAGTGGAACTGTTGGAGACTTCCCGGCTCACTTGGATGGAGCGGGAATAACCGGAGGATATTCGTACCTCGGAGAACTGCTCGTTAAACGATGTCTCAGATACACACCGCCAATCTCATAATATCATATGGCAGACACCACTTTTGATTTCGGCTTCACCGCAGTAGATGAGGAAGAACTCCACATCTCTGCTCCGGTGCAGCCGCAACCAGTGGTTTCGGCTGATGCAGTTTCGGCAATCGCGGCTAAACTGGCAGACCTTGAGGTAAAGATTGCCGCAATCAAGCCTGCTTCATCCGCTCAAGTTGCTCGGGTGGAGGAAAAGATTGATCGGGTGCTGAACATGGAACTGGGGGAACTGAATGCATCCCTTCAGCAACAGGGCGAAAGCCTGTCTTCCGTTCTTAACGAGATTGAGGACAGAACCAATGCCATGCGTGACGAGTGCAAAGTCAAGATGGCAGAGGTGGAAGCACTCATTCTGCCCCTTCTAACTAATTTGATGAAGAACCCGCAGAAAGAATATATTCACTGGCCCAAACGCACAGAGAAACTGCAAGCCCAAATCGACAAGATCACCACACTTACACGGAGTTTCGGGGTATGAGCGAAGAATACAAAAGCCTACGCAGCATTATTTTTGAAGTTCAAGCCACAGCAGCCCCGAAGCCATCGGCTCCTGCACAGACTCCTGCCAAGCCTAGCCGTCACAAGCCCGGTGAAGTGTGGAAAACTGCCAGTGGTCGCTTTGGTGCCATGAACAAAGACGGCGAAAAGGACTACGGCTTTGATGACGAGAAGAAAGCCAAGTCATGGGCAGCAGGAACAGGACCTGCAAGCGGTGTAGACCACAGCAAAATGGACACATCGCAGGAAGTGGAATTGGACAAGGACGGAAACGAAAAGAATCCTCAACCACAGGGAGCCGCACAACCGAATGCAGGAAAACCCGCAACAGCAGGACAACCCGGAGCAGGACAGTCCACCCAAAAAGCGCAAGCGGTTCCCGCTAATACGCAGTATCAAGCACAACCGCAAGGTAGCCAAGCGGGTGCAGCGCAAGCCAAGGTAGAGCCACAAGCCAAGGATGAGCATCCTGATGTTGGCGCAGAAAATCCACAAACCGAGTTTGACCCGGAGTTCAAAGAAGACCCCAAGGCTACAGCCGCAGCCAAGACCAAGCGCGATATGCGTAAAGCAAATATCGTGGCAGCGGCTATCAAAGCCAAGAAGTTTGCTGGACCACGCGACACAAAGGAATCGGTCTTTGGTGATCCAAAGAAAGAGCGTATGTTCGTGGACGAACTGAACCACGCTGCGCTTTCGGCTATGCGTGGAGAAAAAGCGTATGACTTTGAGTTGTGTTCACAGGCTTTTGCTGATGTTGGGTTTTGCTTTGATCCCAAGACAAAGAGCGGCGTGTCCAAGGGCATTCCCCGCGACCGTATGCCGCAGTTTTCTTCGCAAGTGGATTCAAGCCGCAAGGACACTCCTGCTTTCAAGGCACTCATGGCAGGAAAGGGTTACACTTCTCCCGATCAGGTCACTCCTGATGATCTGAAGAGCGAAGTCAACATGGAAAAGCAGTACCGCGAGGCTCTTGAAGCAGCGGGCTACACCATTGAAGAACAGGAAGTTCCTGTGACATCACTGAAGCCCATTCAGGGTCAGTTGAAGGGCGAGAAGGTTGCGGGAATGTACGGAACACTGCTTGCTGCACAAGAAGACGAGACTTACGCCAAGCAAGCCGCTCGTCTGCTTGAACCCATCTATGTGAGTGACGGTTATGTGATTGACGGTCACCACCGTTGGGCAGCACAGTGTGCGGTGGACATTGCCAACGGTGGCGGCGCAAACACCACCATGAAGACTCGCACCATCACCAAGGGCGGCAAGCCTGTTCCTGTTGACGAGATCATCGACTTCTCTAATAAGTTCCAAAAGGATATCGGGCTATTGAGTCAGACTCGCGGTGGTGAAACCATCCCCGAGAAGAAGCCTGAAGCAAAAAACGAAAAAACGAAAACAGAGGGATTCTATATGTTTGGAAATTCGCGCAATCGCTTGGTAGAATCGCTGCTTGAAGCCATCAAGATCAAGCGCGACCGCAATCCTCAAATGGGAACAATTAATTACGGAGTGGATCAAGACGATCCCAACCGTTATGTGGGTTCGAATAAGCCCCTGAAGCCTCGCAAAACAGATGCCCGTGGTAATTTGATTTCCAAGCCTGAGTCCAAGAAGAAATCCAAGATGGTCGGCTTGGATGCAAACACCGCGGTAAAACTGGCAACCCAACTCATGTCGGAAATCGACAGCCATCCTGTTGGAACGACATTCGAAATCTACGGCACGAAGAACGGAAAAGACTACACCCTCAAGGTGAAAAAGGTTCGCAAGATGGGTGTTGAATTCTACGAAACCGTTAGCGGTCGCGTGGTTGTACTCAACCCCGCAGGAACCGGACTTCAGGTGCTAGACAAGAAGACTCGTAAGATTGTACTGGATCGCGGAAACGATTACATATGGGATGCCTAAAATGAAAGACTTTAAAGACTTGCGCGACCACGCTTTCAATTCCCTTCAGAGACTGTTTTCTGAAGAGTTTGATGCTGAACTCACCGAAACCAAGATCGTTTTGGATATGCCCAACTTTAGCCGCGAACAAGTCATCGAATATCTTGAAGAAGAAGGTATCGAATGGGAAGAAGGCGAAGACGGCGTAATCTCTATTCTTGATCCTGTTGAAGAAGCAGAGATTGATGTAGAGATTGATGAAGACGAAGAGATTGAAGAGTCTGTGGAAGTGGAAACACAGATGATTAACGAAGCCGCCGCACGGCGCAAGATCGTGGTTCGCAAGGGCAAGAAGCGAATCATCTTCAAGTGTGGTCCGGGCATGATGAAAAAGGGGGCACGCATCTGTGTGCGCCGTCCCGGTTCGCAGTTGCGTAAACTAAAACTCCGCTCAAAGCGTTCTGCTCGGAAGGCTCGTTCCAAGCGGAATGTTTCCAAGCGGCGGCGTAAAATCTCCATGCGTAAACGGCTGTCGTTTGGCTTGCGCCCACGCAAGCATAAATAACAACAGGAGACTACACAATGATTCAATGTGAACGCACCGAAAACGGTGGTCGTATTTCTGTAATGGACAAAAACGCGGAAGCGGTCGTGACATTCACCGTTTCCGATTCCACATCACATCCACTCACGCTACGCATTGTTGAGGAGTCACCCAGTGACGCTCGGCTCCTGCTTGCATTGGCAAACAGCCTGATTGAGCGGTACGAATCGCCTGTTGTGTGGTTGCGAACAGGAAATGCAGAACTCCGATATTCACCGTGGATAGGCAGCGTGTGCAGGCACTCCACACAAAAAGAAGAATCGCTGTACACCCTGCCCTTCAATGCGGGAAAGCCGTTCGGTCGCCTGTGGTCGCTTGCAGAAGCCATGAGCGAGTACTCATTCGTTCGATCACTGGAAGAGGATCTGCAATTCTTCAATCGCTACACCATTCTAGCCCAACTGCGAAAGCACATGAAGCCTTTGGAATTCCTTTCCGTAAAGGAAGAATGCGACTACAGTGTTCAGTGTGCGTGTGTCAAGGCAACGCGATCCATTATTGATCGGGCAAATGAAAATCTATCCGCGACCGGATCACACCGCGAAGCCTTTGAACAGGTTCTGTGCCGGATTGAAGATCAGCAAAAGAACGGCTCGGTTTCTTTTGACAACAAGATTTCATATTTGCATGAGGCAATGGTGGGGATATGCCTGCCGTCCATTGTGCTTTTCGGAACTGGAAACAAATTCACAAAAGCAATAACAGAAGCATTCACCAGTGGAGCCGCTGATTACATTAGTACATCGCAGGCACTACTTGAAACATATGAAGAGTGCCTGAACCATTTGAATGAAGGAAAGTAACCAGTTAGTGTAAAATATTTCAAGTCGGCAACCTACATACTAGAAGGAGAACACTATGGCAAACATGAGAGACATGCTACTGTGGATGCAACAGCAACAGCAGAAGCCCGAATTCGCCGCTGCAAAGAAGTGGCTTGAACGGAACCAAACAGCAATCACGCCCAAGGCAACGCCTGCCAAGGATGTACAGATTGTGGACGAAAAGCCCACAGACAAAGAGTAATACATGAAAACTTTTCATCATGCGTTCGTGAACATCACGGGTGAAATCAATACAATTGAAGAAAACGGATCAAGGCGTTACGCAACACCTCATGGTGTTTTTCCTTCTGTTACCACCGTGACCGGATGGGCAAAGCGTGCTTTCTTTGCCAAGTGGCGGCGCGACAATCCCGAAGAATCCAAGAGGGTCCTGTCTCGCGGCACGAAGGTTCACTCCATAATTGAAGACTACCTGCAAAACCGATTCGAAACCACCCTGCAAGAAGCCAAGGGCACGGAAGAATTGGATATTTTCAATACCATGCAGCCGCACATCGACTGCATCGACAACATCCGCGCAATTGAAGTTGCGCTGTGGTCGAAAAAGGTTGGATTGGCGGGGCGCACAGATTGTATTGCGGAGTACAACGGTGTACTATCTGTGGTGGACTTCAAGACTTCAAAAAATCCAAAAAGTGAAGACGCTATCTCTGATTATTTTACTCAGGGAGCAGCGTATGCGCTCATGTGGCAAGACCTGACAGGGCAGCGCGTGGACAATATCACCATCATTATTGGTGTAAGCAACACGGGCGAATGTCAAGTATTCGAAGCCAAGACTATGGATTGGGTGGAGCCACTGGCTGATGCCATTGCACTTTGGAAGTCCGAACAGGTTTCCGTAGTCTAAATAATGGGGTGAAACCCATGAACTCATTTATTCCCTTCTTGGCGGAATCCCTGCAAAGCACAGGTGGCAAAAATGTCCACTTGGAGCATTTGGAGGACGAAATATTCAATCACGGGTTTGTGGGTTTTTCCAAGTCCATGAATTCCCTGCGCGGTGTGGTGCAGTCGCTGCACGGCAACGACACCGTGCCGTATGATATTTCCGTGAAGTGGGACGGCGCACCCGCAATCATCGTGGGAACCGATCCAAACAACGGCAAGTTCTTCGTGGGCACCAAGAGCGTGTTCAATGTGACACCCAAGGTGAACTACACCGAAGCCGACATTGACCGCAACCATCCGGCAGAAGGCTTGAATGCCAAACTCAAACTGGCTCTCAAGTATTTCAAGTCCTTGCGGATCAGCACCGTGCTGCAAGGCGATCTGCTGTTCGACAAGGATTCGCTCAAGCGTGAAACCATTGACGGCAAGCGGTACATTACTTTCCAACCCAACACCATCAAGTACGCTGTTGATCCCAAGTCCGATTTGGGTGCGCGAATCACTGCTGCGGATATTGGAATTGTGTTCCACACGGAATACGGTGGCAAGAGCATTGCTGACCTGAAAGTTGTCCAGTTCAATCCCGACCTTTCAGGATTGGCAAAGAGCCGCAAGGTGTGGTTCGACAATGCCACCTACCGTTTCTCCAAGGGTAATGGCTTGTTTAGTGCCACGGATATTGCCCACATCAATTCACAAATTGATGGAATCATCAAAGACGGAATTGCACTAAAGTCTGCCATGAATGCGGTTGCCAAGAACACCGCACTGGTAGCAGAAATCAAGACTTACTTTAACGGAATCATCCGTGCAGGACGGGAGTTGGGAGACACCAACGAACTTATTGCGTTCATCTCTGCAAAGATTGACGCAAAGCGCAAAGCGCGCAAATCAAAAGTTCCCGCTAAAACTCCCACGCCTACACTGGATTACATCCGCAACAACCGCAACCAAATCAATCGGTTGTTTGCCCTACATAATCGTGTAGCCATGCTGAAGAAGCATGTACTAGCAAAACTGTCTGCCTTGACCACGGAGTTTGGTACTTTTGTGCAGAAGGGCGACAAGTATGTGGCAACGGTTCCCGAAGGATTCGTTGCAATAGATCGTATGAGTAACGATGCAGTCAAATTGGTTGATCGCATCGAATTCTCAAAGGCAAATTTCACGCTGTCCAAGGCGTGGAAACAGTAAAGAGTTGGTGCATTTGAAGTGCATTGCGGGAGGTGATCCAAAGTGGCTAAATCTTTAAAAGATCCACGACGAAGCAAAACTATCGTAGTTGCTTTCGGTCGTTTTCAGCCACCAACTTCAGGGCACCAACTCTTGTTCGACAAGGTGGTTGACACAGCGAGAAAGATGGGAGCCGAACACGCGATTGGTTTCAGTCGCAGTCAGGATCCCAAAAAGAATCCACTGTCGCCATCTCGTAAATACTATTGGTTGAAACGCCTTTTTCCGGGAGTTAATTTCCTGAATGCGGACACCATCCGCACACCGTTTGACTTGATTTACTATTTGGCAGATCAGGGCTACGATCATGTTGTGTTTGTGGGGGGAGAAGACCGCAGCGAGGATTACGATGACAGCGTAATCAAGAAATTGATGAAGCATCCTGATCCAAAGAAACGGCTCAAACTCAAAAAGTACGATTTCATCATGGCAGGAAAGCGCGATGCCAATGCATCGGGCGTGAGAGGCATGAGCGCAAGCAAGATGCGCGAAGCCGTTGCTCAAAACGATATGAAGGCATTTGCAAGTGGAATGCCCCGCGAAGTAAAGAAGGACGACACCAAGCGGCTGTTTGATGACATCAAGCGCGGAATGCGCGGCAGCATGAAGGAAGAAATGGACTTCAGCGAATTGTATACCGCCGCTGCCAAGAACATTCTTGAAAGCGACAAGAAAAAGCGCAGACCTCCCACCCCCGGTCAAACGGGAGGATTCTCCAAGCACAACACCCAGTTCCCCACGCCGCCGTGCAAGATTGACGAAGACTTGGGCGATTGGTTCAAGCAGAAGTGGGTAAACATTGGCGGCAAGAAAGACCCCAAGACCGGAGAGTATCCGCCGTGTGGTCGCAAAAGCGCAAGCGAAGGCGGCGCGTACCCCAAGTGCCGTCCGCTGCACAAGGTGGGCAAGACCCCCGAAACCGTTGGCGAGATGACTCCCAAGGAACGCAAGGCTGCTGTGTCCCAAAAGCGCAGAGCCGAATCCAAAGCCTCCAAGAGCGGCAAGGGCAACAAGCCAGTGGTGGTAAGCCACAAGTCTTTGGGTGAAGACGCATCGTGCCCACGCACCCCGCAAAACAATGCCGAAAACACATGGGTGGCAGTCAAGGGCGGAAGAGTGTATTTTTATATTGGTCGATGCAGCCAACCGTATCAAATATTTGCAAATGACGCGGTATCGGCTATCCGGTACGGTGAAGAAATCTATGTGACCCTGAAAAACGGCAAGACCGCAATCTATCGAATCAACAACGGCAGGACAGTTTACGGTCCTGTTCGCATGACCTGACGGCAATATTTCACGGTCTAAATAAAGAAAAGAGCCTTCTTAAAGGAATCAACCGCATGGATACTGCTATCAAGTCCAAACTACAGACACTGCTCCGCTTGGGTCTAGTGTCGAAAAACAATATGCGCCGCGTCATCACCATGATGCAAGACCCCGAGCGATACGCCAAGAGTCCCGCGTACCGCACCGTGATGCAGGAACTCCTAGTGGATGTGGTTGACACAATCCTGAACAATCGCACCGTGTACAACGCTGTCCGTGCCACCTTGAGCCACGAAAAGGGCATCAAAGACGATGCGGATATGTACGCAGGCAGCACACAGAAGATTGGTGAGAGCGTTGAAACCAGCCGAGCCAATGTGCTGTTCCGCAGTGGATTGGTTGACAAGGAAAAGGTGACTGCTGCTCGTAAGGCTTTCTCGTCCAAGAGCAACATGAAAAAGATGGCTGTGGGCAAGGTGTACCGCGAAATGATGATTGACCTGTTGGATTCAATGGTCAAGAAGATCACAGGCAACCCTACCCTGTTCAACGCATTCAAGCGCACGATGGGTGATGCCGCAAACATCGAAGAGTCTTTTGACTATGCCTGCGCTGAAAGCATTGCACTGGTTGGACTTGACGAAACCGCTCAAGAAATTCTTGAAGCCAACAAGCCCACCAATCCAAGCCTGTGGTCGCAAGCCAAGGCTGCTGCCAAGAGCAAGTTTGATGTGTACCCTTCGGCTTATGCCAACGGATGGGCAGTCAAGTGGTACAACTCCAAGGGCGGCGGATGGAAGAGTGTGAGCGAAGGCAAGTCGTTCTTCCAAATGCGCTCGGATATTGAAGAAGCGTGGGAAGGTTCCCCGGCTCAAGCCAAACTAAAGAAAGCCAAAGCCGATTACGCAGCACACGCTGCGGAAATCAAGAAGCCTGTTCCTCCTGCGCGTGGCTCCACCAATCCACTGGCTCGTCAGGACACCAAGAGCGGCAAGATGTCGTGGGCAGCAGATCGGCGCAAGAAGTCTGGCAGTGGCAGCAAGAGAGCATCCGATGCAGACTATCGTTCTGAAACCACATCGGACTAAACCATGATACAGAAGCGCGGCAACAAATTCGTAGTCACCGACAAGAGCGGAACCAAAGTATTGGGAACTCATCCTTCCAAGGAAAAAGCAGCCAAGCAACTCGCTGCAATTGAAATTTCAAAGGCAAAACATATGCAACACGAAAACAAGTCGTTCAAGGCGTTCCGCAGCACCCTCAACGAGAGCGAGTACTCGGAAGTTCTTACCGGATACGGCAACCGCTCCGCTCACAAGGACGGCGCAGGTCTGCACCACATTCACTCTGCGGGTGCGCTCAACGGCGTGAATGCCATGCTGTCCACCATTTCCCGTGCCACCTACCTTGATCCCAACGAAGCCCTGCTCAAGATGAAGGTTCGCCTGAATGTTGTGCAACTGGACTTTGATTGGCGACCGGGAATGCTCCTGCAAGGCGTTGGCTCGTATGACATCACTGTCAAGCAGTTTGGTCGCGTTGACGGTTACGATGCGCTGACCGGACAGATTCGCTTTGACGGCAAGGCTAACCCAACAGGTGGCTACACCGAACTCAATCTCCACATTGATGTGGAACTGAATCCCGATTCGCTGTATGTGGTGAGCGCGAAACTCGCTCCCGCTGCTCCTGTTGTGGCAGAAGAAGTAGAGCAGGTGGACGAAGACAAGAAGATGGGTGTGTACAGCCACGACAGCGAAGAAGAGAAGAAGGCTGAAAAGAAGAAGAGCAAGAGCGAAAAGCCTTCCATGTACGAAGAAACCGAGCAGTTGGATGAAGTGTCGCCTCCCGACATGGAGAAGATGACAGGCTCCAAGAAGACCAAGGCTTCGTTCACCAAGCAGTACGGCAAGCGTGGCAAGAGCGTCATGTATGCTACCGCTTGGAAACTGCACAACAAGAAGATGCAGAAGGAAGAAACCGAACTGGACGAAGCCAAGAAGAAGTTGACCAAGGATCAGTTGGCAACCATTCGTCCGGGCATGGGCAAGCCTGCCACGAAGCCTGTAAAGGAAGAAGCAGAACTGGACGAGATGGCACAGACCGCTTCCCGTCAGAAAGAAATGGAGCGCAAGATTGCCAAGCAAGACGACCGTGCTGATCGCGCTTACACCACCAAAATGAATTCCCCTTCTTACAAGAAGGCAAAAGCAGCAGAAAAGCGTCTTGATAAGACTGAAAAAAAGGTGAATGCTCTGTTGGCACAAGATCGCAAGGAATATGATTCGCCCCGCACCTACGGTCGCGGTGGCAAACTGGTGAAGCGTGGCAGTCGCGCTGAAGTGAAGGAAGAGATTGAGGCAATTGAGGAAATGCACAAAGTGGGAGATACCGTCAAGGTTCCCCACAAGGGCAAGATGGTGAAGGGCAAGATCGTGCGCCACGACAACGGTGGCAGCAGCAAGGCAGCGCAGCACGGTGGCGGCTATGTGGTTGATGTTGGCGAGTACAGCAGCATCACCGTTCCTCACCACAAGATCGTGAAGGAAGAGTGGAAGTCTCTCAAGAAGACCAAAGCCGACTTGAATGCCATTCGTGCAAGCGGCAAGAAGGTAAGCGTTCAGCACGGCGAAGGCGATACCCTGTACCGCGTTTCCAAAGCCAAGAAGTCTGTCAAGGAAGAAGCAGAGCAGATTGACGAGTTGAGCAAGGCAACAAAGGACGCATATGTTGCCAAGCGCGGTTCACAACTGCAACGCATGACTACTGGACTTGATAGATACCGCAATCTTCTGACAGGCAAGCAGCAAGCCAATGCCGTGAAGGGCATCAAGCGGGCTATGGGTGTACAGGAAGAACTTGTTGGCGGTCAAAAGAAACTGGATGTCAACAAGAACAAGAAACTGGACGCACAGGACTTTGCCCTGCTTCGTGCCAAAAAGAAGACCGTGAAGGAAGAGACTGTGGAGGAAGGCAAGAAGTTCAAGGCGTGGACTCCCCGCTTGGACAAACTCATGGCAAACCGTGACGCGGTTCGCAGCAAGCCCAAGAAGAGCATCCTGACCCAAAAGGTGGAGGGGGGCAAGAAGATTGGTGCGGCTCGTCCCATCGCTGCGGTCAAGGAAGAAGCCGCTGCCAAGGCAAAGAAGCCCGCGCCAAAGGCTGATCCACACGCAGGCGCAAGAACCGAAATCGGAAAGCAAAAGTCCATCAAGCGTATGCTTGACAAGCACGGAATGCGTTGGTGATGAAGGGCTTCTGCGAATATTTTCGCAAAAGTAATTACGACCAATCAGTGTCGGAAGGCATTTTCATTGGTCAAGGATCGCAATTGCAGGATCCCATTCCCGGAACGCAAATTACAGATACTGATTTGACTCCCAAGCAAAAGCAAAACAAATTCAAGAAAAAGAACGCGCAACGGGAACGCTGAAAACAACCCCTCTTCGTCATGGACTTTAAGAAACTCAACCGCGACAATTTCTTGTTATATGCAATGGGAGAATACACCAATCCCCAGTGTGAGGGTATGCGTGAGTTTCAGGAAGACCTGAACCGCATCAAATATGTAAAGCGGCTTCTTAAAAAATACAACCGCAGCGGCAAGATCCGACCCATCTTGTTGCTGAATCACCTTACCATTTTGGGTAATGTGTTTACGCCCCGTGTAGCCTCGCGTCTGTTATTTTTTAAACTAGACGAACCTCTGTATCCGGCTTTAAAGACGACACTCCTATTTTTGAACTACATAGGAGAGGGCATGGTATTGGACGAAAAGGACATGGATGCCATTCCGCTAGACGGAAGGCTAGCGGAGGCTCTACGGAGCCTTTAAGGAGGGTTTATGGGCAAACTAAAGCGGTTCGCTGCGTTCATGGAACAAGACGGTGGTTTGCCCACAAGCGCACCCACCAACACTGTTGGCAATCAGAAAATCGCAGGGCTTGGAAGTGACTTTCCTCCCGTCCCTGCCAAGAACAAACTCACTAAAACAAATATTCGCCGCCGTAGACTTCCCAAAACCTAAATAATAGTGTACACCGTTTCAGAAAGGAAGTGGCGTGAATGATTAGTTCCGAACTTATTTCTTTGGTTGGTGGCGCGGCTACAGGATTCCTGTTTCGATACATGGCTCAAAAGAGTCAGGATCAGAAGGAAATCTTTGAACGCCTCATAGCGGCAAACAAGCAGACCACCGAGAATCAGGACAAAGCCGCCCTGCGAGTCCCACTGGACACAGGCAAGGGCATTCGCCAACTCATCGTACTGTCTGTGCTGTTTGCCACCTTGATGGCTCCCTTCATCCTGCCGTTCTTTGGTCTGCCCACTTTCGTGGAAGTGGACGCAACCACGCCCGAGGGACTGTTTGGGCTTATCCCGCAGTCCACCCGCAAGTATTTCGTGGAGATCAACGGCTTCCTGTTTGCGTCTGAAACTCGTCAAATCTTGGTGAGCATCGTAGGATTCTACTTTGGTTCAGCCGCTGCTTCCAACAAGTCTTAAGGAGAAGCCATGCGTAAACTAGCATACACCCTGTCTCTTCTCTGCCTCGCAGCGTGCAACACCGCACCCGCTATTGTTCCTGACACCACATCAGATAGCCCTGTCATGCTGAAACTCAAGCACGACATTCTGAACGGCGACAAGATTGGTCAAAACTGGGGATGGGTGCTGTGGTATGTGCCCATCCTGTTGATGATTCTTGCGTGGGTTTGGAAGGAATTCATCAACAAGCCCCTGCACCTTGACGACAAGACAGACAGCGAAACAGAGAAGCCCAAGGCTACAGACACTCAGCCCCCTGCTCCAACAGTTTAATCGTCTTCTATTCCGGGACGCAGTGTGTCGTACATCTTCTTGCAAATATAGTACGAATCCACAATATCCGCAACAGGACTAACGCACTCTTGACGCTTCGGTGTCAAGAGTGTTTTTAAATCCACTCCTGTTTCGTGTGTCCACGCAGAGTACATGGCATTCTTGTCTGCATTGCCCTTGGTGGTGGCATACTTTTTTACTTCGGTAGGCGGAATGATAGTGACAGGTATTCCCAACTGGTACAGTTTATATTTGAGTATGCCCGTGTTTTCTGCGATATTGAACACCCGTCCGCTTGCAGAATACGCATACCCTTCAAGGGCTACATGGGTGCAGCCCATCACAATGTCCAGTGCCCAATCAGCAATGGTTTCGTAGCGGTGTTGGTCGCTGTCCCAATCACTCAACCGCTCTCCAAAAATATTCAGGGTGCGGATCTCGCTTTGCCGCTTGTTGTCTGTCAGGAAATAGAAGGAGCAACCGCTGTACGAAAAAACTCCTGTTGCGTTTGCACGAAACAAGCATATTGCAGGACCGCAAAGAGAATAATCAATTCCTGCTATAACCATACAAGTATGTATGGCATGGGTTATAAATACGGTACAGGAGGACTCAATATGAGCGAAGAAAACTACAACGAAACCGTGCTGATTCCTCTTCTTGAGAAGAAGGTTCACGATCTGACCACTGCCAACATCTTGGCAGAAGCCCGCCTTCAGATTGCACTAAAGGAAAAGGCAGAACTGCAAAAGCAGTTGGCAGAACAGACAGCAGAACCCGTATCATCCACGGTATCGTGAGCAAGACCCCCTTTCGGGGGTCTTTTCATATGTGGAGCAGTCTTCCCAACAGGATGCCCACAAGAAAACTGCAAGCACCAATTAGGGCGCGTTGTGTCTTGGTTAATTGCATCCTATTTCCTCCAGTATCCAATCCCGGAACAAGTCAAGGCGAGTGGCAGAGTTTTCGTATAGTTGTCCGTTTACTATTGCGAATGATGCCACAATGCCAATCAGATTTCCGTCTGCGTCTACCACCGCTCCACCGGAATCACCAAACCAAATCGTGCCACGAATGGGCAGGAATTTGAATACGGTTGGATCTTCTATTATGGTTCCAAAGTAAAAAAATACGCCGGGGTTGCTGTGTCGCCGGATGCCTCCACCGTATCCTATTACGCTTAAAGGCTGTCCACGCTCGTATTGGTATTCCTTGCCCACCAAAGGCATTGTGGGGGCAGCGCAGGGCTTTTCTAGGTGTGCCACGGCAAGATCACAGAACACCGTTTCGCCTATTTTGTAGCGTGGATGCAGGGTATATTTGGAAATGCGGTGGCACTCGCCCTGTGTCACAAACCACACAGCAGAGCCGTCTTCCACGCAGTGTCCCGCTGTGAGTATTTCAGTTGGGGTAACAAGAACCGCGCTGCCAATTGTGTTTCCTTCTTCACCCTCCAAGTGTCCAACCGCAGGATCTGCGGCATCGTCCAAAGGCGAGAAGCCCCGCATGAAGAGTTGAGTCTCCACGGGGGCTTCTCGCTTTGGTTCAGTCACCCCGCTCTTCGGCGGGGGTGCGCTCTTAGGCGCAGAGGGAGCGATATCTGTAACACAGGCTTGCAGCAAGACGAGTGCTAGAGCCGCGAGAAGAGAATTTACTACACCTCTCTTCATACAAATATCTAGACCAGTTTACGATATAAAAATTCTCATTTTCTTAAATGAAACAGCCCCCAGTTACGGGGGCTGCTCATACTGGATGGCGCGGTGAATTACTGTGAAGTCAAGTCCACGACCTCGCAGACACCCGCACTGCACGCAAAGGTCTGCGTACCCTTGGTGGTGTCTTCCTTCTCGTACTGGGTCAACTTGCTCCAATCAATGGACTGTGGCAGTTTAGCCGCAGCGGCTTCGTACTGCTCCGCTGTGCAGTCCTGATACGGAGCCTGCTGATAGGTGTGGTCAGAGTGCGGCAGGAACGAAATGCCGCTGATCTCGTCAAAGTGCGCGTACACCCACGCACCCACCGCCATCCACTCATGCTCCTTGACCGTCACGGTGATGCTTGGCTTGTGTTCGCACCAGTGACGCTGATAGGTAAGCCACAACTCAAGGTGTTCAATAGCCGTCATGTCGTTGCGCGTCACCGATCCCACAGCCTTCTGCGGGAACGAGAACACCATTGTGTGGTCGGGGCGCATGACACACGGCTCCGCAGGGAAGCCCTTGTCAATCATAAACTGACACATGGGGTCTTTGCGGTCTGCACGAACAGTGCGAATGTAGTACTCCGAGTGACGGGCGTGGATGCCGCTAGCCGCATCAGTCAACTGCGACACCGTGCCGCTTGGCTTCACGCAAGTAATAGCCGCTGCGGGGTTGATGCCAATCCGCTTTGCCCACTCCTTGTTGACCGCAACCGCATCCGCCTTCAGCGTTTCAAGCAGCACATTCAGATTGTCGCCCTGTGTACGCATCAGTTTGTTGTCAAGAATGCCTGTGAGCGAAACACCAAGCAAGCACTCTTCTTCACAATTCTTCCGCCACTCACTGCTGAGGTACGGGAAGTTCGTGAGAGAAGCCTGCCAAGTACCAAGAATTGCAGCAAGGCGAGTCTTGCGCTTCAGGGTATCAGGCGTGTCGTCTGCGCGAACAATGACTTCGCTCAGATTGCAGAACTCCTTGTCGCGCAGAATGATCTCGGAGCAGGGGTTTGTGCCGAACTCGTATGAAGGATCACGGCGGTCGCCCAGTTTCTCCACGGTCTTCTGACACGCTTCGCGGTTGAACAGTCCACGCTCACCGCTCTTGGACTTGTACAGCGAAACCCACTCCTCCATGAATGTGCCGATCTCGGGCTTCTCCTTGAAGGCAACAGAGTTGTTGGCTAGTGCCCGTTGTGGATTTTCCAACCACCACTGTCCCACCTTAGCATCACGCATCCGTTCGTCCGTGAGATTGGAAAGCGAGATAAGAGCCGATCTACGGACTCCACCGACAACGACAATCTCTGCAATCTTACAGATAATGTCGTGGCATTCAATAGAGGTGAGTTTGCGACCAGCACTCTTCTTAAAAGTACTGACGGTAAATCGGAAGAGGTCTTCCAGTGGCTGCGGTCCACTTGCGCGTCCACCGAAAGTCTTGAGGCGCGCACCAAGAGGACGAATGTGAGACAAGTCCCATCGGGGGATTTGACCTCCAATAAGTAGGGACACCAGTTCTCGGTAGGCTTTTGCCCAACCTTCTTTGGAGTCCTTGACCACAATAAGTGTATCGCTGTGCGTAAACTCTTCAGCAATTGTAGGAAGTTTTTCAACATACTGCCTCTCCACGCTAAAGCCTACACCTGTTCCGCACATGAGAACATACAGGATCTCATCAAATGCGCGAACCTTGTTGACCGCAACATAGGAGCAGTTGTAACCAGCGGTGTTGTCACGCTTGAGGGCTTCCCCTGCGGTCATCAGCGACCGCATGGACGGCATGACTTCAAGATTCAGGACTGCTTCACGAAGTTCTTCACGGACTGCCTTATTTATCTTCACGCCCTTGTCGGCAAAATGCTCGTCAAAGAAACGGAAGTAACGGTCAACCGTTTCCTCCCAAGTCTCGCGCCGCATTTCAGAATCAAGCCAACGACTGTAGCGTGAAAGATGGATGAAAGATTGATAGAGTGTTGGCAGTTGCTTCATGTGTAACTCCTTGGTTATTAGGTAGAGTATGTAGAGCGAATCATAACATAAAGGGGGGCTTTCGCCCCCCTAAAGTATTGAAAACAGTATTTGGGTTATGCAGTTAAAAAATCTGTTCCTGCTGTCACCGCAGCGTGGAACCCTGTCAAGTCTGTGCCACAGTTCTGTATGTAATTTCGTTTCAACATGATTCCAAGCACACGAATTGAACACTGCACGGATTGTATTTTTTCTTCGTCTTTTTGTTGTGCGGAAACTATGGTGTTGATGGAATCAGCATGTGATTGCATCACGGACAGGTGGCGTTCGGTTCTTTGTTCTGGTGTTTCTGTCATTTTATGTATTAGAGGGAATAGAACAATCCGAAGGTGTCAAGAGTGGTGTTGGAATCGCTTACATTTGTTACTGTTACCCACGGATTAACCGTGCTACCAAAACCGTCTGCCCCGAATGTGACATACTGGTTGTTTGAAACCGTGAATGTGGTTCCCGACGAAATGTATTGTGCAACCGTGTCATACGGTCCAAGAAAGATATCGAAATCTCCGCTGCCAATTGCTCCTGCTGTGCTGCTCACATAGTAGTACAGATCACCTTCAGCCATGTTGTAGTCAACTTTTACAGTTATTGTTGTGTTTATTCCCGTGATCTGTCTTTCGCTATAGGTGAAAGCCCCCAACATTTCCGAGAATCCAACGTTTGACCAATTCACGGCATTTGGTGTTACATCGGTTGTACTGATGATGGTGTTGGCGTGACCACGAAGACCAATTAAATGTCTCATGCCAGATTTCCTGCTAGATTGAACACATTGCTGCTGTACGAAACAACTGACGCAGAACCGTGCTGTCCAGCGATCTTTCTCAGCGATGTATACGAGTTGAGAGTAACACCGGAAGCAGCAGTAAAGCCGACCTGACCAGCACCAAGTTGAATCACGGTCACGCTGTACCCCACAGGAAGTCCTGAAGGAACCGTTGCAGTTATGCCACTGGCGTTGTTCATGGTTATCACTTTTCCGTTGTCAGTTGCAAGGAAAGTGTATGTGGTTCCGGTGAGTGTCCTGATGCCCCCGCCAGCCAACATGAAAGCGTCAGCAGAAACACCACCACTGACACCAACGATTCCGTTTCCGGGCTGAACAAAAATTCCGCTTGTTCCGCCGCTTACGATGTTCGCGTTTGTGCGATCATGCTCAAATCGCACGAAATCGTTTGCGCTTGCGTTGCCGTTGGCGTAGATGTACAGGTTGGGATTACTGTGCTTGGTTGCAGGACTGCGGTTTGCAGTACCTTCCGATCCGAATCCAACAATCGCATACGCACCGCTGTTGTTCACGCCGTCGCAGTACGCACCAAACTGTGCGGTATCGTTTCCAGTGGATGTTCTTTGGAATCTGTACTGTCCGTCAGAACCCAACTGGAAGAATGTGTCGTTGTTGATTGTCAGCGGAGCATCGAATCGGAAGTTTCCGCCCGTGTTCTTGAGTCCATCGGATGTGCGGATAGTGCCCATGATGACACCGTAACTCCACGATGTCATGTCAAAATAAATTCCGAATGCCGTTGATCCCGCAGGAGCAGGCATGAGGTCAAGTTGACCGTTCGTGGTATTCCGAATGTACTCTGCGTTTGCAAACACTGCGCTGTTGGAGAAAGCAGCAGTGGCTCCAAATGTAATTCCACCCGCAGCGGAGATTCCGCTGTTGAATGTCTGTAGTGCGGTAAAGGTGTTGGCTTGTGCAGCACATACACCGCCCACGGCTCCCGTGAGTCCATTGAACGAAGTAACAGCAGTGGTTGCAGCGGTGGAGCCGTTCACTGTCCCCATCAACTGGTTTGTCAGCGCAATCGTGCCTGAAGCGTCCTGTATGTTCAGGGTTCTGTCTGCGGTGAAATAGGTGCTAGGCTGAATGGTTACAGATGCTGTAAGTGGCTCGAAATTACCATCGTTTGTATTGAGTTTAATACTTGTGCTAAAAGCAGTTGCCGTATCGGAATTAATATCAACTACACCACTAGCAGACCATAGTTTTAATGGATCAGTCGTTTGAACACCAAGCACAATAGCATTGTAACCAGACACAGAAATACCACTACTTGTCACTCCCTTGATGGTGAGGGGAGCCTGTGTGGTTGTAATGCTCTTGGCAGCGGTTCCGTTGAACTTGATATCACCAGTAGTGTTCAGCGTACCTGCAAGAGTCATGCCACCCGCAGCACTGATGCCCAAAGTCATGGTCTGCAAACCAGTGAAAGTGTTTGCACCCAGTGATGCGCCTGTGACTGCACCTGTGCGCCCGTTGAAGGACTGAACACCTATGTTTGTAATAGTGACAGAACCAGTGGCTCCGCTAACCGATATTCCTGTTCCTGCCACAGCAGCCGACACACCTTGTACTGCGCCCGTCAATCCGTTGAATGAGTGGACACCAGTATTGGATACCACAACCGCACCTGTGGTGGGAGAAACCAATACTCCGTTTCCCGATCCTGAAACAGAAGAAACTGCTCCACCACCAGTGTTGCCGAAACACAGCCCGTTGATATAGTTCTTTACCGCTGCGGCTGTGGGAATCTTGTAGGTAATGCCTGCGGCAATGTCTGCGCTCAATCCGCTGATGGGCGCACCAACCCACTCTGCCGTTATACCGTACCCCAAGCCGATATGGAAGGTGTGCAGCGTGGTTTCAAATACTGGTTCTGCCAAGGTGATTCCCGATCCTGCGGTGGGGAAGGACGAGCCTCGGCGGAATGTGATCTGTGTTGCCATAGTTGTGTCCTAATAGTGCGTACAGTATTTAGGTGTAGGTTCCACCGTCCACAATGGTCAGATTTGTTGAAATAAGTGCCACCATATCAGAAAATGTGACACCGCCTTCAGATCCTCCGCTTGAAGACATAAGAAAACTATTAGTTGTTAGTGGGGCAATATCAACAGTACTGATTGTTTTCGTGTACGGAAGAAAGTAACCCAAGAAGTTTGAAATGTTTGTAAGATACGGCGGATTTGTCCCGTTCTTGTCTTGGAACAGCATCAAGTCTGTTCCTGCTTGATATCCCGAGGAAGGAACATTTGCTATGGCTGTAAAAGTTGTGCCACCCTTAATGTAGTCAATGCCAAAAGATATACCATTGCTGCCAGTGGTGTGTGTGATTCCTCTACCACCCCGAAACTCAATCGCACCCGTCAAGCCGTTAGCGGAAGACACATAGTCCGTGGGGGTGGCTCCTGTGGGACCAGTCGGTCCTGTGGGACCAACTTGCGTGTACATGACCTGTTGTGCAGTGAATATGACCGCAGGAGACACCGAATGCACAGGGGATGTGCCTTCGGGAAGTGTGCCAAGCAGCACATTCGTTGAATTGGTGTGCCAATACAATTCAACATAATCGTTTGCGTTCAGTGGCAGCATCCAGTTCCAAGACGGCAGTGCTGCGCCAGTGATATCTGAATGCTTTCCTATTACTGTTATGGTACCCGCAGTATCGGGAATGTTGTTTCCGTTTTTCTTCAGCCAGAATGTGGCTTCGTGTTCTTGGTTGTTCTCGGTATTGAAAACCTGTGCAGAGAACTGTAGGTTGTACACTCCTGTGCTTTGGAAGGTGATCTTGCTGCCGTCAACCACCGTTACACCATTGTTCTGCGGGTCACTGTTGTTGAATGTGATGCCGTAAGCAGTAGTGGTGCTTACTACGGTTTTTTTGCCTGTATCCCAAAACGATCCCCAGTATCCAAGCGCACCGCCTGCACCCGTTGCACCCGCAGAACCAGTGGGACCAGTGGGACCAGTGACACCGCTTCCACCGCCTCCCTGAATGTTCACGATGAGTTTGCCGCCCACCCCGTTTTCTTTGGTGACGGAAGCCACACCCGAGCCAGTGAAGTTTATGCCACGCACATCGGGTGTGATTTTCACCCCATTGTGGTACACAGCCACCTTGCCGCCGCCACCTGTGGAAGCAAGCCAGCCCATGTCCTGCGGCGAAACCTTGCCACCGCCCATGATCTTCTTCAGAATCTTGTCAAGGCGTTCTTCGTCAATGGAAACAGACTTGTCTTCCGCGTTGTACACCAACGGGAACTTGGCGGAAAGGAGTCCGGGTTCGCCCTGCTCCCCCGGATCTCCCTTGTCGCCTTTTGTTCCTGCGGCACCGGGTTCTCCCTTTAGCCCCCGTTCGCCTTTTTCGCCCCGGTCGCCCTTCTCGCCTTTCGCACCGGGCTTGCCGTCTTTGCCGTCTGCTCCGGGCTTGCCCGGAAGCCCATCACGCCCCGGATTGCCGCGATCACCCTTCTCACCGCGTTCACCGCGAGGGCCCACTTCTCCTCTATCACCCTTCTCACCCGGTCTTCCATGCTCTCCCGGTTCGCCTTGATTGCCTTTTTCGCCGTTTTCGCCTTTGTCACCGCGTTCTCCTTTTTCTCCCCGTTCTCCGGGTTCTCCTTTTTCGCCCTGTTCACCCTGAATGCCCGGTTGTCCCGTTTCACCGGGAACCCCCTGCGCTCCGGGTTCGCCCGGATCACCCTTCTCGCCGCGTTCGCCGCGCTCTCCCCGATCACCGCGCTCTCCCTTGTCGGGAGCAATAGCAGCAATTTCGGAAAGAACTGTAGCCAAACCCTTGCGGAATTGCTTGAATTCACCTTCCGTAATAAACACCGGAGGCGCAGGAGGGGGAGTGTACTCCTCACCCTCTGACAGCACCACCGTCTGTGGTGGTGTTTCCCGGTATTCAAAAATAGTGTTGACCACGCTGACATCAGCGGACAGAATCACTGCTCTACCGTGGGGGTCAAGAAAACAAGTTTCCCCAATGCCTTCGCCAATTTTCAAAATATAAGGATCGTGGCGGCGCGATTCGCCTTCGGGAATATATGTAAACACATCCCCAACCGCGTATTCCGTGCCTTTGATCCGATGGGTCAGCGCAAAACGGGATCCAAACCCATAATGCCCCTCCGAAAACGGTAGGGGCTTAGAAGCCGATGGGACGGCTTTAGGGGTTGAAAAACGCTTAAACTGTTCCATCCCTTTATGTAGGACGACCAGTTAGTGCCTTCCAAGAGTGCGGAAACAGCGGAGCAATGATTTCCGAGATTGCTCCTGCGTACTGCTGCACTTCCCATTGGGCATGGGCATCAATCCGCTGTGCGTAGATCCGGGCAAAAGCCGAAAGCGAACCCGTCCACCACCACTCGGTGTATGTGCCTTGCGGCAGAACGCTTCGGGCTTGCTCGGGAGCAACGCCACGCAGAATCAGTTGATCGTACACATACTCTGCTTGCTTTATCACGCCCATGTACATCTCGTCCAGTTCGTGCGTGATCTCGCCACGAATGAAATCGCTGCTGCCCTGCTTGGCTCCGTCTGTGGGTGCGGCTCTCCACTCGGGGTTGTAGAACTGTGGGGTGTCCTTGACATAACGCCGGGACACTTCATTTTCGACCATTCCAACTTTGTGCTTGAAAAGTTGGGTGCGGACAAAGATGGGAGCCTTGATCCGCAGGGTGATCTGTGGATGCGCGAACGGAGTCCAGTGCTTGTGCTTGGCAAGGTACGCGATCAGTTTCTCGTCCCGTGGATCCATGTGCTTTTCGTGGAACTTCAATTCCGAATCCATGTAGTCGCCTTCCCACTTGCTTTCCTTGTTAAAGGAAACGCGGGCAGCGTTTACAACGGTGAGATCATCACCCATGTGCGAAACATATTCAACAAAACCGCAATTGAGTACAGGCACGAATGCCTTTTCACTTTCCGCCATTCTGTGATTCCAGTTCTGCTATTTTTGCATTTAGCCGCTTGATTTCTTCAGCAGCACAAATAAGGGTGTCTTGAATCTCATTCCAAAACGAAAACATCTGTGACATGGACGCTGCTTCCACACGGGTCAGCACAGGCATCTGACTTATACGATCAAGCAGTAGTTTGGTTACTTGCTCGTTGCAGTAATCGTTTATGTCATTTAGTCTGTATTCACTCATCGTCTTCGTTGTATTCTTCGATTTCTTCGGTGATGTCGTTTTCCAGATCATCGTCTTCGTCAGTGATTTCTTCTAGTTTGAAATCGCTGATGTTTACGCCTGTCAGGTCTTCCGCGTATTCCACGGCTCTCTTGAACAGTTCGGGATCGGTGCTTTGCACATATTCCATTATTGCGAATGCGTAACTAACGATGGGGTGCTTGATGCTGTATTCGTCTTCTTCTTCGTTGCTCATGTTAGATCCTTTTCCATTGGCTCCATCTTAATCGTGCTTCCATTCCGCTGCAAGAGTATCTATCAATGTCTTCGCGGATCTGCTGCGGGCTTTTTCCTGAAAGCACCATGTCGTTAATATCTTTTTCTAGAATTCCAGTATCCCACACGCAGACTTGGTGACCCGCTTCAATGGCTTCACGGGTGGCTTCCACAATTTCTCGGTTGCGCGGCTCATTATCCAAAACAACAACCACATCGCTAAAGCCCCTAATGATATCTCCCACTTCGCTACCTGCAAAAGCAATCCCATTATCAACAAATACGGAATCAATCGGGCCTTCCGTGGCATACACTCTTCGGGAATAGTCAACGGTGTCTCCTCCAAAAAATATTCTGCCATTCTTTACAAACTTCACGGTAATGTACCGTATGGCATTCTTGGAGCCACCGATTGCTCGTCCTTGCACACCAAGCAGTTCTCCACTCTTGTTCAGGAACGGGATGACGATTCGTTCGTCATTTGGAACGGTGGAATATGTAGGGTCGATCCCACGAACCCAATCACCGAACCCACTACTGAAATAAAACCGATCCAAGCACGGGATCTTGCGCGATTCCAAATATACACGGGCTGCGTGGTTGGGCGGCAATTCAGAAATCTTCGGCAGGGACATTCGAATCTTGGGCTTGATGATTTCTGTCTCAACAGGCTTGGTGTAATTGGAATGCCCGTTCTCGCCGTTGCGCCACCGCTCCAATGCGTACTCACGGCACAGCACCGGAGCCACGATCTCCAAGAACTTGTACATGGTGTGCCCGATGCCGCAGTTGTGGCACTTGAAGAAGTAGTCGTTCTTCTTGGGAAAGAAAAATCCACGCGCCTTGGTCTTGTTCTTTTGCGAGTCACCGCAAATAGGACACCTGCAATTGGCAAGTTTATCGCTTTTCCACTTGAACCGCTGCAACTGGGGCGAAACCAAATTAATGTATTTCTTGTCTATGAGAGCGGACATTAGGGTTTAGAATTCTCTCGCAAATAATCTGAATCGTACATCATCTTTGCAAGCGCGATCATATCATGCTTTGGTTCCCAATGCAATACCCGTTTGGCTTTTTCAGGATTGCCAAGCAGATACGGAACCTCGTTGGGACGGAATAGACGCGGGTCAATCTGCACATACTTTTCATAATCGCCCAAGCCCGCATAATCAAATACTACTTCCAAAAATTCACGCACGGAGTGAGTACGATTCGTAGCCACCACATAGTCATCGCCCTGCGGCTGTTGCAGCATTTGCCACATGGCATCCACATAGTCTCCTGCGAATCCCCAATCGCGCTTTGCGTCAATGTTGCCAAGCAGCAGTTTCTTCTGCTTGCCCTGTGCAATACGAGCGGCAGCAATGGTGATCTTGCGCGTCACGAAAGTCTCTCCACGGCGTGGGCTTTCGTGGTTGAACAGAATGCCTGAACTTGCGTGGAGTCCGTAGGCTTCACGATACACGCGAGTCATGTGGTGTGCGTGGAGTTTGGCTACCGCATACGGTGACACTGGGGTCATTCGGCTGTTTTCGGTGTAGCCTGTAGTGCCGTAATCGGTTGAGTCTCCGTACATTTCCGAAGACGAAGCCTGATAGAAGCGGGTTTGTGGAGACACCGACCGAATGGCTTCAAGCATCTTCAGCGTTCCACCCGCAATACCATCACTGGTGTACTCAGGAACATCAAACGAAACCGCGACATGGGACTGTGCTGCAAGATTGTACACCTCATCAGGCTTGTGCTTCACAAGCAGATTTGTGAACGCTCCGCTGTCAGTCAGATCGTAATAGCACATTTTGAACTGAGAGTTGGAAACCTCGTTGGTGTAGATGTGGTCAACGCGCTCTGTGTTGATGAGCGAGGTGCGCCGCTTGAGTCCCACCACAAAGTACCCCTTAGAGATCAGCAGATCCGCAAGGTACGAGCCGTCTTGTCCGTTTACGCCTGTAATTATTGCTTTTTTTGTTGTATTATTCATGTAAGGAATACCCTGATTATTTAAAAATTCCAACTGCTTGCGTCTTTGTCGCCACCAAACTTCTTGTTGAAGTCACGCTTGCCGTACCCGCTGCCGAAACCTTCTTCCTTGGTACTCTTGGCATCGGTCAGGTCTTCAAATTCGTCCTTCTTGACATCGTAGAACTTCATCTTGGAGTAGTTCAGACCCACGATAAACTTCTTGTTCGCGGCTTTGGTATTGTAGCGGTTCTTCAACTGCTTTACCATGATCTGTCCTGCCTTTTCCAATTCTTCAGTTGTAATAAGTGCTGCCATGAAGTCTGCGGTGTGGGGCAGACCGAATGACTCTGAAGTATCGGTGAGTTCCACATCGGTGGACGAATATCCTGAACGGTTCACCTGTGTGGCTGTAAAGATGGGCACATTCCGTTCCATTGCAAGACCGCGCAGTTCTTCTGCAATTGCCTTGATGTAACTATATGAATTCACATTGCTGCCACCGCTCTTTAGACGAGCAGAAGAACAAATATTGATATAGTCGATGAACACGATATCAGGCACGAACCCCTTCTTTAGTTTAAGTTCGTCCATGAGAATTCTGAAGTGGTTGGCATTTGCCACCGATGTGGGGTACTCCTTGATGATGAGTTTACCGCTTACCCCACGGGTGGATGCCTTGAGCCGCTTCTCGTACATTTCCATTGGCAGTTCATGGAGTTCATCCATTGTGATGTCCATGATGTTTGCGTCAATACGCTCTGCAATGCGCTCTTCTGCCATTTCAAGCGTAATGTACAGGACATTCTTGTTTTGCATCAGGCAGCAAGCGGCGTGGTGGCACATGAACAGGGACTTGCCCACGCCTGTTCCTGCCATGATTACATTGAATGTCTTGGGAGACACGCCGCCCTTGGTGATAAGGTTGAACATCTCCAAGTCAAACGGAATCTTGTCCTCTTCACGGTGCAGGACTTCGTATCGGGATTCGTAGTTTTCCAAATAATCGTGACCGATATTTGTATCAAACGAAACCGAAAGAGCCTTGCTCAATATTTCAGGCAGGGCATTGGGTGTACGCACCTTGTCCTTGCCGTCAATGATATGAATGGATTCAAGCACCGCGTTGTACAGGGCTTTGTCCTTGCAGAACTTCTCCGTGGTGTCCAGTAGCCATTGCGTGTCCTGCTTGGCAGAACGCGACACGGTATCAACCATGTCACGGGAACGCTTGACTTCCTCTTCTGTCAGGGACTTGTCACCCTCCAAAGAGATAAGGAGGGCTTCCTTGGAAGGAACCCCCTTGTACTTGTCCATGAAGGACTTGATCTCTCGGAATACCGAACGGTCGGATCGACTCGCAAAGTACTCTTCCTGAACAAATGGCGCAGCCTTCTTGCAGAACTCTTCGTTGTTGAGGAGTCCTGCAATAATGGTTTGTTCAATGCTGCTCATTATATCTCCTTAAAACAGACCCAACTCTTCGTCTAGATCAGAGAGTTTATTCATTGCTTCCTGTCGCTTCTGCCACTCGTCCATACGCTTCTCGTATGCAGCCTGACGCTCGGGAGTGCGGAATTTGTCCATCCAAGAGCAGTGGCAGCACTGAAACTCGTCATGGTCGGGATGGATCAACATATCATCCCATTCAGTACAAAAATGCCACCCGTCCTCCACCTCTTCGGGTGTCAGATCCTCCGCTCCGTTTTGGATACGGATGTACCGTTCCCGATCCATCTTATCCATCGGTGTCTTCCTCAACGGGTTGAGCCTCGTCCTTGCCGTAGCAGAACTCCTTCTTGGCAGCAATGTCAATAGCCTTCAGGATGTCTTCGGTGTAGTACTTCTCGGGGTTCTTGTTGATCTGCGACTCAAACGCAGTCTTGCCGTCAGGCAACTGGATCTTCGTGGACACCTTGTTGAAGATACCGTACTTGATGGCAATGTCAAGCAGTCCGTAATACTTGTTTAGTCCTGTTTCAAAATTCAACTGGACATCCACCATCTTGTCCTGCTTGGTCAAACGGCTCTTGTGTGCCTTGCAGTGAATGATGTTGCCCACCACCTCGTTGTCCACCTTGTCCTTCTTCTTGGACAGGTAGATGATGGTGGACGCAGCGTACTTCAGACCGCTACCACCGCCCATCTCCTTCATTGGAACATACGCACCCACCACATCGTAGGTGTGGTTTGTCATCAGCAGGGGAATCCGTGCGTGACCCAACTTGATGGTCAGGACGCGGAACGCTGCCTTCGTGACCTGTGCGCGAGTCATGTCGCGGGTGTTCTTGCCTTCTGCGGTGTCGTTCATTTCCTTCTCGGTGGACAACATTCCAAGGGAATCCAACACGATCATCATGCGTGGGCGAGAGTCCTTGTCTGCTTCAAGGTACTTGTCCACCGCGAGAACACACTGGTGGCGGAACTCTTCCACCGTAGCCACGGGCAGCACGGCTACGCGGTCGGTGTCAATTCCACGATCCCGCAGCAGATCCGATGTAATGGATTGCTCCGTGTCAAAGTACATGACCATTGCGTTGGGATCGGAGTTCAGGAATTCCCGAACCACATTCAGCGCAAAGTAGGTCTTGCCCGTGGCTTGCTCACCTGCAAGGGCAATGATCTTGTTGTCAGGCATTCCACCGTGGATGGAACCGCTCAACAGGGCGTTGAATGCATACGATCCCGTGGAGATGTAACCCTTCACATCGCTGCCCTCCAAGCCGTCAGAGGCTACGGTGGCGTACTTGTTTCCTGCTGCCTTCAGAATGTCCTTCAGTTTCATTTGCTCAATGCCTTTCGTTGTGTGTCTATGTTTTCCATCTCACGGATATACTGCTCTATGATAGCCAAAGAACCTGACTTGTCAAGGGTCAGACGCTTTACTTCATTTTGCAACCACTCCTTGCGTTGCCGCAGGAGGTTACAAATATATGGCTTGTCCACCTCGGGTGGAATCATTTCAAGTAGTCAACTTGAGCGAGGGAACTGCCATGTCCTTGGTTGGCACAACAAGACCGGAACCAAACGCGCTATTAAATTCATTTGCGAGTTCGTCCAGTGGTTCTGCGGTGAACAGCACGGCATCCTTTGGAATATCAAATCCCTGATCCTGCTTGACCGATGCCATCCACGGCACGATGGCAAGGCTTGGGCCCTGATTGCCACGACCGGGCATGGGCACAAGCATACACGGATTCTTGAGGGTATACGCAACCACCTTGTCGCCTTCAAACTTCTCGGTGGTTCTTGCGATCACTTCTTCTCCACTACGCATCTTCAAAATCTTGGTAGCCATGATAAATCTCCATTGTTAAGGGTTATAGTATGTAGGTGTCGGTCAAGCAAACAGTGAATCTAGAGTATTCGTTTCCTCGGGATTCCATCCCACCGCATCGGTGATGGCACGGAGTGGTTCCAAGAAAGTCTTGTTGAACTGGGTGTCGTAGTCAATGTATTTCTGAAGTTCGAATTCCTTCGGCAGCGATGTGGTGAATCCAATAACGGTTTCACGAATTGGATTGGGAGTCTTCAGATAAATGAACTTGATCTTCTCGCCTTCGCCAATCAGACGATACTTGCGATCCAGTTTCAGTTTCTTCACGATGCTGTTGTGCAGCAGTGCTGCCTTCACCGCAATGGGCGTGGCTTTCTTGTAAATCGTGGACTCCGTTGAGTACTCACGAATATTCGAAACACCACGGGGAGAAGCAACATCCTCAACAGGCAAGGACTTGAATTCTTGCTCGGTCTTGCGGACATACCTTTGCAGCGTGGCTTCGTCCCGCATGAGAACCATTTCAATCGCGGTCTTCAGAGCCTTGCGAACATACGCAGGGGTGGACGAACGCGCAGTCTCCATGCCCATGATCTTGAACTTGGGAGTCTTGTAGCGCACACCTTCGGTATCCCACACAGACAGCATATACCGCTTCTTGGCAGTCCACACGCCTCGCTCTGCAATGACTTCGCGTCCCATTGCCATCTTGTCGGCATACGCATTCATAATGGAAGCCAGTTCTTCGAACTGCTTGTCAATGTACGGCTGAAGCACCCGATCACAGAACTGGTTCAGAAAGTCCACGATCTTCTGCGTGTCGCTCTCGTCCTTGATGGACTGCTTCACCACATCGCCAAGGCGCAGATACACGGAGTCCGTGTCGGAAGCAATCACATAGTCCTCGCCTTCCTTCTTCAGCACTTTGTTCAGGAAGCGGTTGAGTGCGTCACCAATCCATTGAATGCTCAACTGCCCCGACAGGGTAATGGCTTCCGCGAGTGCCACATCAAAGAACCGGAAGTACTGGTTGCCGATTGCGCCGTAAGCAGAGTTCAACTGAATCTTACGAACCAACTGGAAGTTGTGGTACTTGGAAATCTCGTACTCAATCCGCTGCCGCTCTTCCGCAGGGGCAGTCTTGTCCAAGTCCACCAACCGCTTCTGCGCGGCAATCATCAAGCCCTTGTAGTGCTTGCGTTCTGCGTACATCTTCTCCATGAGTTCAGGCAGGAACCCCTGCCGATCACGCCGGAACGCAACGCCGTTGGCGGCTATAGCCATGTTGCACCGCTTTGCGTCATTCAGATATTCCGCAGGATCAATGAATGTGGTTACAGGCTGACCACGATTGCGGCTCAAGATGGAGTCGGGGCTAATCACTCCGCGCTTCCAAACCGGATTGGGATCCTTGGTTTCAGGGGAAATATTGTACTGCATGATAAGGTGGGGATACAGGGAGTTCAAGTCGAAACTCACCACCCAATCGTGCTTGCCCACAAGGGGATCCTTGACATACGCACCCGCGTACTGCTCGTCCTTGTCGTTGGTCTTCTTCTGCGGAATCACCATGCCCTTGCTCATCAAGTGGTGGTGGATAATGGCATCCCATGTGCGGACTTGCGAAAACACATCCTCAAGATTCACATGGGCAGAATACGCCAAGGCTACTGCCAGTTCCATGAGTTTCAGTTTGGATTCCAGTTTGTCCACAAGCCGCACATCTTGCAGGTTATACTCCATGAACTTCTGAAAGTCTTTGGTGTAGAATTCCTGAATGGTTTCGTACTCGCCATACGACAACTTGCCTTCATTCAATTCCACCTTTGCAATATGGTTCAGGGTGTACGACTCCTGCTTCACATAGGTGAATGTCTGATACAACTCAAAGTAATCCAGTTGGGCAATGCCACTAATCACATATGCCTTCTGCTCCCGTCCCATGCGGGTGATGTTGGTTTCCCGCAACCGTCCCCAAGGCGACAGGCAGTTTCCCCACTCTTCTTCAAGGCGGTTCATCCGTGCCACAAGGTACGGAATATCGAAGAACCGGATGTTCCACCCCGTCACGACATCGGGATCAAGCCACTTCCACAACTCCACGAACGCAGCAATCATTTCGCGCTCGTCCTCGTATGGCGTGTACTGGACTCCTTCTTCCACGATATGGAAGTCTCCCAATCCCAACATATAGGTCTTGCCGCCCATTGAAACGGTAAGGGCAAGGATACGCTCGATGGGCGAATCCACATTGGGGAATCCGCCTTCGCAGGAAGTCTCAATGTCTAGATTGGCAATCTTCAGGGCATTGAAATTGTATTCCACCTCGTTGGGAAACTCCTTGTACAAGTACTGGTACACAAAGTTCGTGTTGCCGTACACGGAGTAGTTGGACACATCCTTGAAGCGGTCAATAAACTCTCGCGCTTCCTGAATGCCGTCAAACTGAACAGGCTCAACGGGATTGCCGTTGATCGTGGTGAATTCGGTCTTGTCCTTGTTGCTTGGAATGTACAGAGTGGGACAGAACGGAACACGAATGTGCTGCCGCTGCCCGTTCTTCCATCCACGGTACAGGATGTTCTTGCCACGAATATCAACGGAAGTGTAAAAGTCCACGATGCTCCTTTAGCGATCTACGAGTTCGACCCAATCCTGATGAACCATATCCTTGCCATCATACCCGCGACCTGCGTTCTTCGTCAAGTCCCAAAGCACCTTGTCTCCCACTTTAATGTCCTCGGTGAGATCGGGGCTGACTGCCACCACGGTACTCCAAATTAGTCGGCTCTTCACCTTCTCCGTATAAATGATTCCCGCTTCGGTGGTCTTTTCGCCGCCCAAGTTTGTCTGAACCGCGATCCACTTTCCAATTGGCTTGAACTTATTCTTCATGCGAATACACTTTCTAATGTTGAGGTTGATGATTCTTTAATTTTTACTTCACGCTTTTGCGGCAATTCAATTCCGTCTTTTAACATCTTGGCTTTCTTTCGCACTCCGCTATTTTGCAGAGCCGAAATCCACCGCAGATTCTCCAAACGATTATCTAGGGGATCGTTGTTTATGTGATCTATCAGCACACTTTCACGGATGAACTGCTTTGCACTTTCCGGCGCGGCTTCCCAATCACTCTTGGGAATGGGCGGATATTCGTCAATAGGACGAAACGCTTCCATGACAAGCCTGTGAATTCTCACAGTAATGCTGCGTGATGCGTACCTGTACTCCTCACCAAAAAAATCGGTAGACGGGATTCGTATGCTGACGCACAGTGCTGCCCACCCCTTGTCGGGCTGACCCGTGGTGTTTGGTGTGAGAATTTCGTTGGTGCTTATTTTTCGCACTCTTCCCTGATCGGAAATGACATAATCGGGAATCACCTTGCCAAACCGTTTAAGAGGCAACCATGTTTCGTCTGTACTCATTTGCCACGATCCTTTGGATACGGCTTGATGATATTTGCGTTCCGTGTCTCAAACTCCTGCCGCAACTTTTTGGTTTCGGCTTTTGTTGCACCAAGCACGAACGCATACTTGTGCTTGCTTGGCATGGTGATCTTGGTTGCACCCTGCTGCTTCTTCTTGGAGTGTTCCCGCAACTGCTTTTCCACATTGTCCGGGATGTTCTCCCACAGCATACTCTGATCGTTGTTCCAATCCTTTTCCCACGGGATCCCAAGTTCCTTGGCGTACTTCTTGTACGCAGAACGCACCCGGAAGAATCGGTCGCTCACCACTTTGCCCGTGTACGGGTTGATGTACCGCGTGGTGGTTCCGCTTTCATTTCCCAAATAGTAGAAGTTACACGCTTGGTAGATCGTGCCCAGTTCCTTTGCGGTGGGATCAGAGTACGCGGTAAACAGGCGGTACGGCGAATTCTTTACCATCCACCCGCAGCACCACATAAGAAATGAACTTGCAAGATTCTTGGGACTCCACGACACACAAGCCCCACGGCTGATGAGCCGTTCGATTTTCTTGGTGTCTTCCCCAAGCAATTTAGAAAATGCATTGGGCAGATTCATCAAGCACACACCCGCAAGAATGTCCTTGCCCACCAAGCCCTGATCGGGATCGTGGTAGTACGCGCCAAACCAGTGCGTGGTGTACTGCGAAAGAGTGCCTAGCCATTCGTGACGCTTGATGAACTCCACTGCCTCTGCCTTGTCCTCGGCAGAAGTAATGGGGCGGAATGTGAAATGCGAAACACGGAGGGTCTGTGCGACCTCCTCCGTGAGTCCTGCGGCTTTAAGATCCTCCTCGCGGTTGCGGAGGCGGATGTCGTATTGCCAACAGTGGTTCTTTTCGTATTCGCGTAGGCAAGCGTCTTCGGTTTCACTCATTCAATGTCTCCGTATCCCTTGCCGCGTACAAAGAAGTTCTCTTCGTGCCCTTCAAAGCCAAAACACTCCCGTGCGTAGTTGAGAATGATGTCCTTGTCGAACTTGTTGCAGGAGTACACATCAAGCGTGATGAACCGCTTTGGCTCCATTGAGTGAATCTGAATTCCGCTCTCAATGAGTGGAACCCAACCGCTTACCCCTGCCTTGTCGGGGTACAGTTCCGTGCCGTGGTTCGTTGGACCGTGCATGACTACGGGCTGACTCATGCGGGTCATGCCGATCTTGTCCACCACGCGCTCAAGAAAGCGGTAGTGCAACTCCAAGTCATCGGCTGCACCGATGCGGCAATTGTACATATCAAGGTAATACGAATATCCGAATGGCTTGCTCACTTGGTCATCTCCTTTACAATCTTCTTCCAATACTTCAAAGTTGCAGTGCGCGTGTGTCCCTGCGGTCCGCCGTTGTGAATACGCGCCAACTGCTCAAGCGTTGCACCCTTGGGTGCGTATCGCTTCCAGTACGCACGAACAATCTTTTCGGCATACTCCTTGTTCATGCAGTCCTCGTACTTGCCGCCGATGGTCTTGTCGAACTCAACAGCGTCCTGCCAGTACTCACGCCAAATCTGATACGGACCAATTGCCTTGCCGTTGTCGCCAACAGTAATCTTGCCGCGATTAGACTCCACAGTGTACATGGCATCCAACAGGTTGTCAACGGTATAAAAGTGTGCAGACAGCGGCAGCACGGGATACGGCTTGCCCGTCTGATCGGGGTGGGCAGCAGAGCAAATCACGGTAGCGAGAATCACAGCAAACATGGGGTATGAGCCTTTCGATACTCAAGAAGTGCCAAGTCCTTTGCCTTGGCTTCAATCATCACATCGTACTCCACCGTATCCGACAGTAGAGGAATTTCTTCACAAATATAGTCCGAGTGGGCTTGCGGTCGCGCTCCTGCCTTGGACTCCGAGTAGTGTACCTTGGGAATTTCGCAAAAGCCGTCCCATGTGCTGAATGCCATAGCAGCGGCTTCGCGCAGTGAATTCTGATGGCAGAAGCGGTGGTGGTGAACATCCAACACCAACTTAATGGGGCAGTGCTTGGCAACTTGAGTGTACAGTTCGGTCATGCTCCACATTGTGGGCTTGTCGTCATTCTCAAGTGTGAGTCGCCGCTTGATGGACGGATCCAACGCGCAGAATGACTTCAGGAACCGTCCTGCGGTGGAGTGCTTGTCGCCGTACACGCCACCCATGTGGATGTTGATGGCAAACTCGTCACCGTAGCCCAACAGGTCGGCAATCAGTGAATGCATATTCAAGCACTGCACACTTTTTGCAACGGTGTCCGGATCAGGTGAGGCAATGCAAGTGTACGGACCGGGATGGCACGACAGGCGCATCCCGTGTGCCTTGGCATACGCACCCGCGTCCGCAAGAGACTTACGGATAGCCGCTTCGTGCTGTGGATGGAGGTCGCCAATAGCGTAGCGCAGTGTGGGGTGATCCATGAAGGGGAACACGCCGCTACCAATACGGAAAAACCGAATTCCATTTGCAATATTCCATTGCAGGATGGGCAAAAGGTCTGCGGTATTGAGTACGGCGAGTTCCCCCACCCGCTCAAGCGAGAACCGATCCATACGCAGAGTACGGTCGGTGAAAAGCCGATCCTTTGCCTTGCGCCCTTCGCACAGGGACAGATTCATACAGGCGTAGCCAAGGTGGCGAATCATGCCTCTATAATACCCGATGGCGGCTGTGTGTCAACCACAATCCCCAAAGTTCCATTTTTGAAAACACGGATTTGGCTGCTTGTGAAATGAAATATTTGACCGCCGTGGCACATAACCACCGCAAATATATCATTTTCCCATGTTCCGCCGTCCCGCACATAAATGGCGTAGCCGTCCCCCATTGGGGTAACCACAGGCAGGGGATTGCGAAATTCGTGGATCACTTTGCCTTCTTTTCTTCCTGTTCCTTCAGATACGCAGCAAGCAGCACCATGTAGTTGATGACATCCACGCAGGTGTCCATGAAGGACTCGTCCTTGACATTCATCTTACCAGCGCGAACAAAAGACGACAGGCGGCTCATCTTGTCCGTGAGGCGCACAAGCATACCAGCCTCGGTTTTGCAAATACCCATTGCCTCAACACGGGTAAAGTTTGCAAACGGCTCAAGACCCTCACCACCTGCATAGTCCCGATTCTTCAGATTCATCAGTTCTCTTGCTTGCTTGCAAAGTTCTTCGTGAAATGCAAGTAGTTCGTCACGGGTCATTTTGTAATCATTCATCTTCGTATCTCCATCCTAAAGTGTTGTTTCTGCAACGATACCGTATCGTGCTTGCGGGTAAATCCGTATCAATGCTTGCTTCGTATGAACTATTCCAAATCTTGTTATGAAATACTGGTCGCTTACCTTTGGTTTTACCCATTTCGCGCATGGCATTTCTTTGAGCCTCGCTATATGGTCCAATCGCTTTATCTTTCATTTTTGAATGTAGTGAATTCTGATATTCATCCGAAAAGAAGAAGGTTTTGCTTTTTCGTCTTGATTCGATAGATGCTTGTGCGCCCAAATCCGCACGCCTTCCTCGTTTCAAGTTTTCGGAGGAGGCGTTTATCTTTCGCTCACTTCTAACCGATCCACCAATTTTTCCTGCGGAACCTGCTCCTTGTATAAACTTACTACGACAAGCAACGGAATCACCCTGTTGCAAGTGTAATTGGTGGTGTTCTTCGGGAGTCAGCATTTTCAAATTTTGTGGATGGTTGTTTGACCTATTTCCATCAATGTGGTGTATATGATATCCCTTTGGGATTTTGACACCATGAAAGTCTTCGTATATTTTACGATACACTCTTGATTGAATGCGTTTTGCCATCGTAACTCCTCCAAAGTATGTAGACTCTGTAGTAGTTAGACTGATAGACAAATATTTAGTTTAGTCTCCCATATTTGCGTCAAAAGTATACAGTCCGGTGCTGCCGAATCCGCCTTCGCGTTGGGTCTTCTTTTGCGGAGGGGAATCAATCTGTTCCAGTTTGGTGGGTTGGTTCCGTACAAGTTCCGCTTGGCAGATCCGCGCACCGTTGGGGATGCTGACAAGACACGAACTCTGCGTGGACACCATTACCTTGAGTTCATCGGTGTAGTCTGAATCAATCACGCCCTCTGCGTTGGACAGCATGAAGCCTTCCTTGAGTGCCATGCCGCTACGGGCATGGAGGCGCACGGAGAAGCCTGTGGGAATGTCTAGGATCAGTCCCGTGGGCAGCAGGAACCGCCATCCGGGCGGAATATCCAAGCAGCCTTGGTTGGGATAGATTTCCATCTTGACATTCTGCGGACCATACGCGGTCACGGGCTTGTATGCCCCCCACTGCTCGTCCGAGTTTTCGGGATCAGGGTGGAAGCGCACACAGATGTCAAAACACGCAGAGCCGTCTGTGGCAAACTGCGGTACGGTTGCACCAGTTTCAGGAATGCAATAAAAGCCGAGTGTTTCTACTAGTTCCATAATAAAATCTCCTGTGAGGAGTGTACACGATGTCAGGCGGCTGTCAAGGGTTTTGTTTGTACATTACAGTGTGGATGGATGCCTGTAGTACTATTCCGTCCACGCTGTCTTCTTTGTAGACGCGAGTATTTTTTTTGGAATTTATGACTAGCCCACTGGGCTTGGGGCGCAGAATCAAAATATCAGGAGCCTTGAGAAGCATCTTGTTGTTCTTCCGCTTGACTCGTCCGTCATAGTTAGCGGGAGTAACATATGAAACTTCCTTGATTTTTATTTTCATCGAACCACCTTATCGCTGACAACAAATCGACCCGTAAGGAGTTCGTTTACGGTGATGCCCTGCACCAAGTCCAATCCGTAGACCCATGTACCCACCGGGACATTTCCCATCGTGGTGTAGTCCACGGTGAGGCGGATGCCGCCCGTGAACGCTCCTGCGGTTTCTCCCGCATTCAGATATATTCCGCCTGTGCCCTTGACACCCGAAGAAACCCATGTAATGCCGTTCTTCATGGTGACTCCTGCTAGCCAATCACCAGTGTAACCGCCTCCGGTGACTCCCGAAATGGTGGCATCAAGGTACTTGTAGATGCTGCCCGTGTTTGGACGCACCTGAAAACGAGTACCTGTGTACGAAGAAACATCCACGGCGTTTCCATTGGTATCGTAATACTCAATATGGAAATTAAAGGTTTCGTCCTGCTTTACATAGATATCGTAATTTGCTGATGCCATTACTTTTTCCTCGTCTTAAAGCGGTTCGCTCTAGGAGGTATGTAGGCAATTTTTTGTTGCACTACTGGAGGCGGAACGGCGGGGATTGCGGGAATGGGGAACTGTCCCGGCTGTCCGGTCTGCATACGCTGCACTTCTTCCAGTTTGTCACGGTACGCAGCGTGGTTCTGCTGAACGCGCTGAATTTCCGTTGGGGGAAGGCGGTTCTGCTTGAGCAGGAAATCCGCAGCAGCAAAGCCGTTCTTGTAGTCATGCACATAGAAGGCAGTAGCCGCAAGTTCGTCCAGTGCCATCCAAGTGTACACATTGGTGTCAATGAACAGGATGTCTTGCTGCGGGAACGGAATGTTGGCTGCTTCCTTGGCAAACATATACGCAGCGCGAGGGCGACCCATCATGCGTAGGGTACGCGCAATGGCATGGAGGGGTTCAGCACGGCACGGACGGTAGTCGTAGGCATCAAGCAGTTTCTGCTGAATGACGGGCCACTCCTTTTCCTGTGCCATAGCAATCAGGGCAACTCGGAACAGCGAGTAGTAGCACTCCTCTTCCCAACCGCCCATCTCCACGCGCTTGTAATACGCTTCTGTAGCCTTGTCCCACTGCTGAGAATCAAAGTAAGACTGAGCAAGATAAAACTGGTAACGGGTATTGCCCGGTTCAGTCTTGAGGGCTTCAAGCAGAAGTTCTGCGTCCTTGGAGTACTTTTCAACGGGTGTGATGTTGACATTACGCGCTCCTAGTGTACGAGCCTCTAGGTGGTAGTTGCCGTCAATCTTTTCCTGAACAAGAGGCTGCTTTTCGCAGTGTGCGTACTCATGGAGAATACCAACATACTTCCAACCAATTCCTGTCTTGAAGATTTGGTTGCGCCACCAAATGCACTGGTCGCGTCCGCACTTCAGGGCATACGCATCAACCGTCAGGTTCTTGTTGTTTGGAAACTTGAAGTCGCCAACAATCTTGTCGTCCGCATCAATCATCCAAGCGTAGTCTGCCTTGCCTGTGCAGAGATCAAGGGCTTCGCTGCGGTTGTGACCGAAACCCACCCACGGACGCTCAATCAGTTCTCCGGGAATGCCCTTCTCGGCAAAGTACTTCTTGATGAATTCCTGTGTTCCATCGGTGGAACCAGTATCAACAATCACCCAGTAGTCGATGTACTTATAGACAGAATCAAAGCACTCTTGGATGATATGCATTTCGTTTTTGACGATCATTGACAGGCATACTGTAGACATTCACGATCTCCTTGTACCGTTATTTATGCTCGGCAATCCAATCTTCAAGACGAATCTTCGCAGTCCACGCAAAATGTTCTTGTGCCTTTTTTGCGTTTGCAAGAGTGATACGCGATTCGCCTGCGCGGGGAGGAATATTTACAGTTTCTCCTCCCATAAGTTCAGCAATTTGATTCACGGAATGGTTGGTTCCCGTGCCAATATTGTACACCTGACCCCATTCCCATCCTCTGTAGGTCTGACACGAACCGTTGTCTATGACATTGTATTCAGGGGCAGTAAACTGTGATGCCTTGATGTTGGCTTCCACCACATCACTCACATGGGTAAAGTCGCGGCGTTGTTCGCCATCACCCACAATCGTCATGGGTTCTCCTGCGGCTCGTTGACGCAGGAAAATACCAATCACTGGCGCGTACTGACCACGCAGGGGCTGACGCTCTCCGTACACATTAAAGTAGCGGAATACGATTGTCTCCAACCCGTACAGTTTGGAGTACATCTTGCACAACTCCTCGCCGCCTACCTTGCTGACCGAATACGGATTCAGGCAATCGTTGGGCATGGTTTCCACAAGGGGAGGAGTGTTCTTGAGTCCGTAGGCAGACGATGTGGACGAGTAGATTACCCGCTTCACACCACATACACGGGAACACTGCAACACACTAGCGGTACCAAGCATATTGGCTTCCACAGCCTTTACGGGATCTTCGATACACGGCTGAATACGGGCTTCCGCAGCAAGGTGGAACACAGTGTCCACACCCTCGTACAGTTTGCGTACCATCGTGTAATCGTTGATGTCGTACTTATAGTTCTGTGCTGTGGGATTCCAATAGAATTGTTCGTTAGAATCTGATGACTCGTTGTCGATCACTACTACTTCGTGACCCTCTGCAATTAGCCGATCAACAAGATTCGATCCAATAAACCCCGCCCCACCTGTCACTAGCATTTTCATTTGTTAGTCCTTGATGAACAATATGTCTTGCTGAATAATTTTACCGTCTGATACTTGGTCTTCTATTATTTCTAGAACACGGAATCCGACTGTCGATAGATAATCTATTACTTCAGCCTGCGAAGGACATCCTTGGTTATAGTTTCCAACATCTGTCTCTGCAAGAATCATTTTGCAATTGGACATAGTTTTGGGGCATCCTTTTAAGATGTCAAGTTCGCTTCCTTGAGTGTCTAATTTGATAAGATCAAACGACAGATTCCCAAGCCAACTCTGATCTAAAATAGAATCCATAGTGTCGGTTTGCATGTCTTCGACCACTAGATTATCTCCATCATAATGACAGGTATTTTCTTTGACAAAGAAAACCCAGTACCAACACGATTATTTTTTGTTCTATAGAATTTTTTAGTAGTTTTGCGATCAGATGGACAACAGATGATGTAGTTCAATCCGTATGATTTCAAATACGGTTCACAGTCTCTATTTGGTTCAATGCTAACGACAAACAGGTGTGGAAAGTTTGCTTTTATTTCCATCGCAAACTGACCAACATTAGCACCAATGTCCAATACGGTCTTAACATTAGAACGCCGGATCTGCTCGTATAATTTGTGTTTGTTGTCCATTATTTTTTCCAGTAGATATTAAAAGTCAATCACTCTTCTAAATAAACAGATTTGAATACACCCATTACCTTTTCGGGAGAGTAATCGGCATATGCATTCCAATCCACAGCGGGATCTTGTTTGTCGAATGTCATTAGTATTTCAAACAACTCCTGTGCGGTGTCATAGTATATGCCCTTGTCCCCCAACACAAATATGTGATTTCTCTGTGGAGAGCCGTTCCATGTGATTACTGGTTTGTTTCGAACAGAGAATTCTCCGCAAGACAAACCAAAACTTTCGCCAATGTAACGACAATGTAGCATTGCATCACACGAATTTATAAACTTCACCTTGTATTTCATGTCTGCATTTTTGGGAAGATGAATCACCCTTGGATGATCGTAGAACTTGTCGGTGTTTTGAAATATAAAATAAGAGTCTGATACCCGATTAACAACTTCTGCTACAACTTGTTTTGCCCAAGGAAGATCAAAAGTATCGTTTCCGCCGTTTCTTCCAAACACCACAGCGTCTTCCGGTATCCCTAATTCGCTCCTCAAGTTCCCGGTTTCTTCGGGAAGGTCTATCATATATGGAACGGCAGGAATGGTGTTTTTTGAAAACTCCTCGCTCAACCAATACGATCCATAAGCATATCTGTCTCCGTGCTTTTCACTTGGATCGGGAGTTCCTATTGCATGAACAAGAGTTTTGCAAGCAGTGGGTAAAATACCGTCACTCTTTTCTCCGTTTTTGATGATGTAAATGGCATCAATATTATTTGATAAAATCGCATCATTCAGTAGAGCGTTTACAGTATTTCCGTTTGCGCTTCTTGCACCGCTAGAAAAGGCTCCCCGCAATCCAACAACCGGAAACCTAGCACGAAATTTTTCTACAGCATTAGAATCGTTGTTGGGCGAGTCCTCGTTATAGAAAATTACAGACTTGTTTCCCAACAGAGTTTCATTGTAGTGGGCATAATCATACATGGCAACTTCTGTGCCACGAACACACAGTTGGTTGGAATAGAATCCAACGGTCAGAGATGTCTTTGTATTCATGTTAAACCGCCATCATCTTCTTGGCTTTTACTTGCTCATTGATCCAAGCAAATGTGGTTGTTATTCCTTCTTCAAGGGTCTTCTTCGATTCCCAACCAATCTTCTCTCTGTACAGTTTGTTATCAGAGTTTCTGCCACGCACACCAATTGGGCCGGGAATATTTTTGATGGTTAGATTCTTTCCAGAGATACGAATCACCATCTCTGCAAGATCGTTGATAGCGATCATTTCTTCGGTTCCAATATTGACAGGACCAGAAAACTCCGAATCCATGAACCTACGAACTGCCTCAAGGCACTCGTCAACATACATGAAAGAACGAGTCTGTTTTCCGTCACCCCAAATTTCGATATGGGTTCCGTCTTCTGCTTCTGCAACCTTGCGACAAACAGCAGCAGGAGCCTTTTCCTTTCCGTTGTCCCATGACCCTTCAATCCCAAAGACATTGTGGAATCGGGCAACTTTGACATTCAGACCATGATTTCTAGCATACGCCAAAAACAGTCTTTCGCTGAAAAGTTTTTCCCAACCGTATTCGCTATCGGGAGCAGCAGGATACGCAGAATCCTCGGAACACTTTGGATTGTCGGGATCTTCTTGGTTGTGAGCAGGATACATGCAGGCAGAGGAGGAATAGAACACCTTTCCTGCTTTTGTTTCATGGCACTTCTCAACAACATTTAGATTGATGAGTGCAGAGTTGTGCATCACATTTGCATCGTTCTCACCAGTGAAAATATAACCCGCGCCACCCATGTCAGCAGCCAACTGATACACTTCATCAAATTGCTGATCGAACACATAATCACACAGACTCTGCGAACGCAAATCGCCTTGGACAAAATCGTCTGCTTGTGTTTTTGCGTACTCGGGATACTTTAGATCAACCGCTCGTACCCAAAATCCTTCGCGCTTAAGACGGTTGACAAGATGTGATCCGATGAATCCACCACCACCAAGAACCAATGCTTTCTTCATAATATTCTCCTTATTCAAAGCACTCACAGTATGTATCATACGCAGTCTTGACATTATCAGGCAATTCGTATTTGCCATCAACAAAACTGTGGCTATGTCGGTATCCAATCAACTCATCTACAATATTGTTCACGGTGTCTTGCAAGTTTCTATCCTGATACACCGATGCCGGAGAAAATGCAACATTGCATTTCATTCTCTTCTGCAACACATAGGCTCCCCATATATCCGACATTCTTCCAATGAAAGGTAGATCCATAAAGACCTTGATTGCTTCTCTGCTCAAGAAAGTGTTTTGAGTATTAAACGGGGTTATCGTATTTGATGTGTACGGCTCGGTGACATTGAATTTCACAACTGGCTTGTGAATCAGTCTGCAAACACCGTCAACATCGGGATGACCGTCCCATAGGTCTGCCTGAACATCAATCTTTACCATATGCTTGCCAAGATATTTTACATTGTTCTTGACTTCTAGTCTTTGGGTAGGGAATCCTCGGTGCCATAGATTAGAATGATTTGTTACACTCAAAGCATCAAACACACCAACCGATGATGCATCGTACACATCAAGCAAAACTTCTTTTCCAACAACAACATTGGTTCCCCAAAAATCGTATGGAATGTTGTCGTCATCTACAGTTGCTATGATGTCTGCTCCACAATTGTACGCTTCGACAAATCCAATATTCCTACGAGTGATAGTATTCCATCCTAAAACATCACTCAATTTCTTGTATCTTTCGCTCTGATACTCCGGGTGCAGATACGAACAATTCACATCCCTGTATGATTCGTGTGGAGTCTTCATGTCTCCCACCACAATCAGTTTCCAATCATTCATTTTTGAAAAACGAATAAGTGCTTCTGTCGGGGGATGAATTGTGGTTGTAACAATATACTTGTTCATGTCAGATCACTATCTCCTCAAAGGTGTGGTCAGCCAATCCCCATGTTTCAGAGTTGGCTGTTGTGGCATAGGTGACGAAAGCGTCTTCCTTTTTGTTCATTGCCAAAGAAGAGCCTTTTGTTAAATATGGGCACTTCGTGTCGTGATTCATGTGGAAAATATCAACATCCAAAAGACTGATTTTTTTAGATGGATGGTTTGCTGCCTTAACCTGAACATTGGTGTCAGCATAATCTCTCTTATGCAGTGCTTCTTCATATCCACGAATGGCATTCCAAAGATCACGGTGTGCAAGTTGAAAATCCCCACATCCCGTGCATAAGGAATACACATCATCCCTATGGTGAATACTATTTGCACACAGTTCCATCCTCGGAAAATGTTGTTTGTTATTTTTCAAAAACATCATCTTGTCATCATTACTCATAGGAAGAGTGTGAAGCAGATGTACATGTTCGGGAACTGTATATTTCGCAGATGTATACATGGTGTCGGAAGACAAAGAGCGTTCGTCAAAAGGCGAACACAATATATCAATATTTGAAGACAGAATCCAGTCGCTTCTTGCCCGCTGTATTCCCACATTCCGTGCAATCACATCACAACACGGATTTGTATCATGCGGAATATGTTTTTCCACTACTTCTTTTGGAACAACAATACACCGAATTTTCCCGGTTTTCTGAATGGAGTTTATGGCTTGCCGTATAGCAGGAACACCATCAGGCGAATTCCAATCAACAACTATCACCTCATCGAAATTCGACACCATATTGTTCAAGCACTGAATGGTTCTTTCTGTCAAAAAATAACCATAGTTATCATTTCTAGTTGGTATTACTACTGATTTCATTTTCTAACATTCGGATAGTTGTTTATGAAGTGGTTTATGGACAACTCTATACCCTTTTCCAATTCCGTCCATGTGAATTCCGGGAAGTGCTGCCTCAGTACGCTATTGTCTGAAGTCTTTTTGTGGGCACCGTTAGGGCGAGTGGTGTCGAAAACTATATTTCCAGTAAATCCCATCTTCTTGGCTATGAGTTCGGCTACCTGCCTAGTGGAATGCTCAACCGAAGAAGAAACAATAATCATGCGCGGATATTCCACTCCACGATTTTGTCCTTCGCTGATGTGTTCTATTATTCTGACAACATCTCCCGCATAGATTATTTCACGAAGAGGAGTTCCATCACCCCAAATTATAAAATCGGTATTGTTTTTCTTTGCCAAATAGCACTTGTGGATTAGGCTAGGAATGAGATGCCCGTTCATAAGATCGTGGTTGTCGTTTTCTCCGTACAGATTTGTTGGTATCAAGCAAGTGGTATTGACTCCGTATTGCTGCTTCAACACTCTAGATCCGACCTCAAGCATCCTCTTTGCGTATGCATATCCATAGTTTGTGTGATGGGGTTCTCCATCGTGAATCACCGATTCTCTGATAGGCAGAACAGCCTCTGATGGAAACACACATGTTGACAGTATAAACACACTGTTATTCAACTTGAATTCCCGGCAAGCCTTTAGCACATTGGAATTCATTTCAAGATTTCCCAAAAAGAAATCACAAATCAAACTGGTATTTGCATGAACACCACCAACTATAGCCGCAGAGTGTATTATCTTGGTGACATCGTTTTTCTTGATGTAATCAGCCAATGAAGCGTAATCCAACAGATCCAACTCTTTTCTAGTTGGCTTAAGCCCCCAAGAAAAGTGAGATCCCAGTAGACCACTTCCTCCTGTTATGAGTGTAGCCATGATTTAGCCCTCGTAGTTTTTGGTTGAACCCTGACCGTACAACTTTTGAAGTTTTCCGGTCTGCAACAGATGATTGATGGTTTCATCAATCTGCTGAATCAGATCGTTCCGCTGCTGATTGCAGATGTTGGTGACACGGGTAGCATCTGCAATTTGCTTGTCTGTTGCGGTCTTGTCTCTCTTCTTGTTTTCTTCCATCCAAACACGGATGTTCACGATACTCAACTTGTCTACAAGATTTCCAATGGTTTCCATATAGTCCTTTCAATACAAAGAGATCACTTTGAATTCCGGGCAGGGAACAATCAACTTTCCACCGGACTTGAGGTACTCATCTTCCCTTGAAATAAATTCGTTGATGAAGTGCCAAGGCAGCACAAGTAGATAGTCCGGCTTTGCCGCTCTCATCTCATCTTCGGAGTAAATCGGTATATTTGTTCCTACGGTCTTAAGTCCAAACTTATAAACGCTTCTCTCCGCAATACCATCAACAAGGGTGTGATCCAAGCCAAAATATTGGAGCAGGGTGTTTCCCTTCGTGGACGCACCGTAGCCCCATATCTTCTTTCCCTTGCTCTTCTCTTGCTTGATAAATCCGACCAACGATTCCTTCAGAGAATTGATGCGCTCATAGAACCCATTCCATGTCTCTACGGAATCTAGGTTCAAACTCTTCTCGTATTCTAGCAGAGAGTTGATTCTGAATTCACACACATCACGATATGGTTGCGTGGAGAATACACCCGAATCAGCCTTCTGCTTCATGGCATAGATTCTGAACGATCCTCCATTGGTGTCATTCAGTTGAACATCCATTATCTTAAGACCCATCTCTTCAAACATCTTCTTGATGTTGAACAGCGAGTAGTAATAGATGTGTTCATGGCAGATGTTATCGAAAGCCAGTTGCTTAATCATAAGTGGAGTATACGACAACTGAAGAACCCAAATTCCGTTGTCGTCCATCACATTCATCACATCAGAAATGAATGACTTGGGATTTTCCAAATCATAAAACATCGCAATAGATGTAACTACCTTTGCCTTCAGATTTCCAAATCTAGATGACCGGAATGCTGCTTCGGTAAAGTAGTCCTGAACAATGTCATCTGCATGTTGCTTGGCTTCCGTCACGAATGTGTCTTCAACCGGATCTATTCCCATCCTGATAAAAGTCTTCGGGACATAACTCAACAGAGTTCCATCGTTAGATGCTATGTCTAGCCACAGATTGTTCTCCTTGAAATTCATAAGAGGAAGAATGGAGTCAACGATGGACTTCAATTCGTTTCTCATTGAAGAATTTATACCGGAACGATACCAATACTTTCCGTACATCACATCTAGTGGTGCTGCCTGTTCTAATCGGACAGCACCCGTTTCCGGCTCAAGCATCAACTTGAGTTCTGTTCTTTCTCCACGGGGAGACTCGGTGTCTTTAAGAAAATCAGAGACATACAAGTTTCCAAGACTAAACAATTCTTTCATGGTTAAAACCTCACTAGAGTTCAAGGAATCTTTGCGACCAGTATCTCTTCAGGGTGATGAGGAGTAGGTTCGTATGAGATTATGTAGTCGGGATTGATTTGCTTTATGATAGATTCGATTTCGGATTTCCACAAATATAGTATGGGATCCCTTTGATTTTTCAAATGCCCGATGCTTCCATATACAGACATCTTCATTGATGCTGCTGTTTATGATTCTGATGGTTCCCAACTCGTTGTTTATGTCTAGATGATTCATTTTAGTTATCCATGTAAGTCCACTTGGATGGGTTCAAACTGTTCTTTGTGTAGTTCCAATTATCGTTTATGCTGTTTCCCTGACTGTTGTTCTTGTCGCGGTGATACATGAACTTGTGTTCTTTATCAGCCTGCGTGTCAAGTCTGTCTATGAGAAAGCACATTCCGGTATTTGGCGTGTGTATCTGCTTGGCTCGTTCAAGAACCAAAGACCAATCAAATATCGTATATGTTCCTATTCCACCACCAATAAATGCATCATGCTCAACTACTCGGATTCCCTTGTTGTCAAAATTGACATGTCCCAATCTCTGCATATTCAAACCATCGGGAGAACCAATCCAACTGTTGCTGAAGATGAAATCTTCTCCGTCTTTCAAGCCAAGCACATTATAGAACAGGCTCTTTTCCTTTTCGCTATTCCTCTTGAATGTGAACGATTCCTCCCATCGACTTGCTTCGGGAAGCATATTAAGCATACCGTATTTGGCTTCCAGTATTTCCAAGCCTGCTGCGTTGGGATGAAAACTAGCAAAACGCAGTGGTATGTAACAGAAGGAGTCGGTCAAGATCAACTCCCGGCTTCTGCCGTGATACAGTTCCATGCCAACAAAAGGCAAGTCTTCCGTAAAGAAATGTGTCCCCTCACTAGTCATGTAATTGGATAGCCAATCGTATGCTTTGATTACGGGCCACACTATCTCGTAACCCAAAGAACGGAAGTGCTGTCCAATTCTTTGAGTGTAAAAAATGTCTCCCAATCCGGCAGGCTGATTTATCAAACAAATTTTCATAGTCTCTCCTCTATCCATTTCAATACATTTTCGGGACGGAAACAATCGGGAATGCGGTTTTCATTAAACAAAGGCTCACTCATGTATTCCTGATACAGATCATCGTTTTGGTCAATCTTCTTGACTTCATCAATCACATCTTGAATTGATTGGTAGTCTCCACGATACACCATACTCTTCTTGTTGAACACGGTTTCGTCTAATCCACCTGAGTAGATAGGAATCGAACCAACCGAATACGGTTGAACCAATTTTTCTGTTATGTAACCGGGGTAAAAACTGTTCTCAAAAGCAATGGTGAATTTATAATGGTTGACAACATCAATCTTTGCCTTTTCCGATCCCCGTAATGCATATCCAACATTGTTATACAGGTAACCGTAACTGTCAACATGTTTATATGAATGCAACCCATTGAATAGGTTTACCCGATCTTCTATTGGATTATTGTTGATGAAGCAGCAGAACTTGCTCTTTGGTGTATAGGGTCGTTCCACCAAAAGAGAATCCGCTTCAACATGGAAGGTGGGATTACTAGGATACGATCTTGGCTGCGTCTTATTAAACCAATTCACAAACAAAACCCAAAGCGGGTGGTAGTAGCAGCGATCATCCGTTGGAAATTTTCCCATGAAAAGATCACACTCGTTGAAATCAGGATTTACCTTGCGATGGGGATCGCTTGCGGGGGTGATGTTTTCTCCCGAATAAAACAGTTTCTTGCATCTACCATTGTACTTAAGATGATTTCGAGAAAAACAACTGTATACAAGAAGATCGGGGGAATGTTCGTCTAGCACCACATCGTACTTCGCGGAAAATAGATCCGTGAAATAATTGTCCATTGGGTTGAACTGGAACTCATCGTATCCCCACATGTCAGAAAACCACAGTTTGATTTTAGGCTTACTCATACTTACCTCAAAGAACTCTTGAAAATTCCATATTCCGAACCTTGACGAGTCAGGCTAGGTTCCCACCAATACACACGATGATTATGCAAAAAATGTTGATATCCCAGTTCCCAATCAGCAGGCAGATGAAACGGAAACCATGTTTTAGCCAAATCAGTAATAGCGGACTTTTTTATCAGTATGGAATCCGCACACCGCGAAGCAGGATGATCTGTCAAATAAGCAACACATCCGTCTTTGATGGATCTAGGCTTCATATTTGCCCCGCTACCAAAATAGATGGCATCCCAATCATTTGGTGTGGCGTTTAGAAAATTTGTCAAGTTCGTTTCAAAATTCTGACAAAGGATGACATCATCTTCAAATATCAAAAAGTAATCTCCATCCGACAGACTCAATTTTTCAAATACTTTTCCGAACTTCGTAGCAATAGATATCTCTCCCATAGTCAACGGGTTCACGGTTTTGCTACTACCGGGAATCAAACGCTCATAAACAGATGCCTTGTGTTGAGTTTCTTCTCCAAACTCACGAACATCGGAATAGTGTGCCCGGATTACGGTTTCGTCTAGTTCGTTTCCGTCAAACTCTTCATAGAAAGAATAGTCCGTAAAGTCGTGCCTTTCCATCTGCCGGATCATGTTTTCCTTACGATCTGCAAGGGGCTTGTAATGGAGAATGGTTGTTTTTATGTCTACTGGCATATTATACCTTCTTTGCTAGAACCCATGTTTGTGCCTGACACACCGGATCATACTTCAACTTTCCGCTCTCGTCAAGAACTTGTTTGTAGTTTGGCCAATCTCCATGCGTAAAGATGTAGTCGATATACTTCTTGTTGCCCCAGTAACCGCACTCACACACCTCAAATCCGCAAGACTCCATCAGGGCACAAAGACCAGTTGGAGTCAGCCCATTGAAGTGAATGGGTGTCAGGTGTGGAATGTTTATGGTTGGCACGGTGGTATACACATACCCTCCGTCCTTCAGGTGTTCACGAATACGATTGATTGCCAAAATCGGAGTGTGCAGATGCTCAATGGTCTGATTGAAGATTGCAAAATCATTGTCCTTCTTTGGGACATCGAATGTATGAAGATCATGGGGAGGGTAGTATACCCCCGTGACATTCTTGTACTTGATGTACTTGAGTTCGGGATCCGATGGGCAAGTTGACAGCAGATTTTCTCCCTGATCTATGCCGTACTTTTTTACCCACTCCTTAAAGTCAATTATGGAAACCACTCGCGGTGGATCCATACGACTGTAAGCAGCGAGTTCCTGTGGACTCAATACTGCGTTCAGGTCTTCAAATCGTTGGAAGTATGAAGACTCCTTTATCACATATTCTGTGTACAGTTCTTCGATGTATTGGTTGTTCAGTATATTAAGGTGCATTACAGTCCTTTCTTCATGTTGTCTATCCACCACGATACAGTCAGCATATCTCGCTTCCATTCGGTTGATGAAAACTCATCGTACTTGCGAGTCAATAGGTCTTCCGTGACTTCCTTGTAATCATCCACGAACATGATAGGCAGATTGCCTTCCAGTGGACGATGTGTGCGGTGGCGTTTCACTATCGGAATCACCCCGCAATACAAGGCTTCCCAAAGACGATGCGTATCCACGCCGTTTCCTCGGGGGCACAAGACAAACTTGTGATCCAATAGTTCCTGCTTGTATTGTGCAATCTCTCCCTTGGGATACGGCTGCTTCACCGTACACCAAGTTTTTCCTGAAAAGTACGGATACAGCCACTCGCGTTCCATCGGAAAGTTTTCGGTACGGTGGTTTACATACAGAAGCCTAGAAGGGGACGCTGCTTGGAAATCCTTGCCCTTCATGGTGAGATTGCAGTATGTGTTTGCAATTCCAATAGGCACAGGATTCGCTGTTTCCGTGGAGCAGTTCATGCCGTACCATTTCACGGGTCTGTCTGCAAACAGTTGTGTCATGTCTTGGGTAACGGGATAGTCGCTGTCGTGAGTCAGAACAGTGAACGGCACATCTCTAGGAACACATTCCTTCACTACATCGTGCAGGGCAACAATGTAGTCCGTCTTGCAAAACACTAATTCTCCACCCTTGAAAGCAGGAGCATACTTTGCAAAAATTGGAACTGCTCCTGATCCGGTGTCCCACATTTGCGCGAACACATAGTCGCACTTTGCAGCAAGATTCTGTCCGCTGATTATTTGGTCAGATGGAATCATCTAGTTCTCCGTGATGGTGGGACAGCACTTCTAGAATTTTATCTCGGTTCTGCCCGAATGGACGAAGAGAGTGGCAGTCAACGAACCTGTGCGAGTCCATTGCCTGTCTGCATATCTCCCACGATGAACGATCAAATCGGTGTCCGTACAGCCCCTTGGCATACACCTTGAGCGCATTCTCCGAACCCTTTTTCCGAAGAACTGCTGTGCTGTAGTCTTCTTCTGCTCCCCAGTTGTCCATACCCTTGAGGTGTTCTGCCCACTGTGACTGATCCTTGCCTAGATTCATGGCATGGAGTCTGCGGATCTCGTCTTCCCAAGAGTCTGCCATGTCAAATATCGCAGGAAACTGCTTTCCGTAATTCACATGATAGCAAACCGTCAAATTGCACTTTCCTGTAATCCAATCATCGTATTTTCCTGTTACTCCGTTTCCGTTCAAGTGCAGATGCCAGTTTCCGTCAAGACTGAACTCATCCATGAAGTAAGGCTTGTTCAGCGGGTACATATCAATATCACTGGTCATGCAGACTGCATCAGGAAAATTACGAGCAAAGAAAAAACGCGACCACTGGGTTTGCAGATATTCGGGAACTCCATCCACGGTCTTTACGCGGATTACCTCACCCCACCGATCATCAATCTGTGCAGCATGGGGATCCTTGTCGATGTATATCAGGACGGGATCGGCTCCCATCTTTTCCTTCCACACATACGAAAACGATTTCCAAAAGTCAAAGTACAGCGGATTGGAATTCGTTGATACAATGACTTTTTCAATCTTCATCGGGGATCTCGCGTGTGGTTGATGAACACATCGGCTTCGGTGGTTTCCTTGTGGTGCAGCCCCCATTGTGTGGGGTCAGGTAGTGTAGCAACCCGGTGCTTCTTTGTCAAGACACTCCAAATAGATTGATCGTGTCGGTTGTCTTGGAATCCCGGTTCCACCCATCCGTCCACATTGGGATCATCCGTTACAAGATGGGGGTTGCAGCACAGATTCAAATACTCACGAACCAGTGCCTTTGCAAATGCAGTTCCACGGAACACCATGAAACTTGCCATGCGCTGCGGAGTATCGGTGTAGTCGGGAGTCTCTGCCCCAATGGTACGGAACACATCCCGCTTTGTCCAGTGCTTTTCGGTGTGCCCACCGGACATATTGAATGCCAGTACGCCGTTGCTGTCCTTTTGAATAGCCTCAAAAATTGGATCCATGCGCTTCACGAAATACGATCCTGCATCCGCATAGAACAGTACATCGGTTTCGCTCATTGTCCAAATAAGACGATCCACGAAATACGGCTTCCACAGCCAGTATCCCACGCCGCGCCGCTCCTTCAGGATGCCTTGGTTTTCGGTCTTGAAGTTGCGGTCAATGTCGCCATCGCTCATCTGATAGATGACATTGAATCCTGCTGCTAGCCCTGATTGGCTGTTGTGAACTTGAGAGTGCTTGAACTTGTCACCGCTTGCATAATTTAGAAGAATCTTCATGTGTTTCCCTGTGGTACTAGTGAAGTGGTTGTCTTGGAATCGTAAACATAATTGTGGAGAGGCGCATCAATGTGATGCTCCGTCTGAATCTTGGGATACAGCCGCATAAGCCAATCAAAGTCCTCTCCGTGGGACTGCCCGTTCTTTCCGGTCATGGGATTAAAGTCCTCGCTCTGTGCGATTTCACGGCGGAACACGCACATATGATACGGAGGACGCTTAATGTCTCCCAACATACCACCGTTTTCGGGATCGCGCCACAGAATTCCGTGAGGATTTCCCATGCCAAATTCCACATTCATGGGTTCGCCGTCAATGGAGCAGAACTGATTAAATGAAATGCAGTCCACCTTTGGAGCCGAAGCAATTGCCGTCAGCAACTGGTCGATGTAATCCGTTGATACACGATCATCATCGTCCAAGAAGCAAACGAACTGTCCACGGGCAGCATGGAGCAGCACATTCCGCTTTTCGGAAATGGTCTGCGAACGGTTGTCGTTGAACATCAGGATCTCAACCGACCGCCGATCTCCCAACTGCCCCTCAAGTGTCTTGATTAGATTACAGGCTTTTTCAATTCGGGACGGAATAGACAGAATAAGAATGCTTAAAAGAATTTCACTTGCTGGTACTGGCATTTTCGCTCCTAGTTACTTGAACCATCCAACAGCCTTCTCCCCACGGATCGCTATAGGACTTGTATCGAACACCGTGTTGGTCTTCAATTTTTTCAATTCTTTCTCCCAAAACATCGTGAACCGCATTTTGGACTTCAGGACACCATCCGTAATCATGTCCTGCCAAAATGGATCCGGTTTTCATTTTTGGAAGCCATGCAAGTATATCTTCCTTACATGCTTCGTAGGAATGATCGCCATCAATAAACACAAAATCAAGAGAGTTGTCCCAATATTTGTTTGCAGCATCCGTAGACCGCATCCGCACTGGAGTTATGATATGGTTTACCCTTTCCGTATTACTCAAAAAAACCTCAAACAGTGTTTTATCAGTGGGCATCCATGTTGGATTCGGACATCCCTCTCCATCAGACCAATGATCCACACAGTCGAACTTGATTTTTTTTCTTGAATTGTGTATTTCTACTGCCATGAAAGAAGCAGATTGTCCTTTCCAGCATCCAATTTCCACGAAATGACTTCCGGTTCCAAAATGTTGAACCATTGCTCTATACAAATTTGGATAGGTGAACAGTTGCTGTTCAAAAATTGATTCGTTGCAATAGTGTCTAATAGTTTTCATTTTACATTCTCCATGTAAAATTTATTAGCAGCACGCCTCTTGAATGTCTCCCCGTCCACACCGTACATTTCTGCGTTCTCATTTCTTGCATGGAGTTCGTCCCACGGCTCACCACTCCACTGGTGCTGCACGATGCACATGTCGCAGCGGCGCAACTTGTTCAGCGCGGCACACACCTGTGTCTGCTCGTTGTCGCAGTACAGGGACTTGTATTCAGGATTGTACACATATCCAAACCGCTTGTACAGGGGGAACCCCATGACCATCAAGGTCATCAGGGGATCTTCCTTGGGGCGCAGCCCATCCCAAAACTTGATGGCACCATCAAAATCAGGGAATGCGTGTTCAAAGCACTTGAAGATAATCTCATCGTAACCCATCTGCACGGGCACCATGTCATCAGACGCAAGCAGCAGCACATCGCCGTCCACGCCTTCTAGGTTGGCATTACAGGCTTCGATCTTGCTCTTGGACTGCCCGTAGAAGCACTCAATCTGTGCGTTCCGTGCGCGAGTGGAAATCCACTGGTGCATTTCCGGGTTGTTCATGGTGGCATCGTCTTCGTCCATCGTGATGATGAAACGAACATCGTGCTGTCCGCTTAAGAAAGTTTGGTATCGGGTGAAAACGGCTTTGAATTTATCAGGGCGGTTCCGCGTTGGGAACTTAATCACTAGTCGGCTCATTACGAATATCTCCTGTTTAGTTTAGTCTTCTGATTTGCTACCGGGCTTGCTGCGTCCTATGTGGTATTTAGGACACAATTCCCACTCTCCCTTTTCTTTATAGGGAAGGATCTTTATTTTGTTGAGGGGAACCTTGTCTGCAATCCTGTTCTTGTCCACGATCTTTAGCAGCCCCCACTCCTCAAGCAGACACGCAATGGTGTTGCGCCGTCCAATGTCCTCGGAGTCAATAGAGGTGGGCAGATCATCCAGTGCAAACATTTCCTTGAAGTGGACAATATAGTATTTGCCGCGCTTGTGCAGGATATGGCAGGACTGCCACAGTTTCTTTTCTTTACGAGAAGATACCCCGATTCGGGTCAGGGTTTCACGCACCTTCAGGAAGTCATCAGGCTTTGCAATTGTTACTTCCAGTAGGTCTTTGGGTTCAAGATCAATGTATCGTTCGTTGGGTTGTTCCATGTCTATACCACTTTCTAAAATTATGTGACACGGAACTATTTAGTCCACTACGGCTTTCCACCCTTCGAAACAGCGTCCATTATTTCAGAAACTTGTGCTTCGGTCAGCACAAGCAAGGCTTCCCGTGCCTTCTTGGCAGAGAACCCGTAGTACTCAATCAGGGCTTGCACTCGCTCATCGCTTTCCCGCTTAAGCCACTTGGAGAACCGCTTGCGCTTTCGCACAGCACCGCGCAGAAAGTCAAAGTGCATCTTGGGGTCGATGTGGGCACGGGTATTCATCTCGTTTACCGCGAACAGGGTATCGGGGAAATACGACAGACACCGACCCACCACGAATGCAGGATAGGACGGCTTGCCCCACTCGGGGGTGTCCATCAACGGCTCTTTGGTTTCGTTGATGGCTTTCAAATAATCAGAAAGTTGATGGCTCATTGGGATTAATACTTGAGAATGATGGGCAGGGTTACGCAGAACATCACAAAGTATTCTTTGGGAACTGATGGGTCAGACATTGGTGTCCTCCTTGAAGCAGTCCCAATTTTTATCATTGGCAAGGTCTTCGGGAGTCCGGTATGTTATATCGTGATACGCAACTACTCTGCAATACATTCGCTTTACTTTATTACATTCGGTTTGCAGATGATTGCGTTCCTGTAGAGCATTCCCTAGAGCGATGTGAAGCCGTTCAATCTCTGCTGCGTACTGCTGATTCCGCATCAGAAGATCCTCGTATTCCATGCCCTTGTTGGGCGTGAATTTGCTCACTTGAACTTGCACTCCATCATTAGTTGTGCCATGCAAGCGGTCAGGTTGATTTCTGCGTCCGCAGCAAATGCTGCCTTGTACTGGTAATCCGCAAGAATCAGGATGGCTTGAGGAATGGAGCCGCCCTCCAAGTTCTCGTACAGCCCGTCATAGACTGCACGGAACACTCGGGTGGAGTCATTATCCAAGTTCTCCACCACCCACTTGCGAACACCCGCAAAGTCCTTGCCCTTCATGCACTTGACCAATTCCTTGATCTGCACATCGGCAATGGAATTCAGGATGCCCACATCAATCTTGCCGCTAGCGGAATACCGCTGCAACTCGTTCAGGGTACGCCGGAAATCCGGGAAGTGCTTGCCCACCAGTTGAGCCACAACCTTCTGATCGTACTCAATGCCCTCGCGCTTCAGAATTTCTTCTGCCCGCTTCAGGAAGCGAACCGCGAGTTTAGCCTTTTCCTTCTGCGGAATTCTGAAGTCGATGCAGGTGCATCGGGAGTGCAGCGGCTCAATCACCCGGTTCTTGAAGTTGCAAGTCAGAATGAATCGGCAGTTAGCCGCGAACTCCTCAATGAAACCGCGAAGGGCAGGTTGAGTGGACTGTGCATTGGAATAGTCAAACTCGTCTAGAATGACCACCTTCTTCACGCCTTCGGTGAGGGATACCGTGGACGCAAACTGACGAATCTTGGTGCGTAGGGTGTCGATGTTTCCGTCTTCAGAACAGTTAACCATCAACCAATCGCAACCAAGATCGTTGCACAGTGCCTTTGCCACAGAAGTCTTTCCGCAACCCGCTCCACCTGACAGGAGCAAGTTCTGCGGTTCGTTGCGCTGCACCATTGTGTTAAACGCATCCTGTGTGTCCTGTGGCAAGATGCAGTCTTCTATGGTCTGTGGTCTGTATGTTTCCGTCCAAAGTCCGATTATGTTTGTATTGATCTTCATAGTATACATATTACAGGAGGAACGATAGTTTTCAACTAACTACCTTGGTTTAGGATCAGACCAAAACGAATTATCCCGCCTTGTAAGTAGAATCCGCGTGGAGAGCAATCCAGTAAGACAGCGGCTCGTTCTTGTTTGAGAACTTGCTCACCACCTTCTCGGAAATCTCCACCTGATAATCACCGGGCAGAATCTTCAGATTCTCCACATCGAAAATGAACTCAAAGTCCGCATCTCCGGTGTACTCGCCCACAATAAGCGAATACTGATTGGAGGTGCTGTCGTCCTTGTCACGGGCAACAATCTGCACACTCTTTCCGTCTTCCGTAGGCTCAACACACAGGTGCTGCACTTGCAGAACCGATGCTGCCTTCAGCAGTTCGGAGAAGTCCTTGGCAAGCAGCGTGAAGGAAACCACTGCCTTTGGCATATTGATCTTCTTGTTGGTGGACAACACCAATTTGGGATCACAGTAGTAATACTTCAAACTGGACTTGCCGTTTGTGATCGTGATATGGTTCTGTTCAAAGATGAACTCGGGATCCTTGAACAGACTCACCGTGCCAAGGAACTTGTTGAGATCCCACAGGGCAAACTGCCGTGCGAAAGTCTCGTCCACCTTGGCTTCGGCAAAAATGCTCTTGGTGTTGGAGAGCGTACTGATTGTATTGCCCTCGTTCACAAGAATGCCCGAATTGATACCCGCGAAATTCTTAAGAATGTCTAGGGTGCGCTTGCTGATTTTCATGGTTTCAGTTTTCATCGCCGTACTCATCGAATCGTCCCTTTCTTCCTGCATTTAGATCGTCTACCCAACTACGCAAATCTTGGCGGTCTTGATGCCGCTTTCCACGCTTCTTCTTTACTGAAGCACTCTTACGAGCCTTCTTTGCGGCACGATCCATATCGTCCCAGTTTCTTGGCTGTTCCATCAAAAGTCTCCTATATCGGAAATAAGGTTCTTCAAGCCTTTGCTAATCATGTAGTTCAAAATCTTTGAACGATTAGCGGTGAATGGTTTGTTCCATTCCTCCATGATACGGGTTTCGTACTCTGAAGGAATACACAGATGCGAGATCAGAGTCTCGTTTCTGTTCCAGTTGGCTGCAACTGCATCAGGAACCTTGCCCGTTTCAGCCCAAGACTTCTCCAATTCCTCTAGACGCTTGCGGGTAATAGGCTTCTGTCTCTTGAAGTCTGTTACAAAGCAATCGTCATCCGACAGCACATTGGGAACGCCATCAGAGGAATCACCTTTCACGATATGTTCAAACAGGTAACTCTTTGGATTGTCTACCACTACAAATTTCTTCTGCATGGGGGAATACTGCTTGACACCGGGATAGATTTGCAGTTGCCCAAAGTCCTTGTCGCCACTCAAAATCATTACAGGCTCCTGCCCGTGCAGATTGCGAGTAAGCACAGCAATCACATCATCTGCCTCGCATCCGGTCATGGAAATGTTACGATACGGAAACACTTCCTTGACTTCCGTGCGAACGGTATCCATGATCTCGTAGAATCGCTTCCACATATCAGGATTGTCCTTGCGGGACTCACGCCGTGCTGCCTTGTAGTGGGGAAAGTACTTGCGCCGCCACGAATGCTCACCGCCGCGACCTTCTTGGCACAGCACCAGTTCACCGTATTCCTTGCCGAAACGCTTTCGGTACATACGGTAGGTGTTCAGCACCATGTGACGAATCAGGGACTCATCGGTGTAGTCCAAGTTGCGTTGTGCGAACAAGGACGACATGATTACTTGGCTGTTGTCTACTAGGATCAAAAGATTCTAACCAACAAGCAGTGCTTGTTGATCCTCCCTGTTGGGGTTGCGGACTTGGTTTTCACTTCTTCAAGCGACTTGTTCATGCCACCAAAACCACTGGACTGCTTTAGCCATTGCTCAGGCTTGCGAACAGTCTTCTCATACGAACGCTCGGCGTTCCATCCAATCACGGTGGATCCCTTGACACTCAACCCCACCTTGGGTTCAGCGGCTAGGAACACGGTTGCCTTGTTGTTCTTGGTGTTAAACACGATCAATCCTTGTGCCCCAACTATACCACGCGGATCCAGTGAAGTAAAGCCAAACTTTGTATCTTTTGGCAGATACTTGAACCCCTTGACCAATTTTTCGGGATTCACCTTGCGTGGCTTACGGGGCTTGCGGGTAGACTTCATGCCGCTGATTTTTTGATTTAACGCAGCAACGGCTTCTTCAAATATTTTAACCACCCGCTTCAGGGCAGGGCGTTTCAAATATGAATAGCCCTCTGCTAGATCCGGGTCGCTGTTGCTGTACGCTGCCGTAACCTCGTTTATAACCATTTCTAGGCGATCACGCACAATGATAGCCGTAGGGCGCGTCATGTCCTTGGAGGCAATCCACGCGGCTATAACGGGCTTATACCGCTTCTCTGCCACCCCGGTGAATGTCTCATCCAGTAGTGGTTCCAGTTCCGATAGGGTTTCGTCTGCCTTGGCACGAAGGCGTTCCTGAATATTTGGAACAGCATCCTCTGCGGGTGCATTGGATCGGGCTTCCGCAAGCAGTTGATCCATGTATTTTTGAATCATGGCTTGCTGAACGGCATTAAACGGGAATCCACGGGACTCCATGCGGCAGTACGGCGACACCAACCGCAGATCGCTCTTGGAGGCACGGGACACCAGTTTAGCGTCCTCGCCACGCCCCTTGGCTTCTAGCCAATCAGCAATCCATTCCTTGGCATCGTTTTGGGAAAACGACTGCCTGTAGAAATACAGACCGCGATTCAGGACAAGATCCTTGGCTTCGTCCGTTGCCGTGTCCTCCGGGGAGAACACGGGTTCTGATCCGCCATTCAGGATGCGCTGTACTCGTTCCTTGGATAGTTTCTTGCTCATGGTGTGCATAGACGGCTAAAGTTGTTCACCTTCTTGAATGTAAGTATGTTACCAAACTTGTCTAGGAGTTGGTCGGATTTGTGGCTAATTACGAATACATTGTTTGCTGCACCCATATTTTGCAGGATCTTGATGATCTCTTCCGTGCCAACAGCGTCAAGCGAAGAATCAAATACTTCATCCAATATCAACAAATTGGTGTTTGCCGAATTCTTCATTTTAGCAATATCCCGCCATGCCAACAGGAGGGACACATCAATACGCAGTTTCTCGCCTTCGCTGAAGTTCTCATAGGAGAACTCGTCACGGTGGCGACTCTTGATGATCTCCACGAAATCCTCGTTCAGCGTGAACTGGGCAAAGAAGTCCATTGTCACCAAGTACTTGTTAATAATCTTGTTGAGTGCGGGAATGTACTTCTTGATGATCTTGCGCTTGATGCCGCTGTCCTTGAGTAGCACGGTTGCAATCTCCATTGTGTGGATGTCTTCCACGGAGGTTCGGCGTTCGGTTTCCTTGCCTTCTTGTACAGCATGAATTTCCGCGAGTGCTTGGCGTTCCACCTGAATGCTGTCGCGCTCGGCAATGGTCTTGGCTTGCAGATCCCGCAACTGCTTGATGTACTTCTTGGATGCAGCAATAGCGGATTCCGTCCGTGTCATGTCGGTCTTGTTCTCGCTAGCAGCCTCGGTGTCTTCGCGCAACTTGTCCAAAGCCTGTTTTTCCTTGGAGATCATTTCCTCCAGTTTGGAAAGGGCAGTCTCCAGTTCGGTTTGCCGGGTCTGCTTTTTGGACATCATTTCATCGCGGAAGGTCTGCGGTAGATCGTGCTTGCACACGGGGCAGTCTTCGTTCTTCTCGTAGAAGTCCCGCTCCTCTTGGGCTTTCTTGATGCCGCTGTTCATCTGCTTCTTCAGGGTGTTGAATTGGTTCAGCGAATCCCGCTTGGCTTCAAGCGCGGCAGAACTTGCTGCCAGTTCTTCCACGGTCTTTTGCAGTTCTGCTTTCTTTTCAAGCAGGGCATCCAATGTCTTCTGCTCTTCCGCTTCAGAATTGCGGTACGACTCCAGTTGAGAGTCGGACTTCTGTTCGATTTTTGAAATCAAATCCTGCTTGTGTTCACTCTTTAGTTTGAGTGTGCTGATCTCGTTTTCGATTCCGCGCAGCGACTCCTTTGAGTCCTGTAGGCGTGACTTCAGCATATCGTTCATCTTGGAGAACACATCAATGTCCAACAGGTTCTCAACAATGTTTCGGCGGTCTGCTGCGGCTAAACGCATGAACGGAATGTAGTTCGTTGAGCCAAGAATCACTACCTGACAGAAAGTCTTGTAGTTCATCTTCAGGACTTGAGATTCAAGAATGGCTTGGTAGTCCTTGGCATTAGCCGTCTGTTCCACGGGCTTGCCGTTCAGTTCCATTGTAAACACCTTTGGAGCCAAACCACGGGTCACCTTGTACGAATTGCCGTTTGCAGAGAATTCAATCTCCACAAGACAGTCCTTGCCGTTGATGGAGTTCACCAACTGCGGTAGATTCACCCCACGGTACGGCTTTCCGTACAGCACGAATGTGATGGCATCCAACAGCGTGGTCTTACCCGCACCGTTTTCGCCACACACAAGAGTGGTTGGAGACTTGTCCAACCGCACCTCGGTGAATGTATTGCCTGTGCTTAACAGGTTCTTCCAACGAATTTTAGTAAATTGGATCATTGCTGTTTGGTGTTCTCAAGTGCCTGTGTTTCAGTATACAGTTCCCGCAACAACGCTTTCAAGCGGGAACCGTCCACATTCTGCAAAGAATCTATTTCACGATTGATTATTGTAATCGTGTCCTCCGTGAGATCCACATTCTCTTCCGTTGCCGTTTCAGGATTCAGGTCTTCAATAATGGTGACCGACTGCGGCTGATTGGCATACAGCGAATCCACGAATTTCTCAAACAGATACGGCTTGGTCTTGGCTTCAACAATCACACGAACAAACTTGCCCTTGACCCGAACCTCGTCCACAGTGATGGGCGTGGCAGCATCAGCCTCGGTATCGTTGTACCGCAACTGGGTGAATATGGTGTACGGATTAGGAACAAACTCCAGTTCGCCTGTGTCCGTGTCCAGTACATGGAAGCCCTTCTTGTCGCCGTAATCATTCATGGTGATCTGATACGGGCACCCCAAGTAATGCACATTGCCCCTGCTGTGGCGGCAATGAAAGTGTCCCGTATAGACAGCAGAGAACCGCTGAAATATATCGGCATTCATGCCACCGTCAAACGGGGTGTTCTTCAGCACATTGAATCCGTGCAGTTCTAGATGCCCACACAGAATGTCTGCGGGAACGGTGCGAACGAATTCCAGTGCCTCGGCTTCGTTTTCCTTGTTGATCCACGGCAGCAAAGCAATTGACCGCCCACCAAAATCAACCATCGTGGGCTTCTCGTACACAATGAACTTGTCCGAAAACAGTTCACGCATGGAGTTCACATTGCTTGTGTTCTTGTAGAAGATGTCGTGGTTGCCAAGAATGCAGTGCATCTCTGCACCGGACGCTTCCAATCGCTTGACGAATCCCTCGCGGACAGCATTCAGCGTTGAGAAATTCACGAACTTCCGGCGATCAAGAAAGTCACCCAAATGCAGGATGTACTTGGGCTGATGCGTTTCCACCCACGGGAAAAACACGCGGTCAAAGAACCGCATGAAATACTCCAAGAACACGGGAGAGTCGTTCCGTGCCCCAAAGTGCGTATCAGTTATGATCGGGATTTTCACTTCTTGCCTTTAACCTTTTTCTTGGTCTTGGACTTCTTTGCCGTTGCCTTTGGCTTTTCTTCCGGCTCATTCTTCTTTTCAAAGTTGTTGATGTCTGACTCGGTGAGAACCGATGGCTTGTTGTCCGCGCCGCCAAGATAATTCTCGCGGAACCACTTCTTCAGAGTGGAGTCGATATCTGAATTTTCAATCTTCTTCAGTTTGATGTACGCTTGCTTCTTCTCCTTGGATATCCGGCGAAGGAAAGCGTAATAGATGATCTGCGTGAAGTACGAGAACGGGTTCGTGGACTTCTTGGGATCAAAGTTGTATGCGTACAGCAGACAATTTTCAATTCCATCCGATATCATCTCGTCACGATACGGATAGTTTATGAAATTGGGCTTACGCGAAAGACGATCCGCAATAGCCATGAAACACTCCCCGATGTAATCGGTCACGGGAGGGTGTCGCTTGCCTTCCTTGTTGGCAGCATTCACAAGCACCTTCCATGCCTTCATCTCTTCGAAGAATCGTTTATTGTCAATGTAGTGATCGGTCTTTTTCTTGCTCATAGTGTTCTTTCATGGAATAGTATCACGGGGTACACGCTCTGTCAAGAACCTTCCGGTGGTTTTTCTCCGGTGGCTCCTGAAATATAGTCTTTGAGAAATGGCGACCAATCATTAAACTTGTTGCCGAACTCGGGGTGCTTGGCTTCTTCTTCGGTGGGTGGCTTCCACGATTCCTTGGACTGCTTTTCCTTGTTAGCCGATGCCTTCTTTTTCTTTTTTGGCTGTGGAGGTGGCTTCATAAAATCTGCCATCTCATTTTCCATAAAGTCATCCATGCAGTCCTTCAAATAATCCATTATGCCTGACTGAACCCACTCGTTCATCAGTTCATTGGGGATGGAGATGCTGAACACCACGCCACGCTGCTGTGGGGGCATGGGAGACATGGGCGTAAACGGGAACGGTGGCTTGGGGGTCTTGGGCTTTTCCATTGGATCCACCGGATCTTCGTCTTTAGCCAACCCAAATGCCTCCATGAGCGCATCCAGTTTCTTTAATTCTTCTTCTGTTGGCACAGGGCCCAGATCATCAGCCGGATCAGACTTTGGTTGAGCCAAATCAGCAGCACGGAACTCGTCTTGCGATTGCATCTGTGTGGTGTACAGTTTTTCCATGTCAGGATCCGGGGTCAGATCCATGAGAATAAAATCTGTTGGAATGCTTGCGGTGAGTTCCGTAGCCCCACCCAACCAATCGGTAAAGTAGATCACGCTCTTACGCAGACCAGTGAAATGATCTGCAACCACAGAGTAGTTGATTTTCATGGGACGCTCAACGGTGATCTTGCCACGGGGCTTGCCCGCAATCTTGGCAATGATCTCTTCACCGCTACGCAGTTTGAAGACTCGGAGGGATGACTTCTTGGCTCTCATGTCTTCTTGTCTCCTATATCTACCTTGACTACCTTGTAAGAGAATCCTTCTGATTCGTATATTTTTAAACGCTCGTTCATGTGTCGCATTGTGTGATTAGTCCAAGACCTCCAAGACAGATCATCACCAATATCGAAAAGCCTTGCCACTGATTTGTGTTCGGATACTCGCAACTGCCTACCGATGCTTTGCAGCACCCGAATACGGGATTTGGATGGCGAGGCAAACAGGATGTTGTTGAGGCGGCGAATTGAGATGCCCGTGCTGAATGTTCCGTAGGAAGCAATAATGACTGCATTCTCTTCCTGTTCAACAATCTTGCGGATGTCTTCTCGCTCTCCCGCTTCAGTTCCTCCGTGTACAAAGAAAACCTTACGAGTAGAGCCTACGCGCTCCTCCACTAACTTATGTAGTTCTGCACCGTGTCCTTCGACAAATTGAAATAGTACTAGCGTGTTGCCTTTCAATTTTTCACACATATCTGCAATAAACGCATTCCTGCGATTTGACCCAATGATCCACTTGATCTCGTCCTGATACTTGGCGCGTTTTGCCATTTCGCGGTCTTCGCGTGGATACTGCAACACGATGCAGTCAATCTTCAGATCACTCAGGATCTTCTGCTCCATGAGTTCCTTGGTCTTGGTGACTTCGTAGGCACGACCAAACAGCCCCTCAAGCACAAGGCGGTGCGTCTGTGTGCCGTCAAGCGTTCCCGTGGTTCCAACACGGAACGGACAGGTCTTGAGTTTGGTCATAATGGAAGTCAGGGACTTGGCTTTGAACAAGTGGGCTTCATCACCAATCACTGCACCGAACTGCTCAAAGTACTTTTCGGTCTGCTTGAACACGCTCTGCCATGTGGAAATGACTACGCGCTTGTCTGTGATCTTGGACGCTCCGCTCATAATCTTGTGGCAGTTCTTGCCCACATCCCATCCGTTCTCACCGGAGTAATCCGCGAAATCAGAAAACATCTGTTCTACCAGTGAAACGGTGGGAACAATGATAAGCACCTTTTTGTTCTTGGGAATCTTGTCCAAGTAGTACCGCAGCAGCGAGTAGATGATTAGGCTCTTTCCCGAACCCGTTGGAGACAGCAGCAAGCACCGCTCCTTCTCCATTGCGTGATGCACTGCGTTGATCTGATGAGTGTGTGCTTTTGCGCGTTTGCCGCCCACGCAAACCTTCAGGAATTCCTCAATGAACTGCTGTACGCCTTCGGGCGTGATCTTGAAATCATTCTTTGCAGGCATGGTTATGCTGTAACCACGCTCCTCCGCAAACTTCACGATGTACTCCGCAAGACCACCGTAAATCTGTTGCGTGTGGATGTTGTACAGGCAAATCTCGCCGTTCCACATCCGGGAGCGATACGCTGGCATGAACTTGTAACCGGGAACCTTGAATGTAAAGTAATCAGACAACTCCTTGGCAATGCCGCGCTCACACTGAACGCGAAGCCAAACAGAATCGACTATGTTTACATCAAGGTCTACCATCAGCGTACTGCCGTTTTGTCCAGTAGTTCTCCGTTGAACCATATGCTGCGATGCGTGTGCATTTCACCGTTCCACCCCACTACCTGTATTCCTGCGTCCCGCATCATGGTCAGCCCTTCACGGATGGACTGTTCCCAACTGGGTGAAGTGCGATATACCAATCGGCGGAAAGTAACCACCCGCTTGATTCCAAACTGAATGATGGCTCGGGCACATTCAGAACACGCTGCCCATGTGGTGTACAATTGCAGCCTATCAGTAGTTATTCGATTTTCCACTGCCTTGTACAGCACACGGCGTTCTGCGTGTTCGGTGCAGAAATTCTTGGTTTCGTGGCACTTGGGGTAGCCCTTGGATGCCAGTTGTGGGGGAACCTCGTTCCATCCTGCAAGAATAATGCCTCCGCTCCACGACACAATAGCCGATGCCACTTGGGTGTTTAGATCCGCGCTGTGTTGCGATGCCATGTTCCAAATATCGGTCAGGTACACGCCGTCACGATCCTCGTTTTCAGGATCGTCTTCCATTAGGGAATCCCACTCATTGACCATTAGTGAATCGCCTCCATTCAATTGCGTTACGAATCTTCCAATGTCGGGTGTTTAGTTCCTTGATGACTTCCTCAAGCAGAGACACCTTTTCTTTTTGAAAGAGGAACTTCTGCGATAGTCGGGACAGGTCTTCATCGGAGTTCAGGTACAAGTCAAGATCGTTTCGCAGAATCTTTAGAGGAAACGGCTCCCATCCACGCGCAGTCAGTTCTTCTTGGGGCATCTTGCCTGTGTAGTATTCCCACTTGGTCTTCATCATGGCATTGTATTCGAATTCGGCTTTCCGCATTGCAAGCCGTTCGTCCATGAGATAGTTCAGGTACTTGCCGTGCAATTGGGGAATCTTCAGCGACTCTATATCAAGAGCCGATTCGTCCAATACCATGTCTCGTTGTATTTCTTTGCGGATGTCATCTAGGGTCATAGCAAAATCTCCGTTGGAGGAGTATACACTACATCGGCAAGTTGTCAAGGGCAAGTTCGCTTAAAGAACTTCTATTTCGTAACTGCGGTATTTGAAAGTGCAGGTGGCTACGAACGGCTCGGGATCAATCACGGAAGAACTAAAGTCGATGGATGTCAGGCTTCGCGGATAGATGTCGTTGAAGGTGACATTCAACTTTGGGTTCTTTTTGGAATTCAAAATAATCAGGTTTGCGGTGGACACATGGGTGTTCGTGGGACGGAACTCGTCATAGTTTTCCACATTGGTGACCGACCGCATCCAGTTGTATATTTCCAACCAGTTGCCCATGTTCTCATCCACCACGAAACTAATGCTCAATTCATCAAATTCCATCTTGGACGGACGGGATATTTGAACAAAGGGCGTGGGCATTATCACTTCACTCATGGTAATGGTGGGCAGTGATGCGCTTTGGCAGAAGAACGATACCTTGGGAAGCCGCGCAATGCTGAACCGATAGTAGGTCGGCAGCAACGGATTCAAGTACTGGGGGTATCGGTCTAGGATGCCCTGTTCGATATCGGTGAAGTTGTAGGGAATAGACATGTGTAAGTATTTATACGCCAAACGAAAAGGGGGAGAGGTTTCCCTCTCCCCCGATCCGTAAGGTTAGTGCTTTCTATTACGAAGCCACGCCGTGGAGGTTGTCCACGCGGAAGATACGGTAATAGAGGTTGCTGCGGTCGGTCAGGCGACCAAGACCCTGCGAAGCACCTTCAGCGAAGGGGTTCGCTACCATGCCGTAGCGCGTCTTGAACGCGATCTTGGGCTGGAAGGTCGTGGTATCAACTGCACGCATCATCTGTAGCGGGACATAGGGGCAGTAGAACACGCCTGCATCGTAAGGGCTAGATCCCTTATATCCAACGCAGACAAAGTTGGTGTTCGTACCGCTGCTGACATCCTGATACGGGTCGATGTAAACCTTGATCTTACCGTTGAGGGTTCCGGCAAAGGTGTTGCCAGTGTCATCAACATCAAGGTTGACATTCAGCGCGGGGCTGATGTTCAGGAAGCCACCCATTGCGAGGGCACTGGCAACATCTGCCGAGCAGATGATGAAGTTGCCCTTGCCGCGACGGGTATCCTTGGCAATCTTGTTGGCTTCGCGCTCAATCTGGAACATCAGACCACGGAACTTTTCCGCGCTCCAACGACCGTCCGAGTCCTGAATGAGATCGTACACGCCACCGTAGTTGGTGCCGCTAGCCTGAGTGGTCAGACCGCCGTAGACCGTCTTGTAGTACAGATCGGTCTGCTGCGCTCCGAGTTTAGCAGTGCGGTAAACGGTACGAACGACTTCGCGGTTGATTTCAGCAAGGATTTCCGTGCTGAGAATGTTGGCGAGTTCGGTTTCAGCGTCAAGACCGTGAACAGCCTTAAGGTCTTGAGCCAGTTCCACCGAGTAGGATGCAGCAAGCATACGGGTTGCAGCCTGTACAGCAACGCGCTCAATGCTGAATGCCATTTCGGCAGGAGCGTTGGCTTCGCCGTAAGCAGTAGCAAGACCGGAGCCAGAGGTTAGACCGCTAGCCGATCCCGGATCTCTGCTACCAGCGTAGCCAAAGAACGGATCAACACCTGCGTTAGAAGCATCAAAAGCAAGCGTTCCGGTTGGGCCTGTGCTACCTGCAACAGTACCGAGTGCGCCGGGGCTGGCAGTAGCACCTGCACCCGAGAAGGTTGCCTGTGGTTCGTTGTACAGGGCTTCGGTGCCGCTCTGATTGCTGTAACGGCTACGCATTGCGAAGATCAAGCCTGTCGGAGCCGACATAGCCTGAACGCCGCAGATGTCGTAAGCCATGAGGTTGGGCATGGCGCGACGAACCAACTGGATGAGAATTGGATCGTAGCCCTTGATGCCGCCTTCGCTACCAACAGTGGGGGATGCACCGCCACCGATGATGTTGGCGGCTCCGGGAGCCTCAACAAGCATCTGCTCCTTGATGGCGCGCTCTTGGTTCTCCAAGAGGGTAGCCGTGATTGCGCGGCGGTGTGGGTCTGTGATTGGAGCCATATCGCTATGGTCCAGAACGGGCTTCCACTTACGGATAGCCTGTTCGGTGAGTAGATCGTTATTGATCGCCATTTGTAGTATCTCCTTTAGGTTTAATCAGTCAACGCTTGACTGGAATGTGTGAAAGTAAATTCAGTCCTTGCTCTTGCTCATGGAGCGGATGTACGCTTCCATGAGTGGTGAAGCATCAGACCCTTCCTCGTAGGACTCTTCAAGGGAGTCTTCCTTGGTTGTTTCGGTAACGGCAACGGTGCCGATGTTTTCGATGTTCTCGCGGAGAACAGCAAGTTTCTCTGCGAACTGCTCCACGGAATCAAATTCCACGCTCTCAGCGAGATTGCGCAGTTTCTGAGTCTCGGTGTCGGTTAGACCTTCTGCGAGTTCGCGGAACAGGAGTTCGCAACGGAGTTGTTCGTTCTCTTCGTTGATCTCCATGTTCTTGGAAACCTGCTCGTCCAGTTCGCCCTTGAGGGTTTCAAAGTCCTCAACGGTAGACTCAAAGAGATCAAGTTTCTCTTCGGGGATTTCGATGTACGACTCGGCAAACACGCCCTTGAGCCGTTCAATGAAGCCTTCGGTGATCTCGGTGCGAAGACCGTTGTTCACAGCAAGGCGGTTCTCCTGCATCCACTCTTCGACCACATAGTTGAGGTATTCATCAATGCGCTCAACCATTTCTTCGGTCACGGCTAGGGTGTGTTCCTCTAGCAGAGTGGCATACTTGCCCTGAAGTTCTTCTTCGATCTCCTCGGTGCGAACAGCAAGATGAGCCTCAAACAGAGTCTCGGCTTCGCTCATAAACTCTTCGCTGAGTTCCTTGCCTGCAAACAGGGCTTCAACGCTTTCCTTGACGGAAGCCTTGGGCTTCTCCACCTTGCCGTTGGCAGCACTTGCCTTGGGCTTGATGGTGTTGCGGTTGTACTTGTCATCGCTGATTGCCTTGCCGCTGTGGTCAAGATCAACGGCATTGCCAATGTTGGCAGTCTTGCCGTCAGCGGTCTTGTACAGTTTGGGATCAGAGTAAGCGTCATCCTTTGTGGTGTACTTCTTGCCCTTGAGGTCGGTCATGCTGAGCGCGTTGATTTCTGCGCCTTCCTTCACGCCCTTCTTGCCAAACTTGCCCTTGAGGAAAGCAGGCTTGTTGTCTTCCTCTTCGGCATCGTCTTCGTCTTCGGAAGATTCATCGCCTTCGTCTTCGGACTCTTCGTCCTCCGACTCCTCTGCGTCCTTCTTTGCTTCCTCTAGTTCTTCAACCTCTTCCACCTCTTCGGTGTCCGAGTTCTCAGCGAGGAAGTTCTCACCGAGGATTACTTTCTTGATGACATCTTCGATCTTTTCGTTAGCCATGACTGGAGTTCTCCTTTAGAATATATTTAGACGCTTCAGAGTCTTGAGATGAAGTCTTTGAACAGCCGAATGGCTTGTTCTTCTAGGTTGCGTGATGAGGTGTTTTCGATGGTCTTCTTGTACTGCTCAATGACCACTGGCTTGAGAACCCCGTTGTCCCAAATCCATTCCCGTCCTTCCATGATGCCGTTCACAAATGCATTGGGAGCGGAGGGATCAGCCACCACATCCACTGCTGCAAGCATGAAGTCTTCCTGCACAACATTGACCCCATCCTGTTCCTTCAGGCTTCCCATACCACGGGAAGAAACGCCCAGTTTCACGCCCTCGTCAATCAGATTGCGAACAATCTTGCCGTATGGGGTGTCAAGAATCTTGGCTTTGCCGTAGACATCGTTGCCTTCAAGGCGCAGATCCTTGATGATATGAGAAACGCGCTCTAGGTTCACGGTTGGGCCTTCGGGGTGCCCAAGTTCGCCCATAGCGCGGTTGCTCTTTACATACTCGGTGGTGTACCGCTTCAGTTCCTTCTCCATGACAGGCATGGGGTACACGCGACCGTTGCGATTCTTCGCTTCAGCCTGCATGAACACGCCTTCAATGAAGTAGTGCTTCTGACCGTCTTTGGTTTCGGTCAGAATGTTGATGTCTTGAACTGTTTCGGTGATTAGTTTCATCAGTACTGTCCAGCCTTTTTCACGGCTCCTGCGGGAACGCCCTTGCCCAGTTTAGCCTTGTAGCCTGCCTTCTTGATGGTAGCCCGAGCAGCGGTAAACTTGTCCTCGCTTGCACCTGCGGGAACGCCAGTATCGGGAGCGGTCTTGGCTTCGTTGGTTTCTTCAACCTCGGTTTCGCCCGTGGCTTCTCCAAACAGAGCAGAAGCAATCTGAACGCGCTCTTCGTCCATCAGGAGGGAAGCCTTGGCGTACAGGGACTTGAAAACGCTTTCCTTAGCGTCCACATAGTTCTTCTCTAGCAGGGCTTTTACAATCTTCTTGTTGTTGTCCATTGGTTCTCCTTGTCAGACCTTATTTATTTAGTATTCCTATATTTCCCGAGAATATTGCCGCAGAATCAGTCGTTTAGTCCTTCTTCTTCGGGCGGGACGATTTCTCCGATGGTTACACTGGAGGCAGGTGATTCTGTACCGTCTTCGGGAGCCGCTGCTCCCTCCGGTGCAGGGGCACCCATCTGTTCAGCCGGGACTTGCTGCCCTTCGGGCGGCAGGATCTTGCCTTCTGCCATTTCTGCCTTGATGGCATTGTCAATTTCTTCAATGTCTTCCGCTGTCTGTTTCAAAATATGGCGGCGCACAAAGTCGCGGGAGTAATATTTGCCAACAAAGTCTTCAGCATCACGGGCACTCTGTAGACGATCCTTAAGCACTTCACTCTCCTTGAGTTCGCTGAAGTGGGAATCCATGTTGAACTTGAAGGCAATCTTCGGCTCAATGTCCTTCCACTCGTTCTCCTTGATGACTCCCTTGAGTACCAGTTGAACCTTTAGCAGATTCAAAAATACTTCAGAGAACTTCATGCGGAGGCGTTCCACGAACTTGAAGAACTTTACTTCATCGCGGCTAATTTCTGAAGCGCGACCAAGGTTGAACCCCGTGGCTGCTTCCAATCGTGATGCGGGCACATTCAGCGACTGATACAGTTTCTTTTGGAAGTAGTTGACATCTTCCATTTCGCCAAGGTTCTGACCGCCTTGCAGGGTGCTGACTTCCGTGCCCTTGCCGCCTTCACGGCGAGGCATCCAAAAGTCTTCAAGCATGGACATGTGCTTGCGCTGATCGCTCATCTCTCCTGTAACGGGATCGTACATGAGTTTGTTGCGATACCGCTGCATGAGTCCACGCACATACTCTTCAGCCTTCTGCTTGGGCAGATTTCCCACATCCACATAGAAGATGCGGCGTTCAGGCGCACGGGCTAGACGGTAAATGACTACCGCGTCTTCAATCATTCGCAACTGGTTCAGTGCTTTGATTGCTTTGTGCAGATATCCAAGAATCTTCTTGCGCCGCGAATCAAACAGACCGCTGTGGACAAAGCAGATGGCATCAGGACTGATCTTGAGTCCGTCAAGCGTAAGCGTGGACGAAGCCTGATCCTGTTCGCTGTAGATGTAGAACTCTTCGATTTCGGAAACAAGATTCACGCCAAGGGGAGCAGTTGCGCTCTTGCCCATTCCGGTGTTTGCGTTGGTGACGGGCTTCTTCTTGATCTTGCGAACCTTGCGGATCTTTGTGGGATCAATAGGGCGCAACTCCAAGATGCCCTTCTTCTTGTTGGCTTCATCAATAATGATGTGGTAGTAGATGCGGCTGTCCACATACCACTTGCGGAACACTTCGTATCCACGGCGAGTAAATTCCAGTAGTTGCAGAACTTCATGGAATTCGTCTTCAATCTTGTCCTTGATGGCTTTCGTCTGCTTTACCGCAGACACATCAATCTTTACGGCATCAAGGGTATCGTTGTACACGATGCTCTCATTGCAAATATCCGCGATGGCACTTTCACATTCGGGGTGAAGTGCCATTTCGCGGTACTTGTAGATGAGTTCGATATCTGACTTTACAGAACCGTCAAAGTCAACATAGGCTCCGAAATAACCACCAACCTCAATAGGGGTAGCACCGTCATCGTAATCAGGTGCCACAAAGGAAACGGGCTTCTTGAGGATTTCCTCCGCAGAAGCCCCTTCCCGACCGTCCTTTTTGCCAATACTAAAACCAAACAGGTTGATAGCCATAATGTAAATACCCTTTCAGAAAGAGTTAGAAGCCAATACCGATGTTGATGCCCAAGTTCTGTAGAAGCCCGTTCAGGTTGATACCTGTGCCGCTTCCAACAGCAGGAACAGCAGCACCCGCAGCAGCCTCCCACCACGAATAGTTCAGAGTCACCGGGAATTCAGCGATGGAGTCGTTGTTCTCGTAGGACAGGTCGATGGTTCCCACTTCCGCAGGGAAGCAGCCAACGAAACTGTAACTACGGAGAGCGGTGCCATCGCGGTGGAGTTGCGTTACCGACCAAGTAGGCATGAACTCCATGAAGTTGCGGGGAGCAACATTGGAGGTGTGCGAATTGAAGATTGCGCTCCAGTTCTCAAATGCCGAACGCAATGCAAGGTTGGCATCGGAGATGACGGTGAGCGACCAATCTTGAAAGGTACGGTCGCCCGGTAGTTTGATGCGGCGACCACGATATGGAACTTCAATGGTTCCGAGGGATGATGCAGGAATCTGAGCAGCCTTGCACAAGAACGAGATGGCTCGGTTATTTGAGTATCCCGGAATTGTGCCATTGACCACGAACAGGTTTGTGCGTACACCACCGCCTGCAAAGGCATTCACAAATCCTGAAATGTTGTTGCTTGGATCTACTGGCATTTTATTTGCTCCTTTTGTTAGCCCTAATATCTATACGATTAGCCGCCAACTTCGCTGAAATTCACGCCTGTCTTGGTGGCAATAAAGTTCAACTGGATGAAGTTGATGCTGCGAGTCGGCTTGATGAAGATATCGGCTACAAACTCGTTGCGGTCGATGACCTCGCCCGTGTTGTTGGTGTCGTCGCAGACCACCTTGAAGTCGGTGATACCACGCCGCTGTTGTACGGTCTTGAGGAAGGGGACAATCAGGTTCTTGAACTGTGCGCGGGTGAACGAATCGTTCTGTTCGAACAGGAAGAACTTGGATGCCGTTGCGATTGCCTTCTCAAGCACGATGAACAGACGGCGGACATTAATGCGGTCGAATGCCGATGGCTTGCTCTGAGCGGTCTTGTCTCCGTACAGGATTACGCCCTCACCGGGGAACGACACGACAGGGTTGACCTGCCGGGTGTACAGTTCGTTGCGGTGAGCCTCGGAAGTTGGGTTGTATGCCAACTTGACCACGTTCTTGATCTGACCCCGGTTGAAGCCTGCGGGCGAGAACCAAGCCTCGTCTGTGAATTCGGTACGCGCCACCAGACCTGCAATGTCTGCGTTTAGTGGCATGGTACGAACCACATTGTTGTAGGTATCAAGTTGATACTTCCAACCGCTGTCAAGCACAGCGTAGGACGAGTTGATGTTGAGAGTGCTTTCGCGGAAAGTCTTGATATTGTTCAAGGCTTGGTACGGCAGAGCAGACACAACATCGGAAGACGCGGGGGACGCGAATGCCATGCAGTCTAGACGCTGTTCGCAAACATTATTGATTACGAGTTTGGCTAGGTTGGCAGAAGCGTTTCCAAGCGGCAGCAGAGACACATCAATTGCGGTGGGATCAGCAAACTGACTCCATCCGTACTGCCAACGCTCCGAATCGGTGGGCGTTGCGTTTGCACCGTTTCCAAGAATCATCGACACAATGTTGTCGTTGACAAGACGGGCACCGCTGATGTTGTTCAGCAAGGGCCAATCGGTCTTGGTGGAAAGGTATCCGCTGTTGTCTGAGAAGTTGGCTTGCAGTGCGTAGATGTACTGCGACTTCTCGCGGATCACATCCTTATAGTAGTTGCCCGAGCCATCAGTGTTGCGGGCATCGGTTGCGCGAGACACGGCTTCAAACTTCTCAATCAGTGTGTCCTTTGTGCCTGTCCACTTGCCGTCTGAGTCAAACACCAGTACGCTAACCATGTCACCGGATCCACCAACGGTAGCAGCGTAGTTGGTGGTGGTTGCAACAGTGTTTACATAGTTGGTGTACACACTCTTGACTTGGAAGGTTGAGCCTGCGTTCTGTGCAGCGGGAATGGGGTTCTGGAAAGTAAGTTTGATGAATCCGTTATTCTCCGAAGTAACGCCTTGGAATTCGTTGCTTACAGCGGGGACATCAACAAACACTGATGTGTTTCCAACCAAGTTTTTGGCAACAGAGGCAACCCGTACAGCGGTTCCGTCTGCAAATCGGATCTCATCTCCCACCGCAAAGTGGTACTGCCGGGTGTTGTTGGCAACACAGAATGTGAGTCCGGTGTCACCGAACGAAAGGGGGCTTGCAAGAGTTGCGCCACCGTATGTGGTGATGCCTGCGCCGCTGACAACAACAACCTTGAGGCTGTTGCCGAGGGCACCGGGATAGCGTGCTGCAAACACGGTCTTGGCAGCAGCAGCACTGGTTACAGCAGCCGAAGGCGCATCGTACTCGTCTTCGTTGTTGATGTCCAGTGCGCCAGTGGTTCCGGTGATTGCAGCAGCAGCATTGGTAGCAGAAGCACCAACAACACGCACAACCTGCATACTGTTGCCGTACTGTAGGAAGTTCGCGGGGGTGAAGAAATCCACATAATTGGTGGAGTCAGGCTTGCCAAAGGTATTGGCAAGTTCAGTCTCGCTTGCAATCGTGATGATCTTGTTGCAGGGGCCCCAATAAAAATATCCGGCATAACCGCCGGGGGTGGTGGCAACCGCAGGAACGATTGTGGTCAGGTCGATTTCTTTAATGCTTACGCCGGGGCTAACTCTAAATCCCATTGTGGTGTCTCCTTCGTCTGTGAAGCACGGGGTATGGTGTCGTTACTTCTACTTGTATGTATTATTTCGATTTTTTCTGTGGAGCAGTATTATCACATTGGATCCTCGCCCCAATTCCATGCCGTTCCGCTGTTGTCGGTGTACATTTGAGAGTCCTGACCGTCATCCACAAAGCCAAAAGGGGTCATTTCTTCTTCCAAATTTTTCATTTGGTCTTCATACAGATCCCGCCGAATATCGCTTCCGGTGATGTCCTTGAAGTACGCTTGGGTGGTAAGCCACGAAAACAGGACAAGAGTCATTACCAAATCATCATTGTGGTTTTCTTCTGCTTCAAACGAGTCACCGCGGGCAACAAAAGTACACAACTCGTCCACCACATTAAAGTCTTCAACAATCAGTTTGGTGTCTTCCAACAAATTTTTGAGAATCGCACACCCAATACGCTTCACAGCAGTGGAGGTTTTTACCCCCTTCATTGCCGAGCCGCCCTTGCCGAATCCACCGTTCACCACCTGTCCCTTGCGCCCCTGCATCTGCACATAGATGATATTGTCGTATTCCAAGTCATCGTGCAGGATGTCTGCTACTTGCTGCCCAATATCATTGATCTCAACCAGTACAAAGGCATTGTTGTACTGCCGTGCTACCGGGTAGATGGCATTAGGGTACAACATGGGAGCCAATTCGTTGTTTCGGAAAGTGGCTGCTACCCGATACGGAATGCCCGTGACATCAACCACCGAAAACGCATGGTAGTCCTGTCCCACACCGCGAGAGGTGTCCACCACAATCACATATTTGTGGTCAGGCAGTGGACGGGCATACACCCGCAAGCCTTCTGTATTTGAATACTCGGGAGTGCGGTATGCCATGCACTTGAGTTTTTCGGGATGCACAAGGGTATGTACTGAACCCAAGAATTCGCATTCGAATTCAGTTCGGAACTGCTCTTCACTGGTGTTGGAAATGGTTTGCCGTTTCCACTCGTCATCACGACCGGGCACATCGCTCCAATGCACCTCAATGGGTACATACTCGTTCTTGCCTTCTTCACCCGGTCGCTTGTTGGCATTCACCCACAGACGGTAAAACATGTTCAAGCCCTTGGGCGTTGACACAATGATTACCTTGGTTTCCTTACCGCTTGTAATGGTGGGGTACACGGACGAGAAGAACTCTTCGGCTACATTCTGCGGTACATACGCAAACTCGTCCAACATGATGCAGTTGAACGATCCACCGCGCACAGCGGATGACGATGTTGCCGCAGCAAGCACCTTGGAACCGTTTTCCAGTACGATGGATCCCTTGTTCCACTCCACCACGCCCTGCTGCAACCACAGGGGCAGATACTCGTAAGCCAGTTTCAGGCGACCAAGCAGTTCGCGGGCTGTAGCCAGTTTGTTGGCAAGGATGGCTACGCTCATGTTCTGATTGAACAGGATGTAGTGGAGCAGTGACGCAACAACGGTGGTGGACTTGCCGCTCTGTCGGGGCAGTTTAGCAATCACGAAACGGTTGTTGTGTACCTTGCGAACAATTTCTTCTTGGAAATCGTATGGCTCAAAGGGAACCAAGCCCTTGTCAAGCGACACGATCTTTACATAGTTCTTGATGAAATACAGCGGGTCTTGGGAGCATTTCACATACTCCGCAATCTGCTTTTCCGAGAAGTTGACATTGACTCCTGCGGCTTTCAGGTTGGAGTTGCCCAAATACTTTTCACTCTTGTTCACGCCATTCCACCTTTCCTAGAACCACACCATTCAGTTTCAATATAAAGTTTCCGCCAACAGCAAGCACCGCATTGGTCTGCTCTTCCGGTGTGTACTGCAATATAGCCGCATATTCCCGTTCCATATCCTCACGGGTAATGCCCTGTTTGCACGGTTCACACAGAGAAGAATCGTATACCTTTTTTGCGCGGCTATACCACCCAAACAGAGTGCTTGGTGCGCGGCATATTCCTGTGGGCGAATCTTCACCCGCATACAGGTGGCGCAGCAGTTCAACAGGAGATTCAAAAGTGTATTCAGGCATTGATAAGTCTCTTAATGAGCCAACTGAAAAGCAAGTACAGGATCAGACCACCACCGTACACTGCGGGGAGTTGGGGAAAGCACGCAAACACCCAACACGCGGCAAATGCCATCCACACGCCAACGCATGAGGGACACGAACACATCCGAACAATAAACGAACTGTGCCGCACGGACATAAAGTCGCCGTAGCGGAGATCAGGATCACTCTTTCGGAATTGGCTGTACTCCTTCGTGTGGGTGAGCCATTCACAGAACGGCAGAATCCGAAGGTATTCGTACACGGCAGAAGTCTTGAATCCAATCCACAAGGCAAATGCCGTCCAATATATTGCAAATGCTGTATACACAGGTCACCTCCATCTTGTATTTATGGAGCGTCTTCTGTGGGTGCCTCAACGAATGCTTTTTTAGTTGATCGGGCACTATTAATAATATCCTGTAGTTCACGGGTGGAACCCACATAGATGGCATTATTTGTGGTGTTGTTCGTGGTGTTGTTGTTTTCGGTCTTGCGAATGCTTTTCACCCGGTCATGCATTTCAAGCAGATCACGGTTGGTTTCAGATAGGGTCTTGATGAGTTGGGCTACAACCTCATAGGCACGGGGCTGATCCCCTTCCTGTGCAACTGCCATAACACCGTCCAGTGCGTTTTTTCCTGCATCAACCAGTTCGCGCAGATTGTTGCGGACGGTTTCGTAATCGTGCTTCAGGTCTTTTGCCAAGCCCTCATCGGTGAGAGGCACAGAGGGAATCTTCACAATAGGCATACGCTGCGGCGGCTGCACAAGTTCTTGTGCTTGCGGTTCGCTGTCGCCTGTTGTCCCAATCCCCAACGCAGACTCAATATGTGAAAATCCATCAGCCATAGAATGATCCCATGCCTTGTGTTGCACCCGGAGTGCTGAACCAGTTCACTGTCACGCCCTGCGCGAGACTTATGCCGCTCTGATACTCGTATACTTTGGCATACGGAGTGTAGTTGTACTTGTCTGAACTTGCTCCGCTTGGACCGGAAATGCCCACAAACACCTTGAACAGATCAGCAGCAGTGGAGCCTGCGCCCGTGTATCCGGCAGAGTACCCGTTGTCGTAGTAGTCCATGTTCAGTAGACGGGGAGTAATCTTGCGGATCTCGTTGTACGAACGAACTGGGCCAAACAGATAGGTCTTCATCGTGAAGTTCAGCGTGAAGATAATGGAACGACGATTTTGAAAATCGCCTTCATAGTCTTCTTCGGAAGTCACGGAATTCAGGTAGATGGGCACATCCACCTTGCGGTTCACCGCATCGAAATTCATACTGGTGACGAATTCGGGAGCAAAGTACGGCAGGATCTGCTCAATGATTTGCAGACCGTCATCCATGTTCCGGGTGTACACATACAGCCCAAAGTCAATGTTGTACGGAACCTCGGAATAACTGTAGTTGATTCCTGTTGATGCTGTGTCTCGGATAATGTTCTTTTGCAGACTGTTGCGCTTACGAGCAGGATCATACGCAAACCCCGTGATCTCAAACGCAAGACGGGGCAGAGTAATCTGCATGGGGTTTTGGAAATACGGATCTCCTGCTAGACGAACCTTGTACTTTTCCTTGGGCGCATACGCAATAGGCACTTCAATGTACTTGGTGCCGCTTTCCTCTTGGCGAGAAATAACGATTTGGTTGAATATGGAACCAAATCCAACCACCATCTTGCGGATAGAGCCGTTGTAGAACTGGGAGAACATCAGTACTGCCCCTCACTAAACGGATCATTTTCGGTGAAGTCAAAGATGGCATCGCGGTTGGCTTCAAGATCAAGGGCTTCGTTGTCCTGAATGTTGGCATTGGTGACGCGGATGTTCGTATCGGTGACTGCCGTAATCACTGAAGACGCACCACTGGTTCTGCCAATCACGGTGTCGCCCACTTCAAAGTTACCTTTGGAGACATTCACCGTGATGTAGTAAACAGACGGATTGTCGTTGGTTGCAACCCATTTGTCCACATATCCAACGGCGTGTGGCGTGGCAGAATTGCCCGCGTACACTTCTTCACCAACAGTAAACTGCGAAGAACTGTTGAGTACGAGTTTCTTTGAGAATGTGGCAATAGCCGAAACAATTGCGTCCATGTCGCTTTCGCCTGTGTCGATTTGTTCTTGTGTGTACTTGAATACTTCGCAGTACAATTTGAATGCGTATCGCTGACCCAGTGGGTAGAACGGGTTGTCGTGTTCCACATACTTGATTTCAAAAATGGCAAACGGATAATCAAAGTAAATCAGATCGCCTTCGCGGGGGCGACCAAGATCACGAATGGTTTCATTGTGTCCCATGACTTCCAAGAAACGCCGCTTGGAAACACTGAATGTGCAGTTTGCGCGAATGTCCAAACCAAAGCGGGTCATGTCACTTTCGCCATCGAACCCCTCGGAGTTCTCCATGTACATTTCTATGCGATTAGCGTCCTTGAACTTGGACACCTCTTCGCCAAGAATCTTGTCGTTCGTGACTGCTTCTCGGGGAATGTACACCATTTCGTGACCGTGAATCCTGATGGCTTCGGTGGTCAATGATTCTAGGAGATTCTGCTCTCCTGATACATTCCGACGAAAATATGGGTTTACTCCCATGTGTTATCCTGTGATGAAGTCCGGTGGCAACTGGTAACGGAGTTCCACTTCTTCTTCAAGTTTGGAAATGGTTTCCTGTGCTTCTTCGTAAATCTTTGTGCCATTAAATGTGACATTACCGGGCAGGGGCATTCCCTCGTACTTGGACAAGTTGATGCCCCACTGCCGCTTGATGAGCGCGGTAGCATACTTCTTGAGGAAGATATCGTCGTAGATGGATGTAGCCACTTCAGGATCAACAGCGGAGTACGCTTCGATCATTAGGAATGTACCTGCAACCATGTCGGTGCTGCCTGCATCAATGTACAGTTTGTTGTCTGTGCGGTTGAAGCGGATCTGTTTTTCGGGATCAAGCAGTTGCTGCAACATTTCGATGTACTGCATGGTGGACACATAGTAGTTCAGATTGGTTTGACCTGTACGCAACCCGTAGAAGTCATTCAGTGCCAACTGGTAGCGAATATTGAAGATGTTGTTTGTGGTAATGTTGAAACCCATCTGAAATATACGATTAATGGTCAGGATGGATGGGTCGATGGGATCGGTGTTGATCCACTTACGAGAAATGTCTGTGGCAGTCAACTGGTAGGTGTAGTACATCTTTTTTCCACCGTCATGGTGGAAATTCGCAAAGTACTCCAGTGCTTCATCAATACGGTCTTCCACCTGTGAGTCTTCAACATTGACTTCAATAACAGGCTGACCCAGTGCGCGGAGGCAGTAGTCTTTGAGTTCTTGGCGTGAGTGTGGACGAGCCATGCAGTCTCCTTTTCAAGTATTTAGACTATTGCAGGAGCCGCTTTACGGATTCAACCGCATCGGTTTACCAATTAGCAAACTACTATTAGATACACCTCTATTAGTCTGTCAGAATTGCTGTCAAGTATTTGCGATCCATCTAAACCCTCAATCTGGAATTGAACATAACTCTGCGCACTTGCAGTGATATTTGCCACTGCATGTGCGTTGCCTTGATTCCGCGCTCCATTAGCGTATACCGCATAGTTTGAACTTGGCATATTAGTAATGAAATTGAATTGTACGAGTCTAGTAGAAGGGTCAGCAGAAACGCTTTGAATATTTCCAGAGTTTTGAAGAGTCATCGTGGCTCCGTTCCATGTGCAAATCGCCCATGCCCGCACCGCAAACATAGGAGCAGTTCCGGCTGGAGTAGATAGAGTACTGCTGCCAAAACTAATTCCGGTTGATGTCGTGATGGCATTCGCGCTGACTCTTCCCCCTACGTTCAGCGCACCCGCAACACCCACACCGCCAGCAACCGTGAGCGCACCTGTTAGGCTAGAAGTAGATGCACTTGTTCCCCCTACGTTCAGCGCACCCGCAACACCCACACCGCCAGCAACCGTGAGCGCACCTGTTGGGCTAGAAGTAGATGAAGTAGTAGAAGCAATATTTACATCACCCGAACTATTAATCGTGATTAGTTCGGTGCCAGAGATGCGAAATTTGTAATCGCTTGCCCGCAAATCAAGAGTGTTATATGTGGAAGAAGTTCGATTGTACGACTGAATAATGTTTAGATTTGGACTGTTTGCGGGAACAAATTCAATTCCTTCTTGATTACCATTAGACACAACAAACTTTTGCTGTGGGCTAGAAGTTCCGATTCCCACATTACCTGTGCCGGAAATCCGCATCCGTTCAGCACCTGCACCACTGTTGGAAGTCCGAAGTGCAATTTGTGTGGTTCCGCTTGACGATCTTGCAGAAATAGTCAGATCACCACCAGTACTGTCATACGCAATAATACCAGCACCTTCGCTTGATGGATCTGTATATGATCCTCCCTGCCTGACTCTGATTTGTCCAGACACATCAAGGGACGCACCCGGCGCAGCAGTTCCAATTGAAACATTTGAACCATTGAATCGTGAAATACCATTAACAGTAACAGCAGATAGCGTTAGCCCCGAATTGAATCTGCTAACACCAGTAACATCAAGGGTTCCGGCTAAAGTCACACCGGAATTGAATCTGCTAACACCAGTAACATCAAGGGTTCCGGCTACAGTGACACCAGTAGCAAAGGTTGCAACACCTGCAAAAGTCACACCGGAATTGAATCTGCTAACACCAGTAACATCTAGTGTTCCGGCTAAAGTCACACCGGAATTGAATCTGCTAACACCAGTAACATCAAGACTTCCGCCCACCGTGACACCAGTAGCAAAGGTTGCAACACCCGTGTGATTGGTGGTGGACGCAAAATTCACACCAGAATTCAATCTGCTAACACCAGTAACATCTAGTGTGGCTACAGTGATACCAGTAGCAAAGGTTGCAACACCCGTGTGATTGGTGGTGGACGCAAAATTCACACCGGAATTGAATCTGCTAACACCAGTAACATCAAGACTTCCGCCCACCGTGACACCCGATTGGAACTTGGCAACACCACCCGCATCAAAAGTTCCGGCTACCGTGACTCCTGCGCCAAACTTGGCAACACCACCCGCATCAAAAGTTCCGGCTACCGTGACTCCTGCGCCAAACTTGGCAACACCACCCGCATCAAAAGTTCCGGCTACCGTGATACCAGTAGCAAAGGTTGCAACACCCGTGTGATTGGTGATAGACGCAAAAGTCACACCGGAATTGAATCTGCTAACACCAGTAACATCAAGGGTTCCGGCTACAGTGACTCCTGCGCCAAACTTGGCAACACTACCAACATCTAGTGTTCCGGCTACCGTGACACCAGTAGCAAAGGTTGCAACACCTGCAAAATTTGCAACACCCGTGTGATTGGTGATAGACGCAAAAGTCACACCGGAATTGAATCTGCTAACACCAGTAACATCTAGTGTTCCGGCTACAGTGACTCCTGCGCCAAACTTGGCAACACTACCAACATCTAGTGTTCCGGCTACAGTGGCTCCCGCACCAAACTTGGCAACACTACTAACATCTAGTGTTCCGGCTACCGTGACACCAGTAGCAAAGGTTGCCACGCCTATATGGCTTGTGGTGGAAGCAAAGGTTGCTCCTCCATTCACATACAGATTGCTCCACAGAGTGACACCACTGCTTGCAAACAGGAATGTGGTGGTGATTCCACCGGGCAGAGTGATGAACGCACTAAAGGTGTGACCGCTTGTGATGGTGGGCTGAAGAACTGCCTGCCACGCACCAGTGGTTCCGTAAGTGGCACCAATAGATGCACTGGTAACGGCATCGTATATCTTTAGTTTGTTGAGTTTGTAGATAGCCGTATTGGTGCTGTCCCTCCAATAGTTGAAGGTGTCGCCCAATTGGACTTCGGGGATGATGTATGTGTTTAGGTCTGGCCCTGTGCTTCCCGGCATCTGTTAGTCCTTTTTATCGTTTTCCAAACGGGCAATCCGTTCCTGTAGATTATCTATCTGCGTTTGCAAGGCTATTAGTGTTTGCTGTACCGCTTCTTTTTCGGAAAGCACTGCCAAGGCTTTGGTGTCGCCCAACAGTAGCCCCCGACCACTAGAATTTTTCACATATTTTACACTCATATACTACGGAAACTGCTCATTCGGAAATTGCGTGTGGCAGGCAACTTGGAGTAAACCTTGCCGGAACCCGATAGTGTGGTTGTGTACATCAGGAGAACCTGATACGCACGGACGGTTGGGGTGGTGTTTGAACCAAACCACGCCCAACGAGTGGGACGGAAATCGTACTCGTTCTTGGACAGATTGGAGTTTGCCGTGAACGGGAACTTGGGGCTTCCCAATCCGCTGACAGCAGTCATCTGTGTCCACTGCTTGCCGAACAGGTCGCTTTCACCACGATCCGACCACCGCACATAGGCACGAACTTCTGATCCATATGGGCAGCATACTTCTGCCGTGGCAAAGATGGCATTGGAAGCCAACTCATCGGGAAGAGTGATTGCCTTGGACACATAGGACGAACTTGGTTCGGTGGTGACAGTGTTGGGATTGGTTGCCGATGTGGCAATCATCTTGGCACCCATTCCGAAGAACACTCCTGCATCAACCGCAGGCGAGATGTAAGTCTTGGACGGCTTGGTGAGGGAGAATCCAAATTCCTTGTTTGCCCCGTATACAGAAGTCAGATATGCATTCTGATTATTGTAAATATTCAACGGAGTTCCCGATGGATCAATCTTCATCTGATACGAGCATCCGGTGGGAACAATCGTTGGCACACTGATCTTGATAACCTGACAATCCGAAACTGGTAGGAATAGTGTTCCAGTAAAGTTTGCTGTTCCACTGGTTGCAGTGGTGAACGAGCAGATATTCACACCGAAAGCAATGTCGGTGGACAGGTCTTGCACTGCTGCACCAATGCTCTGTGGCTGATACAAGATTCCCACAAACGGACTGTTGCTGCGACCCGTATTCGTGAGATTGATTCCCGAATCGTTTGCGTACAGTTCGTAGTTCTTGCTGTTGGTGATTACGGCAATTGCGTATTCACCCGGCTCAAGATACACGGGGCTGCTGAAGTTGAATGTGGTGGCAACCGGATCGTTGTTGGTTCCCGAGGTTCCCGTGCTGACTGAAGACGGCAACAGGGTAACTGTGGTGAACGGGAACGATACCGATGGTGACGGATAGCCGTTTACCGTTGGGCGCAACTGCACGGTGACCGGAAGAGTGCTGTCCTTCGCAGAGAAGTACAAGTCTACGCTCTTGGCAAACACGCCTTCGGGATATGCCTTCTTGTCCACAACAAAGGTCTGGCACAGCGGATCAATCCAACTGTTGTTTTGGAGTGTTTCCTGAATATTGTCGTATGACACTTCACGGTTAAAGGGATCCTTGATGATGCCTTCGCTCGTAACAGTCTGACGGCGATACTCGGGATTGCGGGTGGAGTACACACCGTCAACCCGCTGATTAACGGTTCCCTTGCAGTAGAACACCTTGTCTGCGGCTTGGGTTGCGTTCTGTGTGGTTGCATTGTCGCTGATGCGGATGGACTTCTCGCCCGACAGGTTTCCGCCTGAAGAGAACGCAAAGGTGACTCCGACCGTGCCGTTGGCATTTGTCGTTAGTCCGCTCTTTACCAGTACGCCGTCCACATACAAAGCGAGTCCATTAGAATTGGGGCGCATTCCGTAAGCCGTGACTCCGATATTCGAAGACGAAGCGGGAATGTACGGAACAACGGTTCGATCCACAATCCGATTGTCCTGCGTCTTGTAGCGGCTTCTGCCGATCAAGCGACTTGCGGTGACTAGATTGCCCACCTTCTGCTCTACAGAGGGTGCGTGACGGCTAACGGATGTCTTTTCATTGCCCGAATTTACAGTTGGAATAGAAGAGGTGGAATTGACTCGGGGAGTTTCCAGTATTCTCTTCTGAACATCGTCCTTTTGATCGGCACGAATCTGTGTACCCGTCCACAGGTATTCCCAATCATTCCACTGGGTTCCGAATCCGCGAGTGTCGTTAGCATTGGAACCAATCCAGTTGTCGTTTTCCAACAGGTTGTTGGTGTACACAACCGGACGAACAGCGGTTTCAAACTGGGGTTCGTACTGCTTGGAGATGTCAATAAATCCAAGCCAGTTCACGGTTCCTGTTGGATTGATCTTTACGGTCTTGTTGTACCCATCACTCGTAATGTACGGAGTGGCGGTGTAACTCATCGTAATCAGACCATCGGGAGAAACCATTGCGGAAGATGTAGTTCCAGCAATTGTGAGTGGGCTAGTAAGCGGTTTGTGCAAGAACAGCGAACGCATCTCGCCGTACTCGTAGTCCACGGAGCAACGGTGATTCACATCAGAAACATCTCCACCCGCATGACCAAAGAAATCGTCTGTAAAGATGGAGGTCTTTACTGGTTCGGTGGTCACAGAGTAGATGTTCGTGGATGTTCCGGTTGTTCCACCGAGAGTGATATACGAATCAATATCTGTCTTGATGGACACCATGTCCATCTCTCCTTCAGACAGGGACAGTTTCGTAAACGATTCCACATCGTCAATTCGTTTTTCCACATTGTGAATGTCCGACATTGTGTAGCGGCGAACATCGTTCTTGTTTACCACAACATCAGTTGCGCTCTGTGTATACGCAGGAACAACCAATGTGGCAAGAGTCATGGAATTTTCGGTTTCCGGCGGGGAAGCGGGAGACAAATCACCCACATCTCCAGTGTCAACGGCAAACGAAGTGGACATATCCGAAGGATTGATCTTTACACTCAAGCGATCAATACGGGGCATGAAGTTGCTCCATGTTGCGCCTGTGTATACCGTGAAGCCTTCATATGAGCCGTAGGGCTTGGCTACAACCGCGTCAAAGGTTGGACCACTGTGACGGAAATCCATGCAGTTAGCCAGTGATACGGTTCTTCCGGTTCGTGGATTGGTGAACAGCGGAATTTCGCTGTAGGTTACGCCCACATATGAGTGCTTTCCAAGGAATGGAGCAAACGACACTCCACCGTGCTGATAGTATCTGTATGCGTAAGAAATTCCGCTTGGAGCCTGACCAACAGCATATGAGGCAGCAGGCGTTCCGACCATAGTTGCCGCTTCTTTGGACTTCTTGACCACAAGAGCAGCGTAATCGTAGAATCCTTCGCGTTGACCGTCATCCAATTCAAAGTCCGTAAGGATACTAATGCCCTGTCTCCAAATACCGGACACAGAGTACACATCCCAATGTGGCAAGGTGAAACCAACCCGACCGTTGATGAGCGATAGAGTGGGGGTGACCGTGGTTCCGGTCATGCTGTAATTGGTAACCGTCTTGGTGCGGATGCATGTAGACGGCGTTGCCAAACTAGCAGTATTGATAGTGTACTTGTACGGAGCAATAATCTTTACTGGTGCGGTGAATCCCGGATGGAAACCGGAAACTGCCAGTTTGATGTATTCTCCTGACTTATAGATGGTTGCATTTGAGATTACGCCATCACGATCTGCGGGAGACACAACCAATCCCGCAGTGACTCCACTTCCGCTGATGAGTTGATATTTGTTCAGAAGATTGTTATCAGTGGTTGGAGTTGTAGTAATGGAATCCGACCAAATAAGACTGATGTTGTTATTGGTTGGCAGATCAAGTTCGGCACGGCTAAATGTAAATGTAGCACCCGTCAATCCATTGCCTGCTGCCCATGTTGCAGCCGCACCGCCACCCCAACCTGTGGATGATGTGGTTACTGCCTTGCCGTAGAAAACCACTTCGGTGAATGCACTGATGCCTTGGGATGGTGTGATTTCGTAAACAAGGCTAGTGTCGGATGACGCACTGCCACCGATTGGGCCAAAAGTAGTTCCACTACGGGGATACAGCACCGCGAAAGTGATTCCTGCGGTATTTCCAATCTGCCCGTAAACAATCGCATTTGCTGCGCCGGAAATAACCGAACCCGCACAAACTCCATAGAAATACAGAGAGTACTGCGAACCCGCAGTTGCGCCAACATTGCTTGCTGTGTTCGTGAATCCTGCCCACCCGCTAAATCCACTAACAGGAATAAATCCGTGAACCTTTGCTTCACCGATAACCGCGTTACTGGAGTTTCGGAAACGCACAACCGAACCACCCGCATTCATATTTGTCAGATAGTTGTATGCGGTTATTCCACCTGCTCCACTTGTGGATCTGTCCAAGCACACACCAATTACATTTCCTACATTGAATGAGAAATTTGATGTTTCGGTGTATGTCTGCCGACCCTTGGAAATGCCAAGAATGGTCGGATACTTGGTTTCAACCTCAACGCCGTAGACATATGCCTTACCCGGACCAATCACAACATCTAGATTTTCCGATGCGGTGGAAGACTCTCGCACACTGATTTCAAATGGATTCACCACATAAGAACCGGACTCATCATAGGTTCGCGTGGACAGCAATTTAGAAATATCACCGTAAACAACCTTGTCCACCTTCTTGGTGATTTTTCCGTCTTCAAAACGAACCAGTTCAATAAAATCATCAGGAGTCTCGGTTGTGTCAACCTGATCCAGTGTCAGGTTAATCACATACCGATCCGCTCCCGGTGCATTGTAGTTGGGAGAACCAAACGAAGGGTCTAGCAGAGTATCGTCTTCTGCCGAGGTGACCGTATCACGGGTAATGGTGAAACCAACCTTTTTGTCGATTCCTGCAAAGGTGACACCGCCAACAGTTCCGCTCAAGTTGCGCTGACTGCCGCTCACCGAATATGGGGTAAAGGTCTGCTGATCGTTGACTACAAATGCGCCGTCAACATAGAAAATACCGTCACCAATGGTGACGAGTTTGCATAGACCGTTGTAGGTTGCTCCCGCGGTAACAAACGGAGAATACGCAGAGCCATCGCCCGCTGTGATTCCAACCGTGACACCAGTAATGGGAATTTGAGTGCTGTAACCACTGGTGTAGTCCACCACCACAAACAGTTTGTCATCGGTTTGGGGTGGCAGCACATGAGAAATATTTGCGCTTGCGGTAGCACCCCAATACACCGTTCCGCCCACAAGGGACGACCAGTTAGCGGAACTAAACGCAGCAAACGGCGTTCCCGTTCCGGTGTTTAGACCCAAGAAATTGGCATTGCGAACACTGATGGGAGCCGCGACAATCCGGGATCCGTCTTTGAACAGGTGATCGCCAATTTTTGAGATTTGATTCTGAAGAACCGTCTGTAATTGAGTCAATTCACGGGCTTGAACAGCGTACCCCGGCTTGAACAACATCCGCAGAAACTTGTTGTTCGGATCAAAATCGTCGTAATACGGCGAGATATTAAAGATGCTAGGGTCGTAAGCCATTTTTACCTCTTAGAATCCTACTCGTAATCTAAATTCTTCACTTTGGTTGGGCAACCGCTGAATGGGTTGGATACTGTTTATGTATATGATTTCCCCGGAATGAATGTCGATGCCCGGAGCCGAAATGCCTGCCACAGAGTAGCCTTGATTCACTACTCCTCCCGCAGTGTTCAATCGTGATAGAGTCGCACCATTTACAGCAACATATTTGAAATTTGCAAATGGTTCACTTATGTACAACAAACCATTGGACAAATCTATTCGTGACCACTTGTAAACCGTGCCGGAAGCGTAATCGTAAAGATACGATCCGCTGACTCCCTGTTGCACAAAATCGCCGTTTTGCCATGTGGTGTCGGTAAAATTCGCAAGTCCGGTTGGTTTGGTCATTCGAAGAACGGTCAATCCGCTGTAAGACGGAACTGTTGCGGCAGCAAAGTACGGAACGCTTGCGCTAATGATTTTGAAGAATTCCCGTGTCTGTCCTGCTTCTGTTGCCAACGAAAAGCCACGATTCACATATACCTTTTCCCCATACGACAGGCTGACACCCGCAACAGTAGCCGTGACTCCGCTGTTGTATCCGGTGATCTGCAAAGTGTTTGATGTTCCGCTCACAAATGCGTTCTTTGTGACACGAACACTCAACAGTGAATTGGTTGCGCTTACAATAGTGCCTTCAGCACTAATTCCGAAGGCATAGGTGATTCCACCTAGTGCGCCAATGGAAATTCCGGCAGGAATATTTTGTGTCACCTTTTCGCCTGTCAGGAATCCGCTCTTTGACGGAGACAGCGACAGGTCGTAGTACTGCAAGCGGTCAAGCCATGTGATGGGTTGGGAAGCAGAATTCTTGACCTGAACCTGTACGCGCTTTTCCCCTGCTGTGGTGGTGTTGTACACCGTTGCAGCAACCACCGGGAATGTGGCATACGATTCCTTGCCCACAATGAAATTGCTTGCGCTGCCATCAAAATATGCGTTTTGAAATCCTACTAGGCTGTTGTAACTGGCTCCCAAATACTGAAGCACCAAGTCTCGGTAGTATGGAGATTGAGATCCTGCCACCACATCGCTGTTGTCGTTCACGATGGGGTTGCGGATTATTCCAAACTTACGATAACTTCCACCCGTGGAAATAATGGCTTCGTCGTTGCTGTCAATGGTGGCAACCATAATCACATCCTGAACATTCAATTCTTTCAGGATGTTGGAAGCGTGTCCACCTTTTGGAGAAATCACTGCTTTCATTGTTGGATGCACGGTATTTCCAGATGTGCCGTCTGCTTTTGCACTCACAACCTGAACCGATGCTTGGCTGTAGTCCATACCGCCGTCAATCAGATTGATGCCGTTAATCTTGCGCCAATCGGATGCCCCGGTTTTGCCTGTAGTGACGAAGCCATATGCCCCACTGCCATCACCACTGATTCGGGCATATGGGATAATGTCGTAATACACAGAATTCGCTCCACCAGTAAAGGTGAAAGTAAACGGTTCGTGTTCTCCACGAACAGTGAATGTGTACTGATTGGAATTAGCAGTTACGCCGTGGATAATTCCGTAGTTGTTGACATCCGATGGATTTCCGCCGGAAACACCAACAACACGCAGCACATAACCCACATAATTCGAAATATCACTTACGGGCAAACTGAAAGCATTAGTGTTTGTACTTGAAGTAATGGTGAAATAATCACCCACTCCAAAAGATACATTGGTAGCAGCGGTGCTTCCGGTTGCACCAACAGCAAATCGCGCCCCGTATTCGCTGCCGTAATAGGTTGCAGCCGAAACACCGCCTGTATCGGTTAGATCAAGACGACTGATTTGCCCGTTAACTGCCGACTTTTGAGCGTTGAATTGGGTGGTGGATTCGCTGTCTGTTCCAAGCGTATCCTGCTGAACTAACGCGTATGTTACCGGAACATAATCCGTGAGTTCATACGGGAGCAGGGACTCCTTTACGGTTGCAAGATACTTCCATGTATACCCGTCATTGTATTCCAGTGCCGTTGTGCTTGTGTGAGAAGGCTCAATGGTTGAGTTTCCGCTTCCCGCCTTCAAGCACTTGTAGATGTTGTTGGCAGAAGACACCACATAGAAATTCTTGGGTGCATCAACATCAAAAAGGGCTTGATCGTCTTCGTAGGCATCGTAAGTGGTAATTTCCCAAGGAACTCGCGGTAGAGCAAACACGATCTTGCTTGGATCCAGTTTTTTGTACCCGATCACACTACGCATGATGTTGTATTCTTCCTCAACCGTATCTGGAGGAGTCACCGGAATAATATCGGCACTCACGCCTGCTGTGGCATCCCAAGGCGTGGATTTTGCCACAAACAAGAAATACTGACCACGATTCAACGCAACATCGTTAAGCAGATTTTCTGCGTATGTTCTCTTGATGGACGTTTTTAGTAGTAGTGGCATTTGCCTTATTCTCCCAGTACCGTATATGTATCTTGGGTCAATACAGTTCCGTCAGATAGACGAGTGCCTGCTGATCTGTAAATAACACCGTATAGGCTCAAGAAATCCTTAATGGTAATGTTTCCAAATGATGTGCCTGCAAGTATCTTTGCACTTCCCGCCGTACTGGGATGTTTGGAAATATCCCAGTACGAATAACCCAAAAGCGTTGCGCTAGGGTGCGAAGTTGCGTAACTCAACGGCATCACAGGATCCAAATTGTATTTTCTGGACAGGTAGCCGTATACCGTTTGCCGCTCACTTTCAGTCAGCACTCGGTCATATACCACCACTTCGTAAATAACGCCCTTGAAAGAATACGATGGATTTGCAAGTGCGTAGTTCACAAAATTGGCGTGGGTTACACCATACGGGCAATCAAGAACAGGCAAGCAGTACGCACCAAATCGTCCAAGGGAAATGGTTTCCGAATTATAAGCGGATTCCGATGCCGCAATATTGTTGATACTTGATCCGCCCGGACTTGTGGCACGGGCAATTCTACGAGCAGTGATAATGGACAGATTCTTGGATTCGTCGCCCGAATAGAATGTGCGAATGCGCGAATCGGTTTCGCGTCGCCATTCCCCGATAGAGATATTTTCAGCAGTAATTCCCGTCAGGGTCGATGTATACGGATCGTATGCCATGCGTAGCGCACCTGTGCTACCAACATTGCTACGGAACCCCACCAATCCCGTATCGTATGGATACAGGGATTCTGTTGAGGTTGCATTTGCAAAATAATAGGATGTGGTTTGCTTGGTTGCGTCAATATCCACATCGTAATACGAACGGTGATAGAATGCGTGATCGGTTTCGGTTCCCGTGAAAGTGAATCCTGTTCCTGTTGCGGGACTGAAATCCAAGAACTTCTTTGCGGATGAAACTAAGCCTAGTCCGTAGTTAGAACCCGTGTATCCCGCTGCTGTGCTTCCTGTGGCAGTAACTCCTGCGCGGAAAACAATGAACGCTGTCATGTCTTTGGTGAGAGTGAGTCCATTGGTCAACGAGAAAAACTGACCGGACAGAATCTTTTCTCCGGTATTTCCCGGAGCAAAAGGAATAACCGAAGATATTGCGCCAAGGGTTTTTCCGGTGGCATATCCACCGCATGTTCCCGCTTGCAGCCAAACGGTGTGCGGACCATAAATCACGCCACCATTAAATTGAATGCCTGTGCAGCCTGTCACACCGCGATCTCGCACAATCAGGGTGGGTCGCAGTTTGTCAACAGTGATTCCCGCATAAGTGGCATTCCACATATCCCACTTGGGCGGCAAAGCGTGGTTGCCGGAACCCGAAGCATCGCGCCAAATGTCCATGCTTCGACCTGTTATCATGGTTCCGCCGCACACGCCAATGTTTTCGGGCTTTAGCCAAAGAGTCAAGCCAACAATACCCACGGGTGAATATCCCACCATATCAGGTGTAAGTTTTGATTCGTACCACAAAGACCAAGCAGTGAATCCGCCCAGTGGTGCGCCCAATGGACGGTGAGCGGTTTTTCCGCTTTCGGGCACATAGCAATATGTGTATCCCAAACCAGTATTTCCGCCACCGCTTCCTCCCTGTCTGAACAAGGTTCCAATCGGAGCAGTTCTTCCGTTTGGCCCAGTGAACCCCGCAGATTCAATATACGGATTGTATCCCAACGGATACAGATCGCCCGTTGTTCCGTATGTGATTCCGTACTCTTGAAACACCCAAGAACCCGCAGCAGTGACACCATTTGCACGAAGATCGAAAGTGGTTCCTAGTGTATACGGGGTATAGTTCCCAAGAACAGGAATACCAACACGGGTAAGTTGAGATGAGCCACTTGAAGGAGACTCAACAGTATTTTCCAACAGGATAGAGCCAAACATCTTCATGCCTGCCGGATGAATCAAGTGGCGCAGCACAGAATAATACTTGTCAATGCTTACTGCGGACTTCAACTGATACGAAAACTCTTGATACAGGTCACCATCGTATAGTTTTTGAGTGGACGATACTTTACCACGGTTTCCCTTGTAGTAACCGGGATATCGCGTAATCGCGCTCGGGGTAAGCAGAATTTTCGCGGTGTTGTTGCTTCCGTTTGGACTCACAACCACAGCAGTAACACTGCTGAAATAGTTTACACCCGAGTTTTCAATTCTGATGCGCTTTACTGCTCCTGCCAAACCTGTCTGCTCAACCTTGGCAGAGAATCCAACACCACCCGTGGTGACATATACAGTATCGCCAACGCGGTAGTTTTCACCCGGTGTCTGCACAAAGAATTCGCCAAGAACGCTAAACGCGGTTTCGGTAAACGAATCCTGTCCGCTGTCTTCTTGTGGATTAAGAATGAGTATGGCATTGGGAATAAAGTTTCCTACCAGATTGGTCAGGAACAATTCGGTTACAGGAACACCGTCTTGATAGTATTTGAACACACGATCAATGTTTGCTGCTCCAAGCAGGGTCAATCCATTATATTGTTCAACGGTTCCGCCCAAAAGATACTGGTGCTTGTCCTCGTTGTTCCTAGTAATCTTGACGGAAATCTCTTCCACCCACTGCCCATCAGATGCTCGTAGAATGAAATTCTTGGGAATGTAGAATTCAACATCACTGTCAAACAGCACACGGAACAAGAAACGATACGCGCTTTCCGTGCCCTTGTTTCCGTAGAAGTTCTTGATCTTCTTTATGAGGGTGCGCTTGTTGGGCTGATTTCCGTCAATATTGATTGCCAATTGCTCAGGAAAACCGTCCAAGTACATATTCTTGAAATGGGTGTAGAACTGCTCAAGGCTGTTGTCCACATCCCGAATGCTACCGACTTTTTGGTTTACGAAACTGGGATTGTTCTGTGTTTCCGCCCACTCGTAATATGCCTTGATAAACAGAATGAGTTTTCTGTAATCACTACGCATAAAGGACGGAAACTGCTCTTCGATAAAGGGCGAAAGAACATCTTCCAGTGCTTCTGCGGGGGTGCCGAGTACTATAGACTTGATGTCGGGCATTTTTTACTTTAGTGAGTTCATTGCTGCGGCTGATGTCTCGGTTCGCATCGTGACTGCCACAGAATCGGTGTATATGGGATTGATACGCAGGATTTGATATTCGTTCGCGTAGATGTTGGTGATATCCGGTTCAACCGTAATGATTATGGGGAATGCACTGGTTCCGGTGGTTGTGGTATCCGGTACAAACTTGGAATTCAACCGAACAATTCCGTTTGTGTAATCCACGGTTCCAACAGAGGGATATACCGTTAGATAGTCCCCTGCGGAGTTGGGATCGGGGCGAACAATATTAACTGTTCCCGATCCATCGTCTTGCAGGGTGCAGTCGGTGCGGAGAACACCCACGGAGTCCAAATGGGAAAATATGTTGGAAGCGATTACGGAAGAGTGTCCGTCGTGGGGATGGTAGAACGGATTCTTGAAATCAAATTCGTGGCTCTTGTTCTTGAGAACAATCGCAGCATCCACGATCTTACGCATCTTGATTTTGCTGTACACACCAAGAATGGATTTGTGGATTCCGTTCAAGCCCTGAAGCATTTGCGAATAGTAGAAGTCCTGCCCAAACTGCTCTAGTTTGGTGCGTGAGTACGCAAACAGGTAGGAAATCACCAGTGTCTGTAGTACTCCCGAACTCACAGAAAGAGCGTTGGGATTGTATGTCACGGTGGTGTCGAAAATAAGGTCTGTGTACTCGGGATCCACAACCTTTGGCGTAATAGTAATCACGGAATTGTTCTTGCGAATGTCCTGTTCCAGCGAAACCTTTTCGCTGTTGGTCAGCACACCACCAGACTTTGGCTTCACCGCAATAAACACCGTGCCGTATTGCGGGGGAACCACGGTTTCGCCGCCGTACACATTTACCGATGATACATTGGGATACTTCTTGAAAACCAGTGCGGCATAGTCGTTTTCGGTGACTGCTCGGTTTCCGGTTTGATAGAACTTGGGAGCGTGATACTTGATCTGCGTAATGTCTTCCAAATCCGATCCGCCATAGGAAACCGAATTTGTTGTATCTGCATCATTGTGGAACTGGATGTAATTGATTGCGGGATCGCTTTTGGTGAATGCATTAACGCCATTCGCATCCGAACCATTGGTTTCCAAATACTCAATCATCACAACATTGCCCGATTCGGGCTGTGCGCCCAAGATGCCGTCACCGAAATACAGTTCGTAGATGCCAGCATCTTTTTCTTGCAGGAAATACACCTGCGAAGTGGAGTCAACGGTCAAATAGTCTTCGCCATTAGTCCACACATCGGTGATTCCGCTTGTGTCGGTCACCGACTTATACACACGAACCATGAGGGTTCCCATGTCCGCTTTGTTGTTGGGAACAATCAAATACGAACCAATCCGGGTATCGCGGTTGTAGATGTAGGTAATGCGGCGAAGTGTGCCTTCGCAAAGCGTCACCGAATTGAATGCAGTAGCACCCGCGTTTGCGTACACGGTTTCTAGATTGACAAACTTGTACCGAGTTCCTGCGGGATTTGTTCCGCTGAATTCCGTGCCGCGAGACAGGTAAGTGTCCGAGGAAGCAGGCGAGGTCAACACAACATCAACCACTGCCTTGGAACAGGTAGTGGAAGACGGAACATAATTCAACTGCTTGGCATGAGAAACAACCGATGGGCGCAGCAACGAACTGTCCAAGAACATTTCGTTCGCAACCATGTTGGAATAAAACGCTTGGTAGTGCGTGTTGTATGCCAACACATCCAAAATGGTGTTGAGAACCGACCCATCAAAGTTGTAGTCCTTGAGTGTGGATTGGGACTGAAGATAGGTCTTCAGCGAGGCTTTAATGTCCTCAAAGTCTAGACCAACCACATTTACGGCATTGTTCTGTGCCATCAGCGAATCCTCTCTAGTACGGTAGTTACCTTGTCTTTTTCTCCGGTGGCACGCAATGCAAACTCTATGTTCACGACATACGAATTTTCATCAGGCTTCGCAAACACATCAACCCGCAAACTGCTGATTCGGGGTTCGTGGTTTCGAAGGGTGTTAATGATGCGATCCTTCATTTCAAATGTACTAACAGGATCAATTGGTTCAAACAACAGTGCCCGAAGGGACGCGCCAATGTTTGGTTGAAACAAGCGTTCGCCGTATGCGGTAGACAGCAGGTTCATTATGGAACGGCGAACTGCTCGGGTGTTCTGTGTTGTCAACAAATCATTGGTCTTGGGATTCAAAATCATGTCCGCGTCAAGATCCACATACGATGGGTCTTGAGTAGTTTTGTTGGGCTGATTTGAATTAAGGTAGTATGCCATTTTACTTTTGGGCGTGAATCAGTTGGTTGTTGATTGTGTAAATGCTGTTCTTGATTACATCCGACAACGAGCCGTCATCAAATCCTTCTTCGTGAAGTTCATCCAGTTCGCCAACATCGCACCAGTGGCAGCAAACAAACCCCATCGGGGTCAAGGAGTCCACACACTTCACCGCTCCAATGGAAAAATATACTACATTATTTATCTCCAATACCGAACGGAGCGTACATTCCGGCAAAGTCGATACCCTGATGATTTCGTTTGGGCGATCTTCGATTATTCCGATGAGTTCGATATATCGGGTAAGCAACACATCTTGCGACTCCAACATCATACCGATTACGCCGTTGGCACACGATTCGTGGGTAATGGAGAATCGCTTGATGGAAGTGCCATCAGAAAACTTGCCACCGTTGTGATATTGAAATATTAGTGCCCGTGATGCGCGTACCGTTACTCGCAATTCAGTCAGGGTTTCATGCACACGCGAATGCGCTTGCAGTTGGGACGATTCTTTCTTGGGATCCCACTTCAGAGAAACTTTATTTTTTCTAATTATAGAAATGATTCCAAGCCCCATTCCGAATACTAGCACGCCTGCAAATTCGCCAAAATGAAATATAGCGTCCTTGAGAACCGACAAGTTTGAAGTCATACTTCCCGCTTCTCCTAGCATCATCGGAATGAACTCCCAAATCCGGGGTTTGCTGCTCGGTTAAGTGGATTGGCTGCCCGAGCCTGATCCACAAACGCGGGATTCAGAATGCCCTGTTGGAATTGGATTCCAAACTTGGTGCAGGGATCGTTTGAGAAATTGATTGCAAAATTGATGTTCGTGAACTGCGCTAGGAAGTTTAGTGCGTCATCGTACAGTTTGCTCACCGCATCCAACGCACCATTGATTTCTCCCGCAATCGCGTCCAGTTCATTTGTTATTTTGTTTATCTCTCCTAGCAAGTTGTCCAACATGGTTGGATCGGTTCCACCTAGTCCGCTCAGGATCTTGTCTAGTTTTGCGTGAACATTCACGGCTACATTGAGTTTGAGTTTTCCATCCTCCATCATCAATCCAATACCAAGTCCCACATCCAAACCCTCAATTCCTAGCGCACACTGAAAATTTACCGCTGCTCCCACAGTGCTGACAAGAGACAGCAGATCAGGACCATCTCCAATGAACGGCAAGCCCGAAAGCCGATTGGATTCGTTTTGGTAATTGGACAATATGCCCTGCATGTTTCCAATTCGGTTGGACAGGGTTGATAATTGGCTAGTGTTTCCACCAAGCGCACCAAGAATTCCAATCGCACCATCGGCTTTTGCTTTTGCGTCAGCAAACTTGCCTTGGGCATTGCTGATGCGATCCAACATGGGGTTCTGAAATACTGGATTGCTACGACCCCAGTTGACAGCGTTTTTTTCCTCTTCGGAAAGTTTTGCTCCACAGGGGCACTCAGGGGGAGCATCGGTTTGTTGTGGTTGTACCACAACAGGAGCAGGAGTAGCAGGAGGCGGTGGAGGTGGTGCCGGATCGGGGGACGGTGGAGGAGCCTCTGGCGTGGATGCCGGATTTATTCTCTTTTCAATTATGGAGTTTATGCCTTTGTACTTTGAGGTTGTTAGATCGAAGTACGTTGGCTCACCAGTTTCAAAGAAACTCTCTTTTTTGGTAAAAAGCAAAACCTTACCGTCTTGCTCTTTACGCTTAACAATGTCCGCTTCGGGTGGAACTTTCCAGTTTGGATATTCTCCATAAGGCATTATGTGTTCCTTAAATTGCTGTTACGGTAGAAGATGCTGATATTGCCGGATGATCGCACGATGCCTTGCTAGTGCCTTCAATAATCACCGGAATACCGTCTATAATGAATTTCTGACTTCCATTCACCATGACAGGATCTCTATGTGTGCCATGAGCCTGTACCCGGTTTCCTTCTAGTGCCACCGGAAATCCATCAATCAAGACAGTCTTGCTGCCTTCTAATATGATGCCTCCTGCTTTATCTATGTTTGCTCGGCATACTCTTCCCATGACTGCCCCTTATTTGAGGTTTACCTTTTCGGGTCGTACTACTGGATCGCCGGAATTTATTTCCACGCGACCGTTCTGTGTTATTACCATTACTCCGCTATCCGTTATGAACGATACGCTTTTTCCAGAAAATGCAACATCTTCTTGAGAAAAGAACTGCATATCTTTTGCTGACGCTTTAAGGGATCCTTCAATCTGAAGATTAACATCATTATTGGCAAGAATATTCGTGTCTCCGTTTATCTGAATATTTCCACCATTATTTATCGTAATGTTTACGGATCCGTCTACGACAAGATCAAGACCCGCTTTGCCTCGGATATAAACTTTTTTGTTTCCGTGAACAATTTCGTAATCGTGACCAATCACTCTCTGCACACGGGTTCCGTCTGGATCATCTTTCCATCCATTCGCAACTTCTGTGAATGTCCCAGACTTATGAAATACATGTACCCGCTCTGCTCCGGGAGTATCATCATATTCTTCTACATGACCACTTTCAGTAAAACGAACATGATTTTTGGGATACTTTGCTGCATATGGACTTGATGGTTCGTTCCATGTGTACTTGGCAGTCATGTCGGGTGTACTAGAAACATCTGACACTACGGTTTTTTTCTTGTAGTTGACTATAGTTGATTCAATTTTTTCATCATTTCTAACCAACCGATTGGTGTCTATTTCACCGACAACCGAAATTCCAACAGGAATGGTCACATCAGACCGAGGATATATGCCTTCAGGATCATTGTATCCCTTGTTTTTATTTGGTTTGGTTTGCGGTATTCCCCCGAAAGATCCTAATATAACTGGATCTTGCCCCTCTTCATCATCACGGAAAAAACCAAAAACATGAGATCCCCGTAAAAGACCTGTGGGAGAAGTACCGATGCCAGACAAAGCAGCACTGGTGATGGGCTGCATGGGATATGCCCACGGAAGATCCGTTGTTGGCAGTTCAACCAAGTCCTCGGTGTGGTATCCAAACACACGAACGCGACAACGCCCAAGCATTAGAGGATCATCAATATCCTCAACCACACCGTGCCACCAGTAGAATCCTTCTTGCCCTGCAAATTGTTTCATTTCATACTCCCATGCAATTACGAGAAAGTTCCATTACACACGCATACTTCGTGCCAAACTTATGGCAGATGGATGTAATCATATAATCACCGCTCAAATTCTTGTCTTGGGGTTCGTTCTGAAGATGCCCGTCCGCAGCAATCTTTGGTACAAAGATGTCCATGAGTTGCCCCACCCGCTTGCTGCTGTCTCCGTAGATTTCAATGCTGATCTTCTGTGTCAGCATGGTGTTCACCAAATACTTTCTTTGTAAGAAGTACTCTTCCACGCGAGAATTGTCTTGGATCTTGTTGTCTTTTGTGTACACGGTGAATGGCGCATACGGAACAAAGAAGTACGCAGAATTGCTTTTCTCAAAGAACTCGTTGCTTTCCTTGCTGTTTGCCTGAATAAAATGGGGATTCTTGCCGATCTTTTTCATGTCCTTGAATATGTCGGCTTCCTTAAAAGTGTAGTCGCGCCGCTCCTTACGCATGATGTCGTGAACGCTCATGCGGGACGCAACTACACCGGATCCAATATTCTCCACCATGTCGAATCGCATCTCTTCCTGAAGGGTCTGAATCCGGTGGTATATGCTTGGCAATTTGGAAACGCCACCCACCTTGATTCCTGAACCTTCGTTGGTTTCGGGGTTGCGATTCACATTGCTTTTGATGAAATAGTACTTGTCCTTGAACTGCTCTCCCAGTTCTATGATCTTGGACAGGCTCTGAAAGCGATAGCCGTCCATCGACTCGTAGAAGAAATACGGAGAGTAGTCTGTTTTTACACCGCTCACCGCTCTACGCGCCAACCAAGTGATTGCCTTGAATGGGCTGTACGACTGCGGAAGAACATACGAGAAGTTGTCCGCTGTGGGTTGTATCTCCAAGGTGTCTTTCCACAGATATTCGGGAAAGTGCTTCTTGAAAACGGCTTTCACCATGTCCGAAACTTTTCCCTTCACGGAATAGCCACAGCGTTCGGTGTAATTGAAATACCCACCTTCACTGATTAGATGCAGCACATATTGCTGACCACGACCGTTTGGGTCGATCTTTTGCCTGTCTATCTTGTACACCTTGAATATCTTTTTGACGGTTTCCATGTTTGGAAAGTCCGTGACGAATTCCAATTCAAGGGTTTCCTGACCACGGATGGGCAATTTCTCGGGCAGATTCAACGAATCCACCATGTAGATTTTTGCGGTCATGTACGGGGAGAACATGTCCTCAAACACCTCAAAGGTGGTGTACAGGGCACGAATGTCCACATAGTCTTCGTTCAAGCCTGACCGCAAGACCATTTTCTTGATCTTGTAGTCGCCTGCTTTTGTGATGTCACTGCCGTTCGTGTTTGGCATACTTTAAACTCCCATTGCCGCTTTGAGTTCCTTCATGGCTTGATCCAAAAAGGCAGGGTTCAATATGCGGATGGTTCGCTTGGTGTCATTGGTGTTTTGCTCGTAGATATAGTTGCTTACGGCATAGGTGTTGATTTCATCGCCGGAAATTCCCATGTACTTGCCAATATAGGTTTCCCAAAATTGAACCGTTGCTCCTGCTGCTCCACCAATACCCAAAGCAGGATATTGATTGCCCAATACGGGAGTGTACTCTTCGTAATCTGCGGTCTGCCGCGAAAGCGGATCGGCTACCGGAAACTCTTGTGCGCCACAGGCTCCCTCCGCACTTCCGGTGGGTCTTTCCAGTTGGAAGTTGTGTACCCCGTAAATGTACGGAAGCACCTTTTCAATGTAGATGTTAGCCGTGGAACCACTGGGAGTGGAAACCGTGGCACTGCCAACCCTCACAGACGGCGTTTCAACGGCTAGTTCGCAGAAAGTATCGCGGTAATTTTTGATGCTCACCGACTGACCGTTTTGATTCAGTGTGCAGCCTTGAGCAAATTCGGTGTTGTATGTGAATCCACCCAAGCCATCGCTGAAATACGCAACCATTCCCGAATACCGCTTTTGGGTGTACTGCTCCAAACTGGACTGCGACATATACCACCCGTAATACGGATCAACAATGTTGTTGCACAGCAACACCAGCCAGTGATACGCAGAATTTCCGTACAAACGATTTGCAATATGTTCCGGCTTTTCACCGTCCTTGACATTGTATTCAATAAAGGCAACCTGACCATTAATCACGCTAGTGAGCGCAACCCTACGCAGCACATTTCGCGCAATTGCGTACAGGCGTTGGTCGCCAATATAATACGGATACGGGACAACAGGAAATTCTTTGAAGTACATTAGAAGCCAGCCTCCACATCCTCGCGGGTGAGTTGAGCAATTTCAGAGACTGTGATTGAGAGTGTGTACGCGGAAGGCGAATTGTCTTTCAGTGTAGAGAACACTCCATTGGGAGCGTAATCAACGGAAATGTTTGTGACCACACACCGAGAGAGTTTTGGAATGTATTCGTTTTCCACAAATCCGTTTCCCGAACCACCCGACTCTGATGACAGGAACTTTACCGTGAATTCTGCGGGAACACGAAGCATGATTTGGGGATCGGTGCCAAGATCCTTTCCGGTCACATCATTCACTTTAGAACGAGCCGGATGTGAATGGTAACGGAAGGTGTCGATGATGTCTTTGATGTTCTTGACTTCTACTTCGTTGCGTGGATAGAAATCCCAAGAGAATGTGAACTGACGAATATCCTTCTGTTGGAACATTTTTTCCACACGGGGATTAAGCACCATACCTGTAACAGAAGGAATAACTCCTGCCAAAGCAGTATTTGACGCAAGAGATGTTGCTAGTCCTGCTGCTGCTTCCTTTGACAACTGACCGATTTGCTGAACAAGACTAGTTCCGCTTTGCAAAGTTCCAAGAGCAGCCATTGCTCCCGATGCAAGTTTCATGTCAGCGTCATTATACGCAAATGCGTCTTCGTTGTTGATCCGGGTGCATACAGGCAGATAGATGGAAACCATCTGATCGTACTGGGGATCGCGCTGCTTCAGACCAAGATAATCCAAGCCCTTCTGCAAGCCTTCAGGAGTAGCCTGAGCCAACAACTTGTTGAACCGACCGCTCAAAACATTACTGTCTTGGGTTACGGGCGTGGCACCGAAGTTTGTCTCTCCCAAAGCATTAGTACCAAATTCCGAACCAATACTGTTCACGCGATCATTTGCGTTTCGCAAATTGCGCTCCATGATCCGGCGACCCTCTTCTCGGGTTTCGGGATTGCTCAACAATTCGTCTAGATTTTTGTTTTGAGAAGGGTCTTGCGGATTCACATATGAAGGATCAAGCAACATCCCCATAGCGTTACCAATTTCAGAAGTAGGAGCAACACCACCCCAACGCATCAGTTCATCCATGTTGTAGTTGGACTCTTCCAACAGCCACTGTGCGCTTTCCATTTCTTTCAAGGTGGATTCTGCCTCCATCTTGAGTTTCTGTGCTTCCTTGGCAAATTCAGGATTTTCCCACCGCCAATAAATCTTGAACTGCATGATGTGGGGAATTTCGCTTTTTGCACTCCCAATATCAACGGGATACCGCATGATCGGGGGCTGAACCCGAGATCCTCGAATATTTTCTTTGAATGACTCTAGTTTCTGTACCGTTTCATCATCACCACGCCGTGCCGACAGTTCCCGTGCCACGACTGCCCCCGTTCGCGGGGCATTGGTAGCAAAACACCCATCATCGGGTGGACTAGTTGCTAGACTCTTTACGGATCGGTTTACAATCGGGGGTAATGCCATTTAAGTATTTCCTCGGTGGAGTATTCTACATATCTATATGCCCTACAAAGGATATTTTTCGCCCACGAACCCATCCAAGTACATGGGTAACCCCACACAGATAGTGTACCGATCCATGTGGGAGCGGCGATTTATGAAATTCTGCGATTTAAACCAAACGGTGGTTCGTTGGGGGTCTGAAGAAGTGGTGATCCCGTACATCAGTCCACTGGACAAAAAGCCACACCGCTACTATGTGGATTTCATTGTGGAGATGCGTACCACTCAAGGCGCGGTTAAAACCATGCTGATTGAGGTAAAGCCCAAGAAGCAGTGCTGCGAACCAAAGAAGCCCAAGCGCAAATCCCGGAACTACCTGTATGAAATGCAGACTTGGATAACCAACAGCGCAAAATGGAAAGCAGCCACAGAAGCAGCGTCTAGCCGTGGTTGGGAATTCAAAGTACTCACCGAAGACGATCTGTTTGGACGCAAACCATGACCATACCCAACCCACAACAAAAAGCAGATGAACTAAAGATGCTGCTTGAGGAAACGGTAACAGGACTGGGCGGCAGCAACCAATCATACATACAACTACTGAAGTACCTTGCTCACGAAAAGGTTCTACACACACCCAATGTGTTTCTGCCCGGTCAAATCGTATTTTTTAAATATAAACCACAAACCGAAAAATTCCTGAACTCGTATTCTCCATACGATATGTTCCCGCTGGTAATCATCACTGATGTACACACCGATGGGTTTGAAGGCATTAATTTGCATTTCTTGAGTGCAAAATGGCGGCGGCAACTCTTTGATGCTATCGTGAAATTCTTGCCACAGAAGCGTAGTGGCGATCCATCGTTTGTGCGTCTAGGGGCAAGTTACGAACGGATGCTGTCTCTTAGAAAATTCAAATTCTTCAAGCCTTGCTATCGCAGATATGTAAAAAGTGGATTTCGGAAACGCCCCATACTGATTCCGGCTGAATTTAGGGATGTGCTTGTTGATGTTGACCTTGCCCTGTTTGTGCAAGGAAGAAAAGTAACCATTCGCCGCAACGCTTACAATCAAGCCATTAAAACAGAGAACAACCCATGACACAATTCGAAGGCACATCCAAAGTAGAAAATATCATATCCAACATACTGGATAACAGTTTTCTGACCACCAACCGATATGTTGCAGAGTTTCGTTTGCCTAAAGTAATGGTAGATGAAAACCCAACCATGCCGAACATGATGATTCGCTGCATGAGTGTGACCATTCCGGGCAGAAACATTTCCACCACAGGATATCGCGTCTACGGCCCTGCTCGTCAGATGCCGTATGAAATTCTGTACGGTGGAGAAATTTCACTCACATACATCCTGTCCCGCGACATGACGGAACGCAGGTTCTTTGAAAAATGGATGAGTAATGTGGTCAACAACAACGACTACAAACTGGGCTACTACGATGATTATGTGGGAACGCTTGCAGTTCATGTACTGGACAAAAGCGATCAGGTGTCATATGTGTCGTTGGTGGAAGAATTGTATCCAAAAATGATTGGAGACTTGAGTTTTGCCAACGACCGCGAAAACGAATACCTGACTCAAGAAGTGACCTTTTCTTTCAGAAAATACACATCCGCATTCTATGTCAGACAGTTCCCCGAATACAACGGTGGAGAATTTCCTCCACCTAATGTGCCGAAGAACAACGGTAGTGGTCTGGGAATTGCTGCACTATTCCAAGGAATCGGTGAAGGCGCATCAAATGTGATGAATGGCATTGGCAGCATTTTCTCGCCCAAGAAGGCATAAATAAGATACGCGCTGAACTCTATATCTGAAAAGGACACACAATGGAAAAATTGAGACTTGCTCCGTCTACAGTACCGTACTATACCATGACCCTACCCATATCGAAACTTGTGGTGAAGTATCGCCCGTTCTTGGTGAAAGAAGAAAAGGTGCTGCTGATCGCGCTCCAAAGCGGCAATCCCAATCAGGTAATTGATGCTATTCGCAACATGATCCTTGCCTGCACGGAAAACAAACTGGACACAAAGAAGATTCCCGCAGCAGACGCAAATCATGCCATGTTGCAGATTCGCGCAAAGTCTGTGGGAGAAGAACTAAAGCCAACCGTGAAGTGCCCCAAGTGCGAGGGCAAAACCCCGGTGAAAATCAACATCGACAAACTGCAAACACAGACCATTGTTGATGACAGAAATCCAAACATCAAGATCAATGACGACATCACGCTGGTAATGCGATACCCAAACATTCACGATTTGGATGCCACCAAGGACGAGGCATCCATGATATTTGAAATGACTTACTCATGCATAGACAAAGTGCTGTACAAGGATGATGTGTATGAGCGTGGAAATGTATACGAAGACGACATCAACCTGTTTGTAGAGAATATGCTTCCCGAACAATTCAAGGAAATCACGGAATATCTAAAGTCTGCACCATCAGTAAAGTACGAATTTGGGTTTACATGTCCAGCCTGCCAAAACAAGATGAATGTGGCAATGGAGAACATCACTGATTTTTTTCTCTGATGCTGACACATACGGATCTGTCAGCGTTCTATAAGACCAATTTTTCGCTTGTTCAGCACCACAAGTACTCACTTGAGGAGGTGGAATCGCTGATACCTTGGGAGCGCGAGGTATACATAAATTTGCTAATATCTTATTTGAAAGAAGAACGAGACAAAGCAAAAAACAAGAAAAGGGCGTAAATGGCAAGAGGCAAGAAAAAAGGGTCAGGAAGAGGACGACGCGGGGCACCAATTGATCCCGCAACTGGTCGTTTTCTGAAAACCAAGACCACTAGTGCCACTACCACTACAACCACGGTTACTGCGGCTGCACCCACAGCAACAGCGGTTCCCATTGGCCCGACCGTGACACCGGAACAAGTGAAAGAAGAAATATCGGGGTTCCGAAAAGCCCTGCTCCAAACCATGCGAGACTTGGAGGGAACGGAATCTGAAATTCAAGATGCGGTTCTAGACGGTTTGCGTAAAACCGCAGAGGAACTGGTAACAAAAAATCAGGAAATATTTGGATCCAGATCCGAAAAAACTGTAGATCAGTCGGCTGCATATGAAATATTTGATGCTGTTGTTAGTTTGGGCGAACAGGCAGCAAAGGCTAGAACGGTAGATCAAAAGCGAAAAATCCTGCAACGCCTACGCACCTTCAAGAAGGTGGCACAGAATGTGTTTAAGGGTGGTGGAAAGCAAGGCGAGATTGCCAGTAAATTGATGGATATGATTAGCAAGATTGAAGAGCCGCTTGTACGCGAAACAGGCATGAGGGCTGCGGCTAAAGAAAAAATCAGCGATTACATGAAAGAACTGCCCGAAAAAATGGCAGCGAAAATCCCACTGGTGGGCGGCATGATAAGCCGCTCGTTGCAACGCAGACGAGAAGGCAAAGAAGAAGAGGCTGCTGCCCTGTCTTCATTGACAGAAGACATTTCTCGCGCAGGAAGAACCAGCCTGTACGGAAAGAGTGGAGGCGGATCTATTGGGTCAACACCATCAGGAATAGGAGAAATGGAACCGCCGATTCCCGGTGGATCTACCGTGGCAACACAGCCACCGATTCCCGGTGGATCTACCGTGACAACAATAACAGTCACGACGACAACACAGCCACCGATTCCCGGTGGTGGATCCATAGCGGCAACACAGCCACCGATTCCCGGTGGATCTACCGTGGCAACAATAACAGTCACAGCAGAGCCACCGATTCCCGGTGGATCTACCGTGGCAACACAGCCACCGATTCCCGGTGGATCTACCGTGGCAACACAGCCACCGATTCCCGGTGGTGGATCCATAGCGGCAACACAGCCACCGATTCCCGGTGTATCTACCGTGGCAACACAGCCACCGATTCCCGGTGAATCCATAGGGGCAACACAGCCACCGATTCCCGGTGGATCTACCGTGGCAACACAGCCACCGATTCCCGGTGAATCCATAGGGGCAACACAG